TAAATTAGCACTTCAATTAATTGGGATTGAGAAAGAGGAAATTGAAAATGAATAAACAAGTCATTGTACAGCAAAAAGGTGGAGTTGGATTCTTAGGACTTCTGACAATTGCCTTCATTGTTTTAAAGCTCATGGGAGTTATTGCATGGAGTTGGTTTTGGGTGCTAAGTCCAATTCTGATCCCAGTTATTCTTGCCCTTCTGGGTTTTGTAGTTTTTATCATTGCAGCAGTAATTGCATCTAAATAAATTAAAAGAGGAGAATTAAATATATGACAGTTCAAACCGTAATCAACCCAATTGACAACTCTGAAGTAACTCTGATCGAAGGTGTTATCCAGCGTATTATTTACAAGCCAGTTAAAAATGGTGTAGATAAATTTGGTAATACTCACAATGCCACCCTTCAGATCGACGGTGACTACATCAACTTTATTTCTATGAAAGTTAAAGAAGGTCGTGAACCTCAACTTCAGAAAGTATCTGGTACAGCACCGAACCTTCAGTGGGAAGATATTAACGAAGGTGACACTGTTAAGGTTGTAGTTAAAGTTGGTGAATACAATGGCAAACCTCAGTATACCTCTGGTACATCTAAAATTAATATTCTGAAGAAAGGTGAAGGTGTTTCAAAACCAACTCAGAAAACACCTGTACAGAAGCCTGCAAACACTGGAGGCAATAAGAAAGTCTTTGGTGAGATCACTAATATTACCAATGGGGTTGCAAGCGTAGCTGATGAGAATGGTGAAGTTAAAGTTGTACTGGGTACTCATCAGACCGAAGTTAAGGTTGGCGGGCGAGTAACTGCCTTTATTGATGCTACAGGTGTTATCGTTTCTGGCTTTAAATTCTACCCAGCTAAAGTTGCTAAAGATGATTTGGGCATTAAAGTTGGCAATAGTTTCAGTGTAGCTCTTGAGGCAGGTTTCGTTACGGCTTCTAAAGACATTGTAGAAACACTCCCAGAGCTTGTAGGGAAGATTGATACTGCTCGTGATGCTGTGGCTAAGGAAAACTCTTCAATGGATTCTTATGCCCTTGGGGCGCGTTTTGGACAGAGTGTTGTGTCAGCTGCCCGGCTTGCTAAAAAAGGTACAGGTATTGACAAAATTCTTGACGAAGCAGTTGTGATCTTCAATGCACTAAATCAGGTTGAAGCAACAGTTCGTTCAGGTAATGAAACTGCAAAACTGGAACCTTCTAAGACTGTGAGTGCAGCTCCAGAGCCACAGGCAGATGTGCCATTCAATGATGGTTCAGAAGTGGATTGGGATGATACAATCCCATTTTAAGGTTTAAATAAATAAATAAATAAGGCTCCCATTTGGGAGCCTTTATTGTTTATACCGACATTCCGGTTGTTGCTAGTTCTGTAAAAGGATATACGACTGCTCCAGACAATCCTACAAGTACAGGATTTGATGAAGGAGCACCACAGCCATACAACTTACCACCAAGAAGCATTATATTAGAGACTATAGGGTTTGTATTAGCTCTAATGGTTAAGATGGTTCCATTTGGAATATAAGATGGCATCTGCGTATAGACTGCTAAATTAGAAGATGGTAGATCCCCTACCTGTACACCTCTTGCTGTATTATTAACACCTGTATAATAAAACGTTCCATTATTATTTAAAAATGTATGACCAACAGAAGCGGTAATAGTAAGTGAGGTAGGATCTGTAACTGAAAATATTGAGGTTTTAGTTGTCCTAAAGTTTTCTGTTGTATAAGGACTATTTACACCATCTCCTAATTGCCCTAAATATTCTACACCAAGACCATAAATATCATAACCTGTAGATGTTTTCTTATAGTAGATGTTATCTCTAGTACCAATAGAAAAATCCTCTACACCTGTATCAATAGTTACGAGATTAGGATTGCTTGTTGTCAAACTTCCCATATTACCTAACTGGGATCTGCCTGCGCCTTTAAATGTTCCATCTGTATAAAGTATGTATACTGTATTGTCAAATCCAGATTGACCCACATCTACTTTTTTAACACCTGTTTCAGTCTTTAGTACCATATTTGGGTAAGCACCACCTGTAGCTCCTGTGAACATAGCTCCTGTCGAATTACTTCCCATTATGCCCATAGTACCATCAGTAAAACATAGTGCAAAGTTTTCAGCACCAACACCGCCATCATTTACAGTTTTAGCTGAAACAGCCGACATAAAGTTTGTGATATCTGTTAAGGTATAAACAAAAGTTGTAATGTTACCCTTTAAAGGTGTTTGCAATCCTGTAAATAACCATGTATTATCCTTCTTATGGATAACAAGAGTAGATGTACCCAACCAGAAGCTAGAAACAGAATCAGAGATAAGTGTCCATGTTGTCACGTTAGTATTACCATTACCTAAAACAACACCACTACCTACACCATATAATTTACCTGTATCTGTTAAAGCAATAAGAGTACCTGCATTTCTTTGTGCTCTTACAATATTAATATTGTTTACTGTTTTCTTTTGCGCAGCTATTAACATTTCAAGCATATTAACTCCTAAATGTATCCGGGACTTCTGGTAGATCTTCTACTTTAGTTGCTGAGTTTACTGAAGATGTAAATGCCCAATATTGCATATATATTTTATATCTGTAAGATAAAGATTGTGAAATAAAATCTAATGCTTGTTGTTTAGTTAACGTAGTTTTAAATTTTTCATTAAAGTAGTAACTAAAAGTAGTATCAGAAGAAGAATTAACATAAGCTTCAAAACAAATAAGTTTTGCAATATCCTCATCAGTAAGTTTCGTTGTTAATTGTTCATCGTCTAAGGTGAAGGAATAACCTTGGTCTAAATCATTTTGAATAATAAGGGAAGTAGAGTCAATCTTTTCTTGTTTTGATTGTGCAAGAACTTGGATTAACTCTTCTTCTGTATAATTTCTGGATGTGTAGGTTTTATACCACTTACCATCTTCACCTTTAGCAGGAGTACCTTCAGTAATAACATCACCTTCAGGGATTTCACTATCAAGAACAGGAAAATAGCCAAAAGGTTCTAGTACTTCTTGTTGAGGTGTTTCAGGAAAACTAACATTTTTATATTCATTTCTTACATCATTAAAATATTTAGGATAACTCATATCCCCTATTCTAATTAATCTTGTATACGGTAAAATAGTCATTTATTTCTCTCTTAAAAAGGAGAGGTATTTCCTCTCCATTAAATATTAATAACCCGCAGGAGTGAATCCATTTAAATGTGCTCCGGTCCAGTAGAGTATTACTGTAGTTTCTGTAGTAGCAAACACTGGAGCAATACCTCCTGACCAATTTACTGTATTTGTCCAAGATACAGCGCCAGAATTACCTGTAAAGGTAATTACAATAGGCATTGATCTTCCTGTTGGTAGATTAGTTATTGAAAGTGTCCTGGCAGTACTTAAATCAACAGTAAATGTTTGGTTTGAAGAAACATCAAGTGTAGCTGTTGTAGCTACTATTGATAAATCATAACGATTTAACCTTCTCCATGCACCATTAGAGCGAACATACTGTTGGCCTGCAACGGCTGGTGCTTCATCTATTGGTGTGAAAGTTACCCATGCTCCACTATTTCTGGCATAAAAAGTACCATCATTTGGGGCATCTGAAATACCAGCTGCAACAACAGCCCAACCACCATTTTTTCTGGCATATTGTGACCCATCATTTGGTGCTTCTCTTACTGCAAGTGAAGACCAAGCTCCATCTTGACGTACATATGGGGTTCCATCACTAGGTGCATCATAAACATTACCACCGCCAAAAGTACCAAGTTGTGACCACTGTGTGTCGCTGGTTTTTTGGTAATAGATGTTGGTGTCACGATCTATGTAAAAATCACCTTGGCGGCCTGTAACAGCATTTGGTGGTCCAGATAAGTTTATCCATAACGTACCTTGTTCACCTTGAATACCTTGAGCACCATCCTGACCGTCAGGCCCTGCTGGACCTACAGGACCAATATTAGTCCCCATATTAACCCAAGAATTACCATCCCAGATGTAGGTTTCTCCATTGACATAATACATATCTGCCACATTATTACCAGTTGTTGGCAGGTTTGCAACGTCAGTTAGGTAACCTTTGGCTAATACAGAATGTCCGTCTGCACCATCTGTCCCGTCTGTCCCATTCGTACCGTCCGTACCATCTCTTCCGTTTACACCATCTGTGCCTTTGGCACCGTCTAGCCCTTGGTAAGAAACAGAGTAGCTTGTTACTGTTGTTGAATCTGTTAAAGTGTATAGTACCCTAGTCCACAGGTATTGACCTTGTGCTAAGATTGGCACTGTCGATGACCAAACTCCAGTTGGAGGTGTGGTTGGGTCAAGACTTAGTTGATATGTAACATCAGTGCTGGCTATTCCAATTCCGTCTTTTCCGTCAACACCATCCTCTCCTGCAATCTTACCAACATTTGTAAAACTTGTTGCATCAGTTAACCAGATAAAAAGTTCATTATCTGCACCAACCAGATATGCATCACCAGCAGAAGCTGTTGTAGGTAAGTCAGATTGTGTATCTAGATGATCAAGGATCTCAATCCCTGCACCATCCTTGCCCGGCACACCTTGTATACCTTGTGGTCCATCAATGCCATCCCGGCCATCCTTTCCGTCCAGACCGTCTTTTCCATCTACACCATCAGCACCCGGATCACCTTTAGTGCCTTGTGGGCCTTGTATTTTACCTAAGTTTACCCATGATGCCCCATTTGAAACGAATGCTTCTAGATTTATAACATAAAGCCAATTAAGATTATCTTGACCAGATTGAGGTAAACTGTTAACATCTGCCAGTGTTCCCCTGAAATCAAGAGCTACAGCATTAGCACCTTGTGGACCAGTAGAACCTTGTGGACCAGGATCTCCTTTAACACCTTTTTGAGCTATTAAGAAGTCAGTTTGTGTCCCTTGATTACCAGCCGCTAACCAAATTTGATATGTCGATTTACCTTCAGGTCCTTGCTCACCAACAACAGACCATTGTGTTGAATCCCAAACCCACATTTGCTCTTGGATAATGTAAGCATCACCAGGTTTGTTATTAGTTTTTGGTAGATTATCTGTAGAAGCAAAAGACCCTCGTATGTTTAAGCCAGAGCCAGTTGTACCCTTTAATGAGTCCAACCATTGTTGTTCTGTTTTTACTGGTGAGTCTGTAGTTGTATCTACATAAATTTCGTAAGCGGATTTACCGCCTGGAGATTTTTCTAAAGAAAGTACCCTATTGTCAAGGTTTTTGTAATCAGAGGAAATTGCATCTAAGTAACTACCATTACCTCTGTTAATCCAAGCAATAGAGGATACACCACCTGTATCATTAGGTACAGAGTTTTTTGGAACCACCTTAGGTAGGCTACCCATCCATTGGTAATAGTTACCATCTCCACCTGATGAAGTTGACCACAGAAGGATCTCTCTTTGTTGTGTTAAAGTAAAACCAGTAGAGAAAGAACCTCTCTTTCTATAATAAGCTTCTTCTGTATCAGAAGTGTAACTATTTGGCCTTGTTAATTTAAATTCTGCCATCTTATCCTCAATCACTTAAAATAAAGGCCACTCTGTGTGGCCTATTTAATTATTAGGTAGTTGGATACCAAGTCTTATTTGAAGGATCTGATAATAAGTACCAGTTACTTCCATTTGAAAAAATTGGTTGTAGTGCAGGAACCATTTTGGTATCTCTACATAATACTAATCCATAAACATGTGTGGCAACATTAGGTAACTCTGCAAAGTTGTAAACAGGCATTCTAATAGAACCACCTGAATCTTGTGAAGAGATATAATTAGTATTTCCATTTACAGTTACTGGTAAATAAGGAACACCACCAAGAATAGTCCTTTCACCCTTTATTGCCAACTTACCTGTATTCATATCAAAAGCAAAGCCATTAGTCCCATTGTTTACAGCCCAACGTGCTAATGCCCTTGGTGTTGTTGTAGTAACAGCCGAAGACAATGCCATAACAGGTTCAAAGAAAAAGTGCAAACCAGAGTCATAATAAGACTTATCAGACGTATCAATAAAAACAGATACTGACGGCGTGTAATCACGCATCAGAACAAAGATACGTTGCCTGCTTGCAGATGTCTGGATATAAGCTACATCCAAAATAGGCGAAGCTCCTTCACTATACCATGTCACAGAGTTCTTAGTTGCATCACCTTTATTCTGAATAAAGATTTTACTACGACCTCCACCAAAAGATGTTCCACCAGGAGAGATGTCCCCAGATGCATTATCATAGTGACCTGCACCAACTAAATCAAGAACTGCACTCTGCCCTGTCTCAGTAAAGCCAATATTACCAATTTCAAACCACTGAGAAGTTGCACCTGGATTTTTAAGTTTATATGGAGAAGTTGCATAACCATAACTTAAGCTTCCATCAATTAAGATGCCTTTATTAGTTGTCCTTACTTTTCCAGATTCATATACAGAGTTTACCCAACTAGGTATACCTTTATAAACACCGTCAACCGTATCCATTGCTTGAGTGTACCCAGAATCTGTATAGCTAATACCCTGTCCATTAGCAAAACGTTCTTGTGTTATGATTAGCTTAGTATATTGTGCAGCAGATGGTAATGCAGAGTTCTCTTGTGTAACCAGAGAAAGTGTCCAATCACCTTGAGAGATATCAAATGCTTTGTTATTTTTATCAAACCAAACGTTGTGCATTGAAGATTGAGTTGCACGAATAACGTCAATAGCATACTGGTCTCCAGTATGTCCTTCAAAGTTAGAGTTTTTGATCTCAATCGCTGTACTGTGATCCCAGACACCTTTTGTAGTGTTAGACCAACGAGCACGGAAGAAAGAAGCATTACCACCTGAAGAATAACATTGGTCTAATAATGTGTCAATTGTATCAAAAACATCAAGAACCCTTCCACCAGTGGCACGAGCACGGATGTTGCTAAAACGGCAATATGCACCTGCAACCACATTGTTTACAAAATAAGGTTGAACTGTATCAATGACATACTTTTGGTCTTGGTAAATATTGTCCTTAGCGCCCCAGAATATTACATTTGCGATTTCACAATAACGAGCCACTGTTGTAAACATTGCCTTAGTTTGTGTCTTGCTGAATGGAATTATTCTTACTGCTGGAATTCGTCCATAACTTACTTCTGGCCCACGCAACTTAAAGCTACTGATTTCTGCCGATCCAGTATCAATAACATCAATACAAATTTTACCGGCTGGCAAGACAATACCTCTGTTATAAGTTGGGTGTTGCTTGTAAGAATAGTCATGCATTCTTTTTACCGCTGCGGTATCATCTGTGACTCCATCCATAGTTGCACCAAAATGTGTCACATCAAGTGTCGCCAATTCCTCTTTTGCCCTAGACCAACCACCAGATGAATTTACTCTGAAAAATGTACCACCGTCATCTACGGAAACAGAATCAGAGATATAATAAAATTTACCACCACCTAAGCTGGAGCCATTATTATAACCTTTAACAACTACTTTTTGATTAGTTTTTGTTGGTAATAGAGTTCTTAGTGCAGGACAACTGCCCAACTCACCAATCATACTAGAGCCAATATTAGATGCCAAAACTGTAGCTTGGATATAATCCGAAGCCCCTGACTCTATTTTACCTAAATAAGCAAAGAGCAAGTTAGGTAATCCCGATACAGGGTCTACACCCAAAGGCTCTTTCAAAATGATCTGACTATTTTCAATGGTATAAGCTTGGTTAGGTATTTGAACAACACCATTAATAGTGACAATTGCTGTATCAAAAACATATGGAGGGGAGATAACAGTCTCTTCTCCTGTTGCAGTTTCATATAACCACGGATATACATCACTGGCAACCTGCTGTTGTTGTACGCTATACAACACCCAATTACTATCACCTACAGGTGTAGTCAACATTTTTACAGGGGTATTTGTGGTTGCTTTAGGTGCGTAGTAATACGCGCTAAGGACTCCATTTGAAAAGAATCTTAATTGATTAAAAACTGTTTCACTTTGGTTTGACGCCCAATCTATAGGACTTTTAAAGAAAAAGTTATCTGTATAAGCTTTTCTTACAGTCGGGATAGGACCGTTTAAAGTTGCAACTTCTTCCGTTGCATCACCGTTTATAATTCCACCTAACTGATTGCTCGAAAAAATTGCTAGGTCTACAGCCTGCTCAAAAGATGTAGCAGGATAATCTGGAAATGCCATTTACTCTCCTTGGTTAACGCAAAAGTGCGTAAACATAATTAGCTAAAATGAAAACCTGCCAATAAGTTCCTTTTAAGGATTTCTCATTTTTCTTATAAAGCAGGTAACTTAAAAATACCTCGTTGCTATACTTTCCGATATCATTACAAAATAAAAATAATATCTCAGATATGAAATCGTTCCTCATTATCCAATGATCTATTGTGAGGAGAAATAGTGGACAAATTAAAGTTGGGACATAACAAAGTACAAAAAGGTTCCTCAAAATATTATCTTTCACAAACTGCAAAGTAAAAAATAACAAGGTAATCTCTGAAAGAGTTATTATGATTAAATACTCAGAAACAAAGAATCCAATATATGAGTACAAAACACTATCAAGTATGAAGTCTATTGTGAGGAATGCACAAAGTGTCTTAACACTCCTACAATTAATCAGGTAAATGGAGAAGAGATAAATCATTAGGTATTGTTCTAAAGCTAACAACTTACCTCCTTTTACCTCACCTTAGTTTTAAAATTATTAATGCTTATCTACAAGTTTAGTTAACATATCTTTAAGAGGGTCGATTTTAAGATCCATAGTTTTTTCGAGTCTTCTTTCTAAGACATCGTTACCCTTCTCCATACTCACTAATAAATCACCAAACAATTTCTGGAGCTGTTCTTGAGTTACAAAGGTAGCTTCCATTTTAATCATAGTACGATTCAGTGTATCATAATCGTCTTGGATTTTTGTTATTGCCTCATCTTGCTTTCTTAACTTATCTCTAAACATGGCATATAAAATACCAATCACAGGGAAAACAGCTACCTTAACTACATCCCAAAGTATGGCCCATGATAGCATAGAGCCTCCTTATTATGTTGTGGGAATCTCAGGCCAGACTACGCCGGTTGGATAAGATTCCTGAATTGATACACGATTCAAAAGAACTACATATTTTTGAAGATTTTTTAATCTTTCTTTTTCTTCATCCGTAGCCATTTCTAGATCTTTAGCAAACTGAAGTGGATTTATTAATACCATAGCATCTGAAATCTTTGATTTCACAACAGAATCAACTTGTGATTTTATTTCTTCAGAAGAATACACCCTTTTACTTATTGTATGATTTTCTTCATTAAACACCCAACTTGAATCTAATTTAAGGTCTTCAGTTGCATCTCCAAGTTCTATTTCAGCTACACTCTTATCAACAGGGTATAAAGAACTCACATCTTCACTATAAGAAGTTATGACATTATCTTCATCAAACACAATTTTTATGGTATTATCTTTAAAGTCTTTTTGACAGTCATACCAATCAAGCCCACACTCAGATTTAAGGAAAGATATATTTAAGCTTTTAAGTTCTTTTTTATCATCCCCTTCTGGTACATATTTTCTAAAATTTTTAATCAATATCATAGTTGTCCCACTGTATACCAATTACCACCAACAAATTTTTGGATAGGTTTAAAATATATTGTATCTCCCCCAGGGTTTGAACCCTCTGTCAACCAACCAATCATAACACCACCACCATCAGCTACAGCTTGTCCTCCACCAGGGATAACCTTGCTATATGTGGACCCCAACCGAATATCAGACACATAAGCATTACCTACATAAGTTTTATAACTCTGGAGATCGTTGTTTACATTCCCTATGCTATTATTAACATTATTATTAATATTAACAAAATAGTCATATCTTAAAAGAGAGTTAGGTGCACCTTCTTGTGCTGTGGAAGACCTAGGGTTAGAAATGTCCACATGCCCATCGTCCCACAATGCTATGTTTGCTGAAATATTCAGGTTATCAGATCTTATTCTGTTAATTGTTAGTGCAGATCCTAAAGAATTATTAGAGTCTATGCTACCTGTATTTCTACCATCATATGTTTGCAAGAAAAATGTTGGGTTGTCTACTACGTTGGACCCTCGGCTTATAATATCCCCAGCATAAATACTTCCTGCACTATCTCTTTTTATAAGAGTGTTAGGTGTTGCTAAATGGGTTGCATCTGATATATCTGCGCTCAAGTGTTTGTGACTGTTGTCAAGAACTTGAATATTTGCGGTTATTTCTTTGTTACCATTCCATAAGGCAGTGCCAGTAAGGTCTCCAGCAAAATTTATTTTTGTGCCCGTGTTAGGTAGGTAGGTAGGTAAGGACTCATCAGTTAAAAATCTTATCCATTTACCTATGGTATTAAATTGCCAGTTAACTTCTTCCGCAGTTGGTATTTGACCTTTATCCCATCCTGTTGTACGTATAATATCCCTTGTTCTAACTTTGTTTGCTTGACCTGTGGCAGGCAAGTTAACATCATCTGTAGCCCAATCAGGGTAATATGTAGGCTTAGCCAATTTAAACTCCTTAATTTATTTGGGTCAGCAAAGACGCCATGTGCCCAATATCAGATCCACCTGAATCTTTCTCAAAAATAGAACCAAAACCACCAAATTGTTTAGGTGGAGTCTGGTCATATATAGATTGAAAACCTAATGGCAATCCAGATTTACTTCCTATTCTGTAACTAGATAAAATAGGAAAAACTTTTAATAACTCATCTATTGCATATTCTGTATCTAGACATCCACTGTAAAAGAAAACATCAAATGATTTCTTTCTACCAACATAAGTATTTATACTATCTTCGTCTGTACCTGTGAATCTAGAAAGCATGTCAATAATTTGAGGTCTCGTTCCTGAAGTCTGAGTTCTATATGATCTTATTTTTAAAACAATTCTGTAATCCTCATCAGATGCACCATTTCTTGGTACACCTAACTCTTCTCCAATATTGTCTAGGTAAACACCAGTGGAGGTATTGATAAGTCTTAACTTACCAACACCGATCACAGCATCATCAAGAACTTGTTTCATTTCTGCTATTAAAGCCAGTATTGTAACAATGTTAGATGAATCTTTAAATTGTTCTAAAAGAAGGTCAAATGAATCATTAACCACACTCTCTCTGTACTGAATGTGATCTACATTTGTCGCCATCTTAACTCCTTAAACTAACTGAAGGAAATTTATATCCTCAGAAGCTATCACAGGTATCCCTGCAAAACCTGAGATAATATCTGCTGTTGTATAAGAACTGTCCGCAGCTGAAGTAAGTTTTGTTTCTACTTTTAACTGAGTCAAACGCCCGTAAGCTACAGAGTTAAACACAACACCTTGAAGTTGAGCATTGAAAACTGGAGACCCTATATTAAACGAAGCCGCTAGAACTTTATAATTTGCTCTTATGGCAGCAATTTCTTCATCAGTTAGTGCTTGGTCGTTCACTGTCTTATATGTAACTCTCACAGAGTAATTAGTCTCATCTGCCGGAGTAAATTTTATAATTTCTGTTGAACCATCCTCTAACATTATTGTACTACTTACTGTACCAAAAGTCAAAGTATTTATAGGCTTCTTCTCATACAACGTCTGTGCTATGTTTGCAGTCTCTCCACCTAAAACAACTGTATTAAAAGTAAATGCCGGAGCTTCTGGGGTATCTATCGTGGTAGGGTTATCATAAATCCTAACCCGCTGGACACCATCGAGATCTGAAATAGCTTTATATATAGCAGGTCGAGTTGACGCATTAGCTTCATCTACTGTATCATTAAAACGTACTCTATATTCAGCATCTGTCTCAACCTCCCTCCCAGAGTAGAATTCAGAGAAATTCCCAACTGAAACATACCCAGATGGCGGAGTTGGTGTCACACCTGTTATCTCACCAACATATAAATTATTAATACCGGGTAAAGTGGAAGTAACTGGAATTAAACTCCATTTAGTACCTAAATTTGCACTTGCAAAAAATCTTGTTGCAGTGTTCAGCCCAACAGGATTTGTTTTATCTGATTGTAAGAAGCCAACATAAAGTGCATTTGTGTTTGAGTCAACAAAAACCTTAGAGGTTTCTGTGGAATCAATTGACCCTGAAATGAATGTAGCAAGTGTTTGCAATGCATTTGTGGTTGTTGTGTTTATTACAATTGTTTTTGTTGATCCAGTTTTCACATCAACAATACTAAATGTAACAGATGAACCCGCTGCTGCTAATTCATTTTTTGTCAGTGTATAAGCACCTATCCTTTCCCTCAAAGGTGTGTCAGTAGATACTTGATAATTTTGACCATTTGCTGAAGAAAAATAGGTTGAAGTGTTTACATTATAAGTCCAAGATGCATTTTTATCTGTTTTTATGAACGCATAACCTGTACTAGGTAATGCACCCTTCCTAAAAACACCTCTACGGGATAAGATTTCATCAAGATAAATTCCTTCTGCACCATCATAAGTTTGACTGTTGTAAACAGCTTGTAATGCTTCCCATATTAACATATCTTGATAAGCAAATATGCTAAGTAATTGTCCAGTTATTGAAGAGTTCCCTACATTTAATTCTGTGCCAAATGTCGTTCTTGCTTTATCATAATAAAGCTCTCTCCAATCCTCGTATGAAGGTATTTGTAAACCATACTCTGTTAGTCCAAAATCACTCACTTGATTTCTTCTCCTCATCATCTTTGATTGCAATTCCCCAACGTAATGTGATAAGCTTGCTTACCAAGTTAGGGGCAACAACAACCGTTGCGTAGATCCAAGCATACCATTCAGGTATTGCTGTGAAAAAACCCATTCTTAAAAATACGGCGGTCATTGCCGCCATCCCAATATTGCTCCATAATCTTGTATGAGAGACTTTTTGATCTATCCCTTCTGGGGTTATTAAGTCTTTTAAAAAGCTCATTCTGGTCTCACTTAATAAACTACAAGTTATAAATTAATTTTTCCAACTGTTTATCCAGCTGGCATAAGTATTTGCAGGGAGACCTTCATAATTAATAAAATAGAACAATCTGTTAGCTGCATTTTGTAAATCTGTTACACCGCAATCTACACGAGAATTTTGATCACCAGAATCTGGATAATCCCATTCTGTTGCAGGGGAATTTAAGATTGCTACAGTTACTTCGCCATCAGGAGTAACTATTTCAGCTGTAAAAGAATATTCTCTTGTGACACGATCCCAAGTTGAATTAAAACTGGTGACTGCCTCTACGCCATCCTCATCCCGTATCTCTGATAAAAGAAGTACATCAACATCTTCTTTTCTTCTTGCCTGACTTATGATCTGTTGCATATAAGGTATGCCATAATCCAGATCTATAAACCATTCATTCTCAAAAGTTTTAAGTCTGATGCCAAGTCTTTGTCTGACTTCATCAGGGTTTTTTGTTGTAAATTGCAACTCTCCATTTGCAATAACTAAATCATTTGAAATTTGATCAAGTAGTAAGTCAAAAGCCATCATATCTCCTTACACTGGCTTGCCAGTATTACTGCCGCCAGACTGTACACCAGAATGAACATGTGATAAGAATCTTTGATAAAAATCATTTAGATTTACACCACTTGCTGTTATCACATTTCCATCAGGGGTAATCTTCAATCCATTAACTTCTACATTACCATCTGGTTTGGCTGTTATAGTTGCAGATCCATTTTGGAAATTCATAGTGCCATCAGGTTTTAATAACAGTTTTGCTTGGTCATTTTCTAATAAAACATCTTCGTTTGAAATTTCTTTTGCATTACCCGCAACTGAAATGCAAGGAATAACACCTATTGGGAATAATCCAAGATAGTTTGTCAGTACAGGATTTACTGCTTCGGTTCCTGTTCCAGAGAGTACATTTGTAGGATCTCTTTCAGAGAATAAAACTAAAACAGTATCCCCTGATTTAACAGGAAAAGTGATCCTTGCCAATCCTCCGCTCAGTACAACCAGAGGCACTCCACTTAGCTCAGGGTAAGCTATAGTTTTGTTAACACCAATCTGTGTTTTCACAAGAGGTAAGACGCTTGCCCTACCTGAGTCATAATCAACAGAAGTGATCTTAGCTGGCAGTATTGTATGCACATCTGCTAAACTATTTTGTATAAGATTTCCCAGACTTGTTGTAAATCTATCTGGATTCATTTTACACCTTATTAATTTTATGAACTATAACTTACTTTGAAATAGTTGCATCTATCTTAACTGCCTGAATCTTAGTAGTCCAATCACTCTCTTCAAAACTTCCTGTATGAACAACTTTAGTTACCTTTAAAGCACCTTCATAAGATTTTGATTTGACATATACAGTTGTTTCAGGCAATATAGACCCGTCTAGTTGACAAGAAAAACCTAAGCCATCTGATGGGGTTTTGTTTTTCTTACTCTTTTTACTACCTTGGCTTAATGGTTCAGGGCTAGATTTCAAACCTGTCTCATCCGATAAGTAAGCAGATTGCTGTGGCAATTTTTTATCTCTCGGTGTAATATAAATTGCACCATCTTGAATAGAAAAGTTGTGATTAATACTTTCCGTTATCTTCTGAAGTTGAGATGCAGTATTACCTACAAAACCAACAGGAGAGTTAAATGTCGATAAGTCACTACTAATTTCGATAACACCAAGAGTTGTACCTAAATCTTTTGACAAGTCAGTTATAACGTTCTTGACGGGTGTTCCAGCAGGGTAGCTTCTGGATGTCATGGACTCTCCCATGTTAACACCGCCATCAGTACACCTTAATTTTGTTTCCCTAGTACCACGCTCCCATTTATCTGAGATTTTTGCCACAGTTCCTTTAAAGATAGTCTTTACTTCATCTTTATAACCAGCTTCAAGGATTATAGCTAGTGTGTGGTCTATATTATTGTTAATATAGTTAACCAAGTCATCACTTAAGTTAAAAATAGTGATCTCACCTTTATTAGGTTCTTTCCCACTATCTTTAGTTATTGTAAAGGAAATCTGATGGGTTGTCAATTCATAAGCATTCTTTTTATCTTTTGAATTTTGAAGATTTTTATCCAAGTCAATCGGGGAAGTAAATGAAGATGATTCATTTGTCATCTTAGTTAGGTTAACAGGTGTACCAAATCGTAAACTATAGACATGTCCAAACCTATAAGGTAGTTCTTCTGAGTTTACCATTTTTAACCTCCAATATAATCTTCTGTTGTGGAATCAATGTAAAGTAAGCGGAACCTTTTATCTATGCCCATGTGGTCAAAATCAGGTCTACCCCAAAGATTAACAACATCTATAGCATAAAGCTCACCTGGTGGAACTCCCTCTAAATGGTAGTAAGGCTTTAACAAATTAAAGCCATTAGTCACCTTAAAACTAACAGAAGGATCTTGACCTGTTGCACCTAAGTAAGCTTGCCAAGATTCATCTCTGTTAATCCACTTTAAACGAAGGTCATAACTTTCATCTTCCAATGTAATGCGATATGTCACATCAACATCTTCACCACACTTTAAATACCAATATGACATATTGCCCCTTACTTGTTAGCCTCTAAATTTATTTTCCTTGCTTCTTCCATAGTTTTTCTATGGTTAGCCTGGTCTTCTGCAACCTGCTTTGAAGCACCGCCACCATTTTTATTTGCAGCTACTGTTTTCTTTGCAGACTTTTTAACATTTAAACTTACACTTTTTGCATATGCAAATCTAATCTCTTCAAAATCTATAGAGAACGCAACCGCATCTTGAGGTTCTTGTGAAAAGCTGACTTTCGTTATTACCACATTCTCAATTTTCTGGTGTTCAGAAAAGAATGTAAAAGTCTTCTTAGCTTGATAAAGAGTTTCAAGTGCATCTATCGCAGCCATCACTCTTTCATAACCTGTCCCACGAGAGCCAAACAATTCATTTTTGTGGCCTTCAATTGGAGTATCGCTGATAATACCTTCCAAGGTATAAGTGTTGTTCCTAACAGAAAGATGATCAGATATCTCTGAGCCAGATGTAATAGGATATTTACTCACATCTGCTGACCAGTTACTTTTTAATGATGTAGTGACATCCAAAGCTATCAGTATTTGAGTTTCACTTGATTCTATTTGACCATCTTTATCTGTTTTAACAGTTTTATCAGATGAATATGGATATTTCCTTGACCCTAAAAACACATAAGTTATTTTATCATTGGTAGGGTCTTTTATTAAGGAGCTGTTATCATAAGTTGTTGCAGTTGCCATCACCCCTCCTTAGTTGTAAGATGTCATATTGTCAATATCAAACGACAAGTCATCCAATCCATTGTGGTAAATATCCATAGCCTGAGCACTAAAGGCACGTGAAAACTCTCCAGAGTTAGGATCAATTTGTATTGTCATCTTGATCTCAGTAGGACTTTTAGTTACTGGGGATTGCAGGTATGGGTTATAAAAACTTCCACTATTCATCCCATAGATACTGTTTGGACTAGCCATTGTCGGACTAAACATTTTACCTATAAAGTCATCTATTCCACCAAAAGTATCTTGATACCAACTAACTGCACTACCTACATGGCTGTCTTTATAATAAAGTCCATTATCACTAACTTGCTTGTGTTCTCCACCTGGGAGCCAGTCAAGTAATTTTATAAACCTACCTGTAGTCTCACCGACGAAAGAACCTAACTCTTTCACAATAGGAGAAAGACCAGCCAACTCTTTTCCAAGATTACCTGAATCTATCCCAGCCTGTTTTAATCCATCAACAAAACTTGATGAGAACTTTGAACTAAAGACTGTATTAGCAGCATCATAAGTTGCCGACATATCTGACAACTGCTTCAAGTTTTCCTTTTCTTTCTCTGTAACCAAGAAACCATTTGTTGCTAGGTCCTTTAAAGCTCTATTAAATTCTGAAGCATTTGGACCTAATGCATTTATGATATAAGTAAAGTCGTTAATACCTTCACTTAGAGCTGTCCCTAGGTTCTCAGTCTCTTGCTGCGTTAGTTTTGCTTGTTTACCAACACGTTGTAGAAGTAGAGCTAATTCTGTTGGTCCTTTAACACTTTGAATTGTTTTAATTGCTTCATCTCTGCCATACCCAGCACGGGTTGTCATGATTTTAACAAGATCCCCTAATTCACCACCACCGCTAAAATTCCAATCACCACTTTTCTTTTCTTGCTTCCAACTGCCTAAAGAAAGTTGACCAACTTTGTCACGAACATCTTTTGCAATATCAGAGATTTTTTCATAACTTAACTCAAGACCTGGGCCACGGAGAGATGCCAACTGCAAGGCTTGTGCTTCTTCTGAGCTAACACCCATAGCATTTACACGAGATAGTCCTCTGGAGGTTTGTACACCTGTGTTAAGACCATTACGGGCTGCATTAGCGCCCATGTAACCGGCTCCAACAGCACCTAATACACCCAGGCCAAGAGCTTTACCACCCAAACCTAAACCTGCACTTCCACCCTTACGTAAGTCCTGAAGTCTTTCTTTCAGAGTTTTTGCAGCCGAAGATTGATCACGAAAAGTTTTCAATAGTTGTCTTGACTCTTGTCTGAAATCTGCAATATCTGAATGTCCATTTCTGTAAGCTTTATTAAGCTCTTCCATTCTTCTTGCAGCATCTTCTATTTGTTTTGGTTTGAGGTTTAACCTTCCGATGTCAAATGCAAACTGTTTGCTGACACGATTAGAAACTTTATCTCTTTTCTCTTGAGCTGTCCTTTCCTTTAGTATTTGCTTTCTTTGAGCATCTACTTGACGTTGTTGTTCCAGCATACTACGATTGTACGCTTCCATCCTAGCTTTTTCTTGCTTCTTGAAGTCTTGTTCAAAAGCTTTGGCAGACTCAGCAGCAGACGTTGGGGTTCCACCTAGACGACCACCACTTAATCTCTTGTTAATCTCTTGTTGGGCCTTTTTAGCTCGTTGTGCTGACTCCTTCTCAGCTTGCAATCGTGCTTTAGCAACTCGCCTTACTTCTTCTCTGGCTTCTTTTATTTTTCTTCTTGCTTCTGCATTTGGACTAGAAGAGCCACCAGAACTACCACCGCCAGCTGCACCTCTCCTACCACCACCGCCATTACCTCTGCCACTTGAAGTGCCCCTAAGTTTATTCATAAGGTTTTGAAGATCCCTCATCTCCTTACGAACTTTCTTCATACTGGCTCTGTCAGTTTGATAAATTACTTTGTTTATCAAAGTTGCGGCTTCAACTTTACTTCCCGCCATAGGAACTCCTTAATTAAATAAGCCTCAAAGTCGAGGCTTTAACTGTCTAAGTTTTTCTGCTTCATGTGCTTTTATTGATAAGTCCACATTATGTAACCCCGCGACATAATCTTGTAAACTTAATCCTTCGTATAAATCAAGAAAATAATATATATCAAACTCATCTAAAGAAGATCGTGTCTCACTAGTCTCTTTTGTTATTTTAAGGTACATATTGGCTACCCAGTTAAAACCAGCACTAGAATAAGCTGTCTCTACTGCTCTTTTAATCGTGGGGTTTAGTCCTGATTGCCCAGTTTGACTACTGGCAGAATTGAGGTTATAAGACTTTCGAAACCGATCTCGAAAAAAGGGGCGTAGTTCACCTCAAGAACTTTTGCTACCACCTGAAGTACAACTTCATGTTTACCTAAGAACGTCGTGTCGAAAGTTTGAGTTACTGGCTGATTGTTATAATAAACATCATCCAGAATTGTACCAAGAAAGACTAGTAGATCATTTTCTTCCATAGTATTGAATAGTTGAATTAAAGCTGCTGGTAATGCATCAGCAAAAGCTTCATCTTGTGGTGTCACACTTCCAAGCATTGAAAATGGAACATAAAAATATTTACCAACCAAAGGGATTCTTGAGAAAACCTTAGTTGGACTCCAGTGTAAAAGGCGGAATTTCATCTGTTCACCTTTTGCTGTTCTAGCTACAAACTCAGTTTCAGGACGTGCTACAGCTTTCATCGCTTGCATTTGACTCATATCTGACATATAATAACCTCAAATTTTGTTTAGACCAAAAAATAGCGCATCCTTGCGCTATCCTTTAGTAATTATAATACTGAAATTCCTTTAATACCATTCAGAGCACCAAGAGCAGTACTCACACCCAGTGAACGAGTGATAGTTGCATCTTTAAGTCCAATTACCCAGTCAACAGTACCGGTTTCGACACCAATAGACATATCGGGTTGCGTCTGTATCCATCCAATAGTCTGAATACTGAAACCTTTTGGATCTGATAAATACACAGGGAAAGCAACAACTCTTGTTAGGTACATTTGCTCGTGCCATGAACACAAAACTTCATTGGCATCAGATGTACTTTGTAGAGAAATAGTTAAAGTTCCCAATTTATTACGCTGAAGGGCTAAAGAAGTATCCCCATCTGTGCCTGTATAAGGAGTAATAATATCCCCTGTTTTAGAAACAGCAATTTTAGTGTCATCAGCATAGCCGTAAGGTTCCCATCCACCTAAAAGCAGTGTAACCTCAGACGGATCAAAGGCTGTTAGACCTGTTAGTAGTTGATCCAATTTAATCTCCTTGAATTATAATAAAAAGGGGCTTTCGCCCCTAACTTGATTAACGGTCTACAAGAACGTTAACTTTAACTTTAACGTAGTGAATGAATCCAGCATAAACATATTCAACCACGACACCATTAAGGATACGTTGAGTAATATCGTCGATAGAGATGTCTGCACGATCAGGAACAAAAATAGTAGGACGTAGATCCTCTTTTAGTCCAGTTTCTTCAGAAACATTAATCTCATTAGCAATAGAACCATTCAGCAAACCAATGTTAATTGGATTGTCAAAGATTGCTTGTTTAATCTGTGCAAGACCTTTGGAAGTGAAGCGTACACCTTTCAGTAGATCGGACTGGCGTTTCAGGAGACCAAAAAGACTTTCTGCTACACGGGCTTTCACCCAAAGTGCATGATGAATCACATCACAGAAGTTACCGCTGACCATACGACCATCACGATAGAAATTGACTCCATACTCACGACGATATATATTACCATTTTGAGCAACAATATTCGTTTCTTGAGTTGGTGTCAGTTGCTGTGGGGTAACTCCAACAAGTGTCTTACCATGAAGCGTTGTTGTGCCTGGATCAGCTGCTGCCATTGCACCAACAATTGCTGCCTCTGGGAACAGAGAATCTGCATCCGTTCTCCACATAGCAAAGCCAGTGTTGTTGTAACCACGTCCAGTCAACTCAGACAGAAGGTTGCCCTCATCTGCATTAACAATCGCTGGGTCTTGAGAACTCGTCCAGTAGATCTTGTCATGCTCTTGAGCATAACCAGCTAGGTCAAGAACATCTTCATCCTGGTGCGTATCACTTACCATCCAGAACCAAGTGTTATTTTCTTGAGCAACAGCTGAGATATCTTCAAGTACATTATTTACAGCTGCACGTGTGATGGTTGTGTTGTTACCTACACCAACCTCAATGTGACTTCCCGAAACAGGAGTTAATACTAAAGTATTTCCAGTTCCCACAGTTGCAGTAATTTGTGGACCCCATGTTGCATCTGCTGCGATTAAAGTACTTAGTCCTGTTGCAATTTCAGTTGCTGTTGCAGAAGCATCAGAAGTGAAATTAAATACTTTTGTTGTAGCACCTTTTTTAAGGGTGACAGTATAGAGTGTACTATTTTGTGCTGTAAAACTAATATTAAAATTAGCAACATCACGCTTACCAACTATAACCTGGCCGGGTGCTCCAACACCCTGGAACATTAAAGAAGCCATTTTATAAGCAGGGCTTTCGGTTGTAAAACCAGCCTGTAGCATAGCATCTGAAGATGTGAAAACATCTACAACATTCCCTGTAGCATTATGTGCTGCCAGAATTAGTGGTATATCGAAACGTGCAGTTTCAATTACTGCCGTTCCATAGGCCAGTGTGACCTCAATAACTTTATCAATTAAAGTTGCCATGTCTTATATGGTCTCCTTTAGGCATGTCATGTTGTTTTAAATTCAACGTTAAATGTTTGAGAAACAGCGGTTCTGAGGCCACGTTTTAATTTCTCTTGAACTTCTGATGATCCTTCATTAGGGCCATTATAGAAATTGTATAATTCATCAAAACCTAACTCTACTTCTATCCTCTCTTCATCACCCACAGGTAAATTTGTAAAGATAGAACCAGTAATGGTTTCGATTGGTGTTGTTTTTACGATATCTTTTGATTTGATACAGACATTAAATACTGCTGTAACCCTTGCTCTTTTTTCTGTTTGTGCTCCGTCGAATACCGTATTTGCTGGAACTGCATTCCCAATACTGAGAAAGCCAATGCCTTTGGAATACAAACGTTGATATCTCTCCTCTTGAAATCCCCTCAGAGCTTGAATTAAAAGAGCCAAATTTGCCATTGGTCTTCCTGACCTCGCAAAGAATTCAACAGTAATCCTTAAATCTAAAACAGCATCAAATCGATCTTCGCTTATTGATGTAGTATCACCCCAACCAGAATCTCTGTAATCAATGATACCTACTCCAACAGATGGTGTGATCTGAGCAGGCCAAGGTTGGTCCATAAGGAATACACTTAAACCTGTCACATCATTTACGAATAGACCGAGTTGTTCCAAAACATAGTCTTCGACTTGAGCCATAGTCTCATACGAGAACTTCTGGGCCAAAGTCTCCTCCTTCTGTATTTGTTTGGTCACGTGAGTTATTAGTAACCTCTTTTACAGCAACACAATGGTAGTGCAATAAAAAAGAAGTCCTATTCCAATCCTTGAAATTATAAACAGAGTACCATTGACCATCAATTTCTATTTGGTCTGAAAGTTGATTGGTATTTTCTTCTAATCCAGAAATTGGTGTTTCTGTCCAAAACTGATAAATAGCTCTGGATCTATATCCTTCAGGTAAAGCTTGCAATGTATGTCCATCAATAGGTTGTACACTAGTATATGCAATATTAAACATAGTATATTCAACTGTTGTAGCTTTATTACCAAAAATGGAATCACCACTATTTACATACTTCCTGTGTCTTCCTACATAAGATTTTGGTTCGATCAAAGTCATCTCTGATAAAAGAGACATAAACCCTCCTTACACTTTATTTTAGCATGGAGTCAACATTAAATCAAGATTTTTCATTAATCTTCCATTCGGCACTGTTAAGAAGTTCATTTGTTTCTACCAAAATCGTTGAAGAACCCTTTTTGGTTACAGTTGAAGGGGCAAGAGGCTGGAATCTTTGACTCATAATACTACGCTGGATTGTTCTGACGCCCATCCTTCCTACTGGTGAGAAAGAGATAGATGCAGTTTTTCTTTTAAAAAGGTAGTCAATAGCTGCTTTTCTCATAATGGCTATGTCTTTATCATTTAAAACATACGCACTATAAAATACAAAAGGACGGGCAGGTATGTTTCGCTTTGTACTTCCATACTCTTGTATAAGAGCAAGACTACCCATTGGTAAACCAGATGCTTTGTGTGTCTTATCTCCATAATATCCATACTCCACCTCAATTTGTTCTAGTCGGTACTCTCTTTCTTGTAACCTATCATAGAAACTATCATCCCATGTGGATTTGACTTTTACATAAGACATTTTATCTACCTCTTCTTCCCCAAGGGTTAAATGGATCAAAAGGATTTATCGGGCGTCGATTCCTATCTATGCCAAAACATTTAAGACCATTTACAGAATTTCTGTCTGTATTCACTCGATCTATTTCCGCTCTATCCACTCCACCTATGATAACTGTTTTACCTACTTTAGATGGTTGTCCCGGTAATGTCAGATCACCTTTTAAATATCCATTTAATATGTTCTGCCACTTACTGATATACTCCCCTGTCGTTTCAACGGAAACTTGAACCTGACCCACTTTCTCTGTACGTTTATATCCGTCATTGCTCGTTGGTGCGTTAGGATCTGTATAAACAAGGTAATATAAACAATCTATAGTTGCATTGTATAATACAATACCTTCTTGAGATGGATCAGGATACACACCCAACCACTTCTCAATATTAGCGTCTATTACGGCATCAGGTAAGAGCAATACAGATGGGTTAAAGCAATAGCTGCGAACTTTGTCAATTTGCGCCTGAGTTGCCATAAAGACCTCCTTATTCTGATTCCATAATTGCAGTCAGGATATCTTCTTTCTTCATAGCGTTGCTAACATCAAGACCTTTTTCTTTCGCCATTGCGAGAAGTTCAGCTTTGGTCAGGTCAGAAAGTTTCTCTTTTTCTTCAGGTTTTACTTTCTCAAGATAACCCTGTTCAAATGTCAGGATGTATCCATTGTTGAACTCTAAACAAGCATTAGGAACTACTCTGATACCGTACACATCATGAATCTCTTGGCAAAGGTGTACAAAGTTGATTCCACTGATGATACCAGATTTTTTACTGAAGAACGAATAGTTTGGCACACTTTTTGTTGTGTCAGGATCTGCACCTAAGACTTCAATGAATTTCAGTAAATCATTAAAATTTTGAAAATAACGCTGGTTTTCTTTAATTTGATACATTATTATGTCTCCATAAAAAGAAAGGGAGATAGCCCTAAGACTATCTCCCTTATAAACTTTAGTTAGGCACTATTAAGGAGTTACACCTTGGATAGCAGATCTAACAACCAGTTCTGGACGAGTGTTCACTGCCAGCAGAGAGAACTCAGTTTCAATGTGTGCAGTACGATGATCTTGCAGCATGTACATGTAGAACTCTTGTGCAACTTGGTTAGCAGCATCAAGACTGTCAGCAGGTGCATAGAATGCCTGGAACATATTCGTCACGCCAGTAGGCAGGAAGTATGCTTCATTTGCAGGAACAGTACCTGATTTGTCTTCGATATAAAGAACACCGTTGAATTCCCAAGAACGTGAGTCAGCGTTTCCACCGATACGGTCACGAAGTGGGTTATTCAGTCCTGCAATACCTTGGTATGCAGCACGGGTGAAGTTGTTGCTTACCAGAGCCTGGAAGTAACGACGACCACAAATTGCAACAACATCAGTAAAGTTAGTGCCAGTACCTTTGTTATCGATAATGTGACCACGAATACGCTGTTCTACAACGTCAATTGGGTTATCAGTTGTGGAAGTGAAGTCAATTTCAACGAATTCCTGGGTCTGACCCCAAACCTGGTAGTAGTCATAATGCTCATCAGCATTGTCAGCAGTGATACCTGCATAACTACGGCCCATTACAGCTTCAGTAAAGATACGCTCTTTAGTTGTAGCTTCTGCTTCACGGATCTGGCGAAGTTTGTTCTGAATTGCAGTCTGAACAGTCAGAGGTGCATCAGTACCAAGTTCCAGAAGAGAGGTGAAGTTCTGAATATCTACAGCTTTCATGTTGGCATCAACAGGGAAGAATGGAACAATCAGAGCTTTTTCGCTTGGACGGTTTCCACCAATCCAGTTACGTTCACCTTGACGCTGACGCGCCTCGATCAGTACTTCCTGATCAACCTGACGCTGTACGCGAACAGTAGTAGATGTATCGTAGTTAATGTCGAACAGGTTCAGACTTTCGATAACACCTTCACGACGAGTCGTGATATCAATCAGTGGAGACAGATCGTAAAATTGATCGTCTAAATAACGTGGCATTTAATTTCCCTCTAAATTAAGTTGTACGAATAAAAGGTTTAAGGACTTTATCAGTCAGCTTCAGACCTTTCTCATCAAGTGCTGCGACTCCGGCATCATCGATAGCGTTACCGTTAGAGTAGAACACTTTATCGCGGTCGAGGGTTACATCACGTTTTGCAACAACAGCTTTGAATTCCTGACCTACTGGAATATTTTCAAAACCGAAAGCTGCTTCATCAGTCCAGACAAAAATTGTATCTGCTGCACCAGCATTAGCTGCTTCAGTGCCGTCAGTTGCAATAACAGACCCAAGCTGAAGTGTGTCAGTTTTAGTCAGAGTAACTTCACGGAACGCATGTCCGATATCGCTACCCATTACATAACCAAGGACAACATCAGAGAATTTGTACTGATAAGTCCAAGTTGGTGTAAAAGCTTGTTTTGGCATTTTATGCTCCTGTTAAATTATTTCTTAGCCCAGCTTGCAGCGATATCAGAAACTTTACTGATAGCATCCCTAGCTCCAGTCTTAACCTCTACGCCTTTTTCTTCGGCAAATTCGGCTTTAACTTTTTCAATTTCACTGAAAGCTTTATTTAGAGCTTCTACAAAGATAAAAGAATCTTCTGGAGACTTAATCAGTGCCTTAACAAGCTCACCAACTTTTTCATCTTCAATGAAACCAAAACCTTTTACAAGGTCAGTGTAAGTTTTTTCAACACGCTCTGCTTCTGCTTTTTCTACAGCAACCAAGCGGGTCTGTGCATCAGTTAAAGACTTTTTAAGATCTTCTTTTTCTTGTTTTTCAGCTTGAACAGCTTCATCAACCAGACTCTTTAGGAGTTCCTTGGCTTCTTCGCTTTTCAGAATTTCTTTAATATCCAATTGAGGTTCCTCATTTGTTTTTATGATTACTTCAGAGGGATCATTCTCCTCTGATTTAATGTCCTCTGATTTAATCACAGAGTGTTTTTCTATCTGTAGTTTTTGTTTCGCAATCAGCTCAGATACTTTAGTTTTAACATCCTCACGAGATTCAGATTTAACTAAAAGAGCCAAGACTTCTGCTTCAACAGTGTCACGTACAGAATCAGAAACTAAAACTTCACCATCTATTTCAACATAGCTGGATAAAGAGATAACAGGAGTAGCCACATCATTTAACGTAACAGTTGTTCCATTTATTGAGTAACTTACTGAATATAATCCTTCATCAGTTAAAAATATTGCGATAGTGTCGTCATAATCTACAAGCCAGGTAATTTCCCACCAGTCAACATAATTCTTGTCGCTGATAGCATCTTGAAGAAGACGATAAGTGTCATTTGCAAAAAGAGCTTTTTCTAATTTTTCGGTGTTGACACCAATCTCTTTTAGCTTTAAAATCATCTCATCGTTAACTTCTAAATTATCTGATTTGAATAAAAGTGGTTTGTTGTAACCAGAAGCAGCACCACCTTGAAAGTCAAAGGTAAGAGCAATATGTGCTCCAAGTGTGTCTTCTGATTCTTCGAAGTCAAATGTAACGTCTTCGAGGTATGCGGATGGTTTTGCCATTAATCCTCCAAAGGTACTCGTCTACCACGAGCGCCAATAGAAATTCCTTTAAAGATACCATCTTTCCTTTTTTGCCAGAGTTCAGGATCATGGAATTTCAGTTTAACGAGTGGCAACCCTTCAGGAACAAGCTCATCTCCGATCATACAATCGCACTCATTAACCCAAGCTCTAGTTGGTGAGAATTGATCGGTGTTTACAGCGTGTCCGAAGTTACCTTTAATTTTATGGATGTTGGTATTGAAGTTATCTACCATTTTACGAATCTCAGCTTCTGTCATAGCCTCTCCGTGAGCATCAGCTTCTAACGGAGCACAATAAAGGACTTCGATACTTTCCATCTTTTCATCTTCAAATTTCTTTACAACAGGAACTGAAAGATCTTGTGGAGGAATATCGAAATCTTCATCAGGAGCAGATTCGACAAATTTTTTAAATAACTCAACTATGGTTGACTTGTTTAACAAAGTTTTCTCCAAAATAATTAAGTTATTTCCTAATACTCATTGTATAGGAAGTTTTTAAGAAAGTCAACATATTTATCAAAAAATATTAAATATATTTATTAAGATGCATTTTCTGTGTTAAGAGAAGATGTGTCGTCTACAGCTACAGCAGTTGAAGTTCCGTTCCCGTTTGTCCCTTGTGCCATACCATCTCCAGAACGACTTGTAGAGTTAGGAACAAACTTAGCCATGAAATCTGCCAGTTTATTTTCATCTAAAAGTATTTCATCAGGGATTTGATATTTAATCCCACACATGGACATAAACTCATTCATAACTTCTGGTGTCAGTGGTACAGCACCTACAGCAATAATACGCTGGATCATTTTTGAGTTTGCTTCTATGTCTGGATCACCTACTTCACCAGGTACGAATACAGGCATATCTTCATCAGAAAGATACATACCGTTGAGTGCTAATAACTGTGGAATAAAATCTTTATTCAGGACATCAGTACAACCCTTAACATCATGCTCTACGAACTGAGAATGCAAGTTTTGTTTGTTATCACTAAGGTTATAAGAACCACCATCACCAGAACCCATAATAAGTACATAAGCACCGAAGCCATCATAAATATCTTTCTTACGTTCATTCTTTAAAGTCTGTGTGTCAAATTGCTTACCAGAACCTTCAATACCTAAGAACTTTATTGAGTACTGTTTTATACCATTACCTTGTTCTTGAACATCAGAAGGTATGATCATAAAACTTTGTTCGCCAGCATGGAGGTTTGCCATTTGGCTTTTCAGCACTTCAATACTATATGCTTCATCACTGTTAGGATCTTCAGCTGCCTTATTCATGATTTCTGCTGGTACTTCTAATACAGGCATACCACCCATATCTTTTGCCACACCAACGACTTCATACTCAGCAATAAGAGTTTTCTCTTTCCAAGGTCTGTACAGACTTGCCAGAGGTGATTTACCCATTGGATTTGTATCAGTGATTTGTTCACCAAAAAGTAAGAATTTATTCCTTGGAATATAAATCTCACCAACTAATGGTACAGTATTTCCATCAGTGAATGAAGTTGCATTTGGAATATTCTGATAAACACCAAGAACTTCTCTTCCATCTTCTGAGTACTTAAATGGACGACTCTTTCTCAATGTTGTCTGGGGTCTTGCTGCAAGTTTTTTGACTTTGTATTTACCTACATATTCACCACTAAGAACTTTGGTATAAACTTTCTCAAGAACAGAAAAGCCATGAACTTTATAAGTTAGTGCCTCTCTTATTGCTTGTTTTAAAGTTTGACCATCCATGTTCTTCAAACACCACTTTACAAACTTAGCGGCATCCTCTGACTGTTTGCTCTCTTTATTAAAAGTAACTTCGAAATCATCAAAAGCTCTCTCAACAAAAAGTCCATTAGCGCGAAGTGCTGTAGCGACATCCTGATCTAAGGCCATTTCTTCAAATGTATCTATACAACGAGGCCATGCAATTTCATAATCCTTGATGAAACTTGTGTAGATGTTTATTGTGCTTAAAGCTGTAGTACCAATCTCCCCTAATTTTAGACGAGATGTTACTTGATCTGTGTTGCCAGCTTTGCTAACATCTCCTGACTGAGATTTCTTAGAGAGATTGTCCCAATAAGGAGATTTCTTGGTGTAGTTTCTTTTTGCCAAGATTATTTCCTCTTACGTTGAATGTATATTACTAATCTAATACTCATTTTACACTAAAAAGGTTATAATGTCAACAAAGTTACTTTATCTTCTTCTCCTACGACTTTTTATTGTTGGAGCTGAAACAACAGGGATCTTAACTGCTGTGAAAATGACCTCTTTACAAAGGGTATTATATGCAGAAGCGGCACTATCCGCCCAATCATCTTTTCTGGTAGATGTAGACCTATCACCATTAAAAGATTCTAATTCTTTATAAAAAGCTTCCAGTGTTGCAGAGTTAGGGAAACTATCTTCCACAATATAAACTGAACCATTTTGACAAGCAGAACTGAAAGGCATAAACCTGATCATTTTCTTTTGGTTAGAAGGTGTCGGATCTGGTTTAACTTTAAAACCACTTTGATTTAACTTTTTAGCAGCTTCTGTATACTCTACAATACCTGCTGCCGGGTCTTTCGGTAAAATGATAGTACACTCATAACCATCAATTTCAGCTTGAGATGCAATTAATTTATCCCTGTCGCCTGGTCTTTTCCTGAACCTGCCATAAACCATAGTCTTTTCATCAAAGGTTTCATCATCATAATCACCAAAGATATAAATGAATCCATCTTTATCTTTCGCCATTTTAACTGATGCTGTAAAGTCAGGGTGTCTGTTTGTATCAGAAGGTTCATTATATGCTTTATCCCAAGCACGAACAAACTTAAAACTTCTTCTAAAATCTTTCGGCAAGTCTGCAAGTTTCTTCGTGTGCAACCACTCTCTATCCCATACGTTAGCACCTTCAGGACGAACAAGCCAGTTTCCATCTAAAAGACGAGCACGTTGAATTTTGGTCTGAGCTTTTAGGTTAGAAAGATATTTAGGGTTAGCACGGATCAGTTCAGGGTTGTCAAATATGTTCCCATTGATGAAGCAGAAAGTCATAGGTGGAACATAGACTCGTTCACCTGTATTATCATTGTCAACATAACATAAATCTGGGTATTCCAGAGCGAGTTCTTCTGGCGTATCTGCGAAAACTGGTTTGTCTTCTACAATAACGAAATAACGTATTTTACCACAACGGTCTTCACGTGGGTAACCTTCTTCATCAAGATACCACTGAACCCAAGATAATACCCAACTGTCCGGGTCTGGGTTAGTTGAAGCCATACAGAACGAATCTGTCTCTGACGCAGAACGCAGACGACCTATTAGATAAAGGAATTGTGTCTGGGAAAAGTGCGTCAGCTCATCAAAGGCTACCATTGAATACTGTAGACCCTGATGGTTACCTTCCGCATCGCCTTCATTCTCCAAGTGGGTGAATTTTAATGTACCACCTTTGGTGTTTCCAAAGATGATCTCCATATCTTTCTCACGGATTCGTGGTTGAAGTTGCGAGTAAAGTTTTTTAGCTTCTGTAAATAATCCACCTGCACCTCTGAGTGGTGGCGATGTTCTACGAAAAAGAACACCTTCAAAATTTGGATCGTGAGCTGCATATTTTAAAGCTTTCAAAAGAATTAAACGAGACTTACCTGAACCAGCAGCACCACCGTATATCATTACGTCAGCTTTTGTATCCAGGGCCATTTTCTGTTTTCCTTCTTGAGCTTTAAAAACAATCTCTTGTTGTTTCTTAATAGCCAAGCGGCCTCCTTATTAGTTAATCTAATGTTAGTATACCCCCTTAACATAACTTTTGTCAAGAGTCAATAGATTTATCTAAATTTAGGCAATAAAAAACCACCCGAAGGTGGTTGATTATTTTTGCAGGTCTCACTCTTATACCGGGCTTAAATTGCATACCATCCCGATAGAGTCCCTGTATGCTGCACTGCAAATTGTGTGGGACTGTGGATTCTAACCACGTCTTAGATACCCTGTACCTACGTTCTCCATTGAACTATGTCCCAACTTGGTACACCGTACAGGAGTCGAACCTGTAACCTACTGCTTAGAAGGCAGCTAAACTATCCAATTGTTCTAACGGTGCATTTTATCTTATATCCATTATACTTTCAACATCCTTAAAGTACAATCTTTTTTGGTACCTCCAGCCAGACTCGAACTGACACAACCAATAGTCGAGGGATTTTAAATCCCTTGTGTCTACTAATTTCACCATCTGGGCAAATATTTACTCTTGTATATCCTGATAAGCCGATTTATAACCACGATTCCAGGCATATTGCAACATAAGATTAAGACTTTTTAGTTGATCTTCACTCCATCCTTTTGTGGAAGGAATATTTTTATTTGAAGAATCTGCATTACTTGCATCTTCCATAATTTCATTAACATCATTATGAATATAACCAGCCATTTTTATAACCTCAAACTTAAATAGTTTAATTATGGTAGCCCTTGTTGGACTTGAACCAGCGATCAATCGATTATAAGTCGAGTACTCTGACCAACCGAGCTAACGGTGCATTGTTTGGTGGAAGGTGTGGGATTTGAACCCACGAACCCTTTCGGATTTACACATTAGCAGTGTGCTGTCTTACCACTTGACTAACCTTCCTTAAAAATGTTTATGTCCGGCACTCTCTACAGGTGGTCAATCCCGTCTATAGGGCATCCACATCTATTGTGGTTGACCTAGCCCCTAAGATGAAAGAAAGCACCAGCATAAACACTTTAAAATTGGAAGACGGTACGGGACTCTAACCCGCATGTAACGAATTTGCAATTCGCTGCCTAAAACATTCAGCCAACCGTCCTATTGAATTAGTGTCCGTATCGTGGACTAACGTTTCACTTCGCAGGTGAAATTCTTCTTCTAGCAGAAGATGGTATGACTAGTCAGGATTGTTTGGTTTAGAGTCCTTAGTTCCTCAAACCTCTACTGAGGATGAAAGTACATGTACCAGTCATCCCGTTCGTTTTCTGCGGCCTCTGCCTTTCGACACTCCACTGAGTAGGACCTTTCCTAAGAACTCTAAATTTGGCGCTCATCCGAGGATTCGAACCTCGATACCTTCTGGTGGCCTACCAGCGTAGCACTTACCATCTCAACCTTTCATAGCCTTGGGTTGCAACCCTATCTATCCTCAGTTGGTGCATGAGCATTGTTTGGTGCGTCTGGTCGGGATCGAACCGACATGCCCATTACGGGCGGGAGATTTTAAGTCTCCTGTATATACCAATTTCACCACAAACGCATTAAATCTTATTCTTTGTCTTGACCTTTACGATCTTTCTTCGTCTTGCCAGTACGAATACGATGTGAAGCAGCGATAACTGTACCACCCTCTGTACGAGAGGTTGACTCCCAGTAATACTCTACATTACCATCTTCATCTTTACGCTTCTTCATCACAGAAGTTGTTGTAGTCTTTCCACCCAGACGAATCTGACGTGGATCAGAATGAGTCTGTGTAGACTTAGACTGAAACTGGAAAGGCTGAATGATTGCATCAATTGCAGAAGTTTTATTAGTCATATTTATTCTCCTATTATTTAATTTTGGTGGCCCCCCAGGGTTACGATCCCTGCCTAAAGTCTTATGAGGACTCTACTCTCGCCAGTGAGTTATGGGGCCTTGTGTCTATTCACTTACTTTACCAGAATTCACTACTTCGTGTCAACTGATTGTTGTACTAATTTTTCATCTTTTTCTTTGGGGCGTCGTTCAGCAAGAAGTTCTCTTGCTGTCTTGACTCGGCCAAGTTTAACATCAGTCTCAGATAAGTCAACAATTTTTAAAATTGAATCCATATCAGTGTTATTGATTTCTTTTTCCATTACGCACCTCTAACTAAAAAAGGACACCAAGTTGCCCTGATGTCCTTACTATAATCGAAGTGCTTACTTCAAGTCAACCATTATTTACGATAAGTTGTCACTTGATTATCAAGACGTTGGTTAGCACGTGCTGCTTCACCTTTAGCCTGATCTACATCCTGACGTAGAGAAACAACATCTTTCTCTAAAACATCAACTTTCTGTTGAACAACTTTTACATCCGTTTGAACTTGGTCAAGGGTAGCATGTTCAGAAGAACAACCAGCTAAAGCCAGAGTACCTGCAAGGATTGCACCAAGAATTACTTTATTCATTATTAAATCTCCTTTATTGAGTTGATGCGGAAAATCCGCTATAGGACTATCTTAACATAATCAAAACCTTAAGGCTTTGAGATTAATCTTATTTATTTAAATCAAACACCTTCCACACGGATCTTAACTGTTGCACCTGGAGACATCGTTAAACTGTTTGTACCAGAGAGCAAGATTGTAACAATAACTGTGTTTGTGAAAACTGCACCTGAAAGGCTTGTTGATGTTGCAGTATAAGTGTTAACTGTTGCTTGACGAATCCCACCAAGGTTACTTCCTGTACTTAATGCTGTTGCCTGTACATCTAAGATCTCTGTAAAATCTGTACCTAAACTAAGTGTCCAAGATCCAGCTGAGTCGGCAGTTACTGTGTAGTACTTAACTTTCACCCCTGAAACCTGAGTACCTGCTTGACGAAGATATCTTGTTCCTTGAGCTGATGGAGCTGCACCGATATCTGTAGAGCTTAAAACAACTGCACCTGTCTTTGTGTTGACTGACGTGACCGGAGCTGCTGTAAGAAATCCTGCATCATTGGTAAGTTGACTTAAACTTGTTGGCACCACAGGTTTACCCGTCAGATCAGCATAACTCCCACTGAACAACGTAGGCTTATTCTTTATATAATCAAGAGCCGTTGTATTTGTTTGTGTCCAGTTTGACTGTATCTGTGCTGCTGGGATAACAGGAGTTCCTGTTAAAGAGCTGTATGGTATTGTAGAACCTGTACCAATTTTACTGTCCAGCGCTGTCTGTAAACCACTCACTTCTGAGATACTATGTGTGTGATCAACAGCTGCTGCACCTACATCACTTGCTGTTAAAGTTACTGCTCCAGTTTTACTGTTAACTGATACAACAGGATAATTCACCACAGGTATAGTTGGTTTATTTTTGATGAAATCAACTGCTGAGGTATTTGTCTGACTCCAATCAGATTGAACTTGACTTGCAGGGATTGTTGGCTTGTTAGATAATGAATTATAACTGCCATCAAATAAAACTGGCTTATCTTTTAAATCTGTGTATGACCCTGTTTGTGAGACTGTTGAGAGCGTTGGTAGACCAGTAAGGTCAGAATACTTACCAGAGAATAATGTTGGCTTATTGGAAAGATCATTGTAACTCCCGCTAAATAATTCTGGTTTATTACTCAAGTCTTCGTAAAGACCTGAAGTTGCTACTTCAGACAGGACAGGTGCATCTTCGATTTGATTGTAAGAGAAGCTAGAACCTTCTGTCATTTTACCATCAAGACTAGATTGTAACCCATCTATCTCACTTATTGAGTGGCTATGTATCACCTCAGCAGCACCCACATCAGAGGCTGTTAATTTCACATCCCCTGTCTGGTCATTGACAGAATCTACAGGATAATCAACCTCATTTGCAACAGGTTTATTTACGAGATCTTCATAATTCCCTGTAAAAGCAACCTTTGAAATGTCGTTAGCGCCAAGTAACCCGACATACTCACCTCTTTGAACATAGGCACTCATCTTAGGGACATTGTTAGAAGAACCTTTTAAGGATACACTGTCTGCTAAGATCTCATATGTTAACTCTGTACCTGCTGACAATGGAACTGGTGAGTCTTTAAAATCAATGATATTTTCACCAACCTGAAAGTCATAACCAGTTTCTTGCCCTAAGTATGCAGCTTTAGTTGGAAGATATTTTAAAGTTATATTACCTTTTGAGATCCTGATTCTGACATTCTTCATAGTAGATGCAGCTGTAAGTATAATACTATTTGTTCTTGCATCCAACTGTGTCACATATTTAAATGTTAATGGATTGGTTGTTATTGTTTTCGTGTCTTCAGGCGAACCATCATACCTAAACTCACCTTCCAGTAACTTAAAGTAGAAAGGTTTAGAGGATGCTCTATCTCTTGGAACATAATAATCCACAAGTTGGTATTGTTTTTGGTCTAAGTGATTATACAAACCTAAGTAACCTGAAGCTTCAGAGACGGTGATCAAGTCCCCGAAATTTACAGAGCCTGACTCAACACCAAAATGGTCAGGAGCCAGAACAGTACCATCAGACAACTGACGTATACCTATTCCTACCAACTTACCCACTGAGTTTTTCACAAAAACCTGATTGACAGGCATTTCTTTGAGAAGTTGAGTTGAAGTATCTTCTCCTGGAGTTGAAGCAGAACCTCCGCTACCAGTCATATAATATGGTTTAACTGTCATACTAACCCCTTATTCAAAAACCTGAACACAAACAGCACCAGAGCCATAAATCCAAACTCCTGAAATAGAAGCTGAAGTCACAACACAAGTTTCATTAGACATTAACAAGTAACCATCTCTTGATGAAGCTATAGGTTGTGTTGATCGGACTTGGATATAAAGACCAGTAGCAGTTTTATTCTGTATTAATAAGTTAGTACCTTTTGGGATCTTTGTCGCAGCGTATACATCTGTATAGCCAGTATTTGAAATTCTTATGTCTGGTATTGTGTCTGCCATAATAAAAAACCCTTTTAATCAAAAATACGAAAGAAGTATTTCTCCTTACAATATTTTATCATAAAAGGGCTTTAAGATCTACAAATTTGTGTTAATTTTGTTGTGTAACTCTGTTTATGATCCTAACAGTGCTCCCTTGTTGGTTAACTAAGTATGCAGATTCATCACAATAAATTAGAATTTCATCACCATCAGAAATAACTTTAGCTATTGGCATCTCCTTTGTTGTAGGGTGGTAAAGAAGAACTTCTGTCTTCACACCCACTTCATGATAAACTTCTTCCTCTTTAACAAACATGCCATGATCTTCATAATCAGCTGGACGAACGATTTTTAATGTATACATTTATTTCTCCCTAGTTATTTAATTACACCACTTGCCACTAATCTTTTATAATACTGACTCCATTCCCTACGAATATCCCTGTCCTGCTGCCATAATTTTGAATTGTTTCTTGTTATCACTTCTAATGCAGCTGAATTAGTTGCACCATTCTTCAGTTGCTCTTCTGTTGGCTGCTCCGGTGGTAATGGATCTTCCAACCAAGCAGGGTCAGCTTTTTCTACGGGAATACTTGACACTACAGCGCAATTATTCGGGTAGACTGTCTTTGTAGAGCTGCAACCACTTAGGATCAAGACAAAGCTTGCTGCCATCAGAAGTTTTGCTGTATTCAACGACTTTTGTTTGCACTTTATCACTTTTTGCACCTCTGGACTTTTCGAGTAAACGGTACTTTTCTTTTTGGTTAGTTATTTCTTCATTCAGAGTTAATCTGTCAGCGTTAGCTGCATCCAATCGTTTTTGATACTCTTCCTTAAGCTGTTGCTGCACTTTCTCATCTTGAACTTGTTGATAAGCAATACCATCTTGATACTTTGAATTGCCGTAATGATGTAAAGCCAACCAACTCAACAGTAAGGCAACTAAAGCAATAACAACAAATCTCAATACTTTATTTTGCCAAAGATTTTTAATTGTAACTATTAATACAGATGCACCCACAAACCCTCTCATACTCTTTTAAGGCGATCTCCCGACATGAAGTACAAAAGTTTTCCAAAGATTTGCTTTCGTTAGTGTCGCCAGGTTTATCTTCCTCTTGGGTATAATCTTCCAAGTCTAATTCCCGTTCGAGGTCTTTTTTAAGGGATTGACGATCAAAATCATTTTTGTGGTCTTTATGCCAACCCCCTTTATTAAAATCATACTTACTGACTGGATTTCTCACTCCTTGCCCTCCTTATTTATTAAGGTTTATGATTTGCCCATTCTGCAATACAGTAGTTGTCCCATCAGCGAACGTCTTAGTTACAGTTCCGGGAGTACCGTCATTACCAGGACAGGTAGTAGTTGAAGCCTTAAAACGACCTGTTTTCATGTCATTAAGTACAAAAGTAGAACACCGACCTACCTCCACAACTTGTGTTTCAGTGATTTTTGTTTCAGTAGTAGTCTTAGTTTCTGCATACATACTACCAGAGAAAATCAACAGCAATGGGAATGCAAGTATAGCTAGTTTTTTCATTTAATTTCTCCTGAAATTAGGGTTGAACCTGATTGTACATGTTTACAAATCTTAAGTCAAGATATAAAACAAAAAACCCCTGACATTTCTGACAGGGGTTAAAATATTATTCAATTTTTAACAGAAGTCCCGCAGGTTTTCCATCATCTTCCTCTGAAGAATTTCCATCATCTTCATCATCTTTTTCATACATTTCAAGACTTGTTTCAACATACTCTTTAATAGTTTTAGCAGCTGACAGTCTGTTTGTTGGTGATGCACTTTCGTTATTCATGATTGTGATTAGAAGATTTATTGCTTGAGGATATGCATTAACAAGATCTTCTTGACCTTTCACAACGTTCATTTGTAGATCATGCAGAAGTTTACTCATACGGTCTGGGCGACCTCTGCCTCTTTTTTTAATTCCAGCCATATTAGCCTCACTTAGTTTAAATAAAAAGAAAGCGGCACAGAGGCCGCTGACTATCGAATGCATATAAAGACTTTCTGCAAGAGGAGGAACAGATTGTCAACTCTTTAAAGGAGTTATGCTACTCCAGATTAACGGCTCTGGTTATGCTCGTTTTATTTGGCAGGGGTAGAGAGATTCGAACTCTCGCATCCGGGTTTGGAATCCTTCTGGCTGCCTCAGCATACCCCAACTGTTTGGAAGCGGATACCGAAATCGAATCGGTCTGGAGAGGCTTATGAGACCCCTGAACTCACCAGAGTTCTAATCCGCAATTATTCTATTTCTTTAAAATAAGGTTGATCTAAAATACCATACCTCTTTTCAACTTTTTTAAGTCTTACATCACAAACTAAACCATCAGAATTAAAGCAATACTGAATCTTAGAGAAAGTTAAATTGCCATCCGAATCAAAGCCTGTTTGGACTTTCTTGCCAGAATCAACCCAGTTTTCTTTCATAAAACCTCTTTTAAGTTGGTACATCAGGTGAGACTCGAACTCACACAGGTTGCCCCGCCAGAACCTAAATCTGGTGCGTCTACCAATTTCGCCACTGATGCATTTGTTTAGTTTGCTCTGATACGCTACACGTAAATCCTGCAAGCCCGAAGGTCTCTACAGGAGAGCAAATTAGGCGTCGCTCTAGGGAATTGAACCCCAGTCAGGATGCGCAGTCCTGTCCACCAAGGATAGTGAGGAATCGAACCTCAGTCATACCAGACACGACATAATTTGGTGGAGACGAAGAGAATTGAACTCTTTACAGGAAAGGTGCAAACCTTCCTCGCTACCTTAGTACATGCGCCCCCAAATTTTTGCGCCCCTTTGTAGTGAATGTCTTTAAGTGGAGTCTTTAATGCAAGCAATAAATTTCCTCACACACTTAATCTTAGACCTACTCAGCTGGACGGCTTTAGGAAAGCGTCCTTTCCCTTCTCATTTGGTGGAACCTCTCAGAATCGAACTGAGTCCTCATCGTCTTCAGCGACACGCGCGAACCATCTACGCCAAAGTTCCATATTCACTGTCGATTGGTTAACTGAATCTCCAACTCCCCACAATGAATTTTAATTGGTCTCCCCTCCTGGATTCGAACCAGGGACCCGATGCATCCAAAGCACCTACGCTGACCAGACTGCGCTAAGGAGAGATAGTTTTACTTTTTGATAATCCAGAAGTATCGGAAAAACTGGAACCAGCTGGCAAGCTGAGTTTGGCAGGTCTGCCTTGACTTGAACAAGGGCTACGAATTTCAAAGACTCGTGTGCTAACCAATTACACCACAGACCTATTAAATTTGGAGCATCCTACGAGACTCGAACTCGTGACATCGACTTGGAAGGACGAGATGTTACCACTACACCAAGAATGCTTTAATCTGGTTGTCTCAACAGGGAACGATCCTGTGACCTCACCCTTATCAGGGGTGCGCTCTACCAACTGAGCTATGAGACAATTATTCTTTTAACGATTGATCTGATGTCCGATAACGCCACCAACAGCAGCACCACCTAAAGTCCCAAGACCTGAACCGTTTGTTAAAACTGAACCACCTATTGCACCTACACCTGCACCAATTGCTGTGTTACGATCACGTTGTGACATATTAGAACAACCTGAAACAGAAGCGGCTAAAACAACAGCCAGTAGGATAGCAGAAACTTTTTTCATTTTTACTACCTCATTTGTTTTAATGAAACTTGGTGCTCCCACACTGAATCGAACAGAGATTAACGGGTTACAAAGCCGCAGTAATAGCCATTATACGATAGGAGCATAAATTGGCTGGGGAGGTGGGATTCGAACCCACGTTGTCTTTCGACATGGATTAACAGTCCACCGCTAAACCACTCAGCTACACCCCAATAATTCTTATTCAACTAATCATTCCACGAGGCTCCTCTCATCCTCGTCATTCTATCCGGTGCACTCGGCTTAGGAGTCCGTTACTTGGGAATCTACATGGTAGGAGCCGATCCTCCCTCGAATTACCTCACAGTTGTATGCCTACATCTGCTTTCGATCCTTGCTAACAAAATGATTATGTAAATAAAAACTGGTTGATCGGGTGAGGTTCGAACTCACGTCTCGATGCTTAAAAGGCACCTGCCTAACCACTTGGCTACCGATCAATTAAAACATTAAAAACTGACTGAAGTAAAAGGGGATTAAGGATTGCCCCTCTTTCCTTGCCCGAAGGCTGTTTCACCAATTGAAGTTTGTATTTTGGTTGCTGAACTACTTCATTGTCAGTTCTTAAATTTGGCGAGGATGACGAGATTCGAACTCGCATTTTCCGCATAGACAGTGCGGTACAATTACCCAGTCTGCCACATCCCCATGTATTTAATCTAACATAAATACCTACATCAAATCAAGATATTTATCTTATTATTTTGGCGGAAGCGGAGAGAGTCGAACTCTCAAGGCGCTGTTAACGCTCGGCTGTTTTCAAGACAGTTTTCGTCGCCAATCGATTTGCACTTCCATTTTGTTTGGTATCCCCACCGAGACTCGAACTCGGCCCTCCAGATTGAAAGTCTGGCGATCTAACCAACTAATGCATATGGCGATGTTGTTTGGTGGGGCCACCTGGATTCGAACCAGGGCGTGGTATGCTAGATTTACAGTCTAGTGCGTTCGGCCTCTCTGCCATGTCCCCAAAATTAATTACAACGGATTACGTGGACCACGACCCCTAAAGAGTTCAATGAGCCAAATAACAATTGCTACTACAAAAACAATCTTAGCTGCCATTGCTGCTGTTCCAGCTAAAACACCGAAACCTAAAGCTGCTGCAAGTAAAGCCACTACCAAGAAAATTAAGCCCCATCCTAACATAACATTTCTCCTGTGTCAATGGGTTTTATTAAGATACTTCAGTATATTCAGAAGGTCTGTTTTTAGTGTTTTATCCAGTTAAACTATCAAGTCAAAGACCTGAGCCGGATTCGAACCGACAACGCTCCTTTAGCAGAGGAATTTTAGTGTTGCTGAAAAACCTTCTTGAATTTGGTATGGCAGAAGAATTTTGGTTTACATTTCAATTGTAAGTAATTGCGGTATTTCTTCTTACCTAATCTTAAAACTTATTTTTGAAAATCACAGAAGAACCCTTGGTTTCTTTAAGCTAGAAGTTTGTGATTGCTGAATGTCTTCATCATGATCTTCAAGAATAAGTCTTTGTTTATTAACTTATGTACTTGATTTAAGTCCAAAGTTATTTACTTATGTACTTACTTTAACATAAGGGCTAACTCCATGTCAACCCTTTTATTAAGTTTTTATTAGAAATCGTAACGAGGTACGTTAACTAATGTTTTTACCACATTAACAGGATTCAGGTCTCCTGTCAACACCCCTTTCATCACTGAAGGAGAAAAACCTGACACAAGAGCTACACCTTGGTCGTTGACCTGCACAGGAGAGTTCCCTAATTGCTTAGAGTGAACGTTCCAGAACACAATCTGAGGCATCTGATAACCCGCTACTTCATACTTCTGGCGAATCGCTTCAAAGTTAGTCACTTGAGGTGTCCGGTTATACCAGCTACCATAACCTCCTGTTGCTTGGTTGAACTCCATGTCAGAGACAATCAGGATTTTCGTAGGCATCTCATTTTCAGAAATACGATTACTGATTGCCAGGTCCAGAATCACATCGAAGGTCTTCTGAAGGTCAGTGCTGCCACCCCAAGAAGCCTGACGAACATAATTAACCTTCTGACCGATAGTCATTGAATCACTGACTTCAATGAAGTGCGGGTTGTCTTCAAAGGTGATCATCTTGTTACGGAAGACACCAGTATTTCGCTCCGCAATATACAATCCGAGAGAGATTGCGACATCCATTGCTGAAGTCTCACCTGCTACGCGGCTTTCCATTGAACTTGACACGTCAACTACCGAAATCAAACGTTCGCTTGTCCCTTCCATATAATCAGGAAGAGCTTTCCATTGTGCGTTCGATACAGTCTGATCACCGTACTTAACTGATTTAACGATATCATATGGATAAACTGCACCAGCATTAACTTTAGCAGAGCCATCGTCTTTAATCAATGCTTCTTTGTAAGCAGTATAACGATCACTGTCTACACGATTAAATAAACGCTGATAACGTGAAGCAGCCAGAGAAGGAAGCTTGCTGTAATCAATCTCTGAGTAATCTTTTCGTGACAGCTTCTGTTCCACTGTATCAGAAAGAGTAGAAAGCATCTTATTGTACTCTTGGTAACTCAGTTTCATTGCTTTAGTTAATGTCTTGGCATAAACCTTATTTGCAGATGTTGCATTTCCACGCATACGTGGCATCCACTTTGCAACTAATGCTGCACGAGATTTATCAGTCAATGCTTGAATGATAAAATCAATTGCCTCTGCCTGAACAGGTGTTCCGATAGCAGCCAGGATATCATCCCAACGACCAAGTTCTGGGATCTTGACAAGCAGACGCTTAGCCAACTCTGGATTTTGCATTGCAATATTACGAAAAGTTTTACGGAAAATATTTCGCTCACCCATTCCACCGCGAACATCTCGTGAGTATAAAAGGATACGAACAGCTGTCTCTGCATCCTCATCATAAGCTTTCCAAAACATATCTTCTGAAATAACAGAAGGATTGCTACGCAAAGAACCGATCTTAAAGAAAAGATCTACGTTAGCATTTAGTGAAGATTGATGAGTAACGGCACCGTTCAGCGTGACTTGAGTCTTAGTTTTGCTTGCATCAAACAGTTTGGACATACTTGTTCTCCTTTAATTGATATTTATTTCGTTGTGGATACTATCAAAAGTTATGTATGCGTGTCAAGCATTAATCAAAACTATTTTCATAACCACCTGAATTACCCAAATACAAATCACTTACAGCTTGATGTTCATACTCTCTGTCAGAGTCCGATGTATCAAAAGCATAAGATGAGCATTTAGAGCAATAAGGTGATTCTTGTATCCCATTTTTAACATTATACGAGTTGTGATTCAACATAGAGTCACACGCTCGACATCTAAAATAAAAATTATATTTTGGTTTAGTTTCGGTTTGCGGTAAATCAATACCGTCTTGTAAGTTTTGTTTGTTTTCCATTTAAGTTCCATAAAAAGGTTGAATTAATCTCCTCTTTATGATAAACCAAAACACATCCTTGTGTCAATTAACCAAAATTTTACTTGCTATTTATAAAAGAATTCCTTTCCTCAACAGAGATTGTTGAAAAATAAAATTTAAATAAATCTCTCAACGTACCTCCATTAAAGATATTTTTTAATCTCTTGTGAGACATTCTCACGGATCTCAACCAGACTCTGTTTACGAACAAGCTGACCATCTTTGAAAACAATCGCAAGTTCATTCTCCGGTGCAGAAATATCTTCGAATGACAAACCATCTACCAGAAGATAATCTCCCTCAGAGTCTTTAACTACATTTAGGAAACCTTTAGCTGATTTCTTTTTAACATCCGTTTTAGGTTCTTTGCTTACCAAGATCTCTTCACCATCAATGATAGAGCCTGTTGCTTTACAAGCAAAACCGAATGTGTCACGGGTACTGTAGTTGTAAGTATAACTACCGATACCGAATACAATGTTGCTTGATGCAAAGCCTTTTGCTTCCAGGCGTTCAAAGATCTCAGTTGCGCGTTTCAAGGTGATTGAATCACCATAGATAACACCTACATGTGTGTCCAGAACTTTGTAACCTTTGGAGTTAACTTCACCACCAAAGATTCCCCAAAGCACTTCAACAGAACCTTTTGCTTCATGTTCAGGGATTTCATAATCATAATCTGAATCTTCTGGTTCAGGGCAAGCAATAAACTTACCTTCATCTTGAATGAAGAAAGCTTCCCAAGATGAAATTGCATCAACATCCCAAGTGTTAAGTTCTTCTCTGGAACTTACTTCAACATAATTGTAACCTGCAACAACTTTAACTGGATCACCAGAGTCAGGACGGAATACCAGACGACCTTCACGAGCCATGATCTCCTCTTTCAGTGCAGGCGCAATCTCAGTCAGAACACTCCAGTAATCATAGCTGTCAGCAACATAAGATGCAAATCCATTTGGATAAATCTGAGTAATGTAACTTTTTAAAAATGATTCTTCAGCCATGTGACGTTTAACATCAATTGACCATTCAGTTTTTGCTCCTGGAATCGTAGCTTCAGCTTTAGCAATAATAGCGCCAATATTGGTTGTTGCAACAGAATGCTCAGAAGCTGGGATTGAACCTGCCACAAAAGTTTCTTCACCATCGTAAAAATCTTCAGCGTACTGGATTGCCAGAACAGTATCAGTACCTTTGAAGCTCAGGATGTGACCGAAGCTTGAGCCATAACCGTCATAAATGCCAGATAGACCACGGAATGCAAAGTCATGACCCTGGAAGTCAACATGTAGATTGTTGTCACAGGTTTTCTCAGCGTAACGTTCAAACAACAGACGGTAGTTAAAAGCTGTAGTTGCGTTAGTGATGACTTTCCAAGTTTCTGCTGAAAGTGCAGACTCAAAATAATTTGTCAGCCATGCAAAGCGATCATCTGTGTTGTGAACAGTGTAAATTGGAACTTGAATTGGACACAGTGTACCTTCTGGAAGACAACGGATTTCCAAAGGCAGATATCCCAGATCGTGAAGTTCTTCAATATGTGTAACATCCAGGTCTACGTTCAGAGATTTATCTACCAAACGTTTGTACTGAGAAACAACTTTGTCTTTGGCTTGGTTAAAGAAACCTTCGTTCCACATATCCATAATAAATGATTGAACAACACCTTGTACACCTGCTACCAGGACCGCATGCGGGGCATCAGGAACATAATGTTGAAAAAGTTTATCAGCCCGTGGAGTAAAGTTACTGAAAATCAAAGTTGTCAGTGGGTTATACTGGTTAATATGCCCGATCTTGTAAAAGTCCGTTGAAAACAGTGGGTTAGGTTTACGGCTCATCATTAAACTCCTTATATAAAGTGGTCTTTGACCCCTTAAACAGTTTTAAAATTAATTGGAAGAAGGTACGTCTTTCAGGATACTTTTTGTATTACGACCTTCAACATTGAAAGACCATGTGTTTCGGCTGTAAACATTATCGATCACACCATCAAAGATGTCAACACCTTTACTGAAAATTCCGTGTGTGATGTAAAGATCTACCTGAACTGCACCTTTCTCACGAAGTGCTTTAGCCAATGGGATGAACGTACCCCCAGCGTCGATCAGATCATCTACAATAAGAACTTTGCGACCATTAACATCATCATACACTTTAGTCTCAATGATTTTTCCATCTTTTGTATCACGAATTTTATCTGCTTTGATAATATCAACACCACCCAATGCCTGAGAAAGTTTCAGAACTTTCTTCTGAGACCCTGCGTCAGGTGAGACCAGAGCAATATTTTCACTCTTAATATGGTCACCAAGCAGAGCAACAACAATCTCATGCTGAGACCGAGATGCAACATTATCAATAAGCGCCGGGGAAACATCTGAGTGAGGGTCTTCCACCAAGACACGATTGAATCCAGCGGTGTTCAGAAGTGTTGCATAAACAGCTGCTGATAAAGCTTCACCTTCTTCACAAGCTCTGTCCTGACGAGCTGCTGGAATGTAAGGCATTTCCAGCAGCAGGCTACTTGAACCCGGAAGGAAAGCAGGTAGACGTTTAATCGCGTCAGCTAAGAGTAAAGTCGTAAGAAAACTCTCTGCTGAAGTAATGTATGCATAAATGTTAGCAGATGAGATAAGCTCATCAATCTCAGAAACATTTTTGATCTTCACATGACACTCGCCACCTGAAAATGTGAACATATCCAGTTCAAGGGTGATCTCTTTACCTGTAGCTGTTATAATCACTGACTTAATCATAATTTCTCCTATTTAAAATAATAATCGTAAACTGACTTGTATGAAAGTGGATCATACGGATTAAACTTCAGCATGTCAACAGGAAATTCAATTCCATGCAGGTATCCAGGGTTTTCTTCAATGATCTTAAACAGCTCTAGGTCATGGTCACAAACAAAGTCAACCCCGTTTAGTCTTGAGATAATCAGGTCTGCTAAGAAAACCTGCATCATATCTTGAATTTTTCCATTTGCAAAAGAATAATGTTGATCGAACTCCCAAGTTGGGACTACTTTTAAGCTAGTTGGAGCAACTTCCTCAGAACTTTCAACAACCAGATCCTCAAAACACGTAACATGCCTTGAACTTCTTCCTTTGTTCAGACCTAACGTTGAGACTCTTTTCCCATCTTTCTTTATTGAGTACACAAGGTATTCACCCTGAGCAACATTACCTGCATAGCTGCCTACACAATGGCGCATCTCAACACCCTCTTGGTGGATCGCATACCGAGAGTCTAACAACTCAATTTCGTAACTGCCAACTTTGAGATATTTATCCTCAATAGAGTCAAGACATTTGATAGGTTCTGGTGAATACATTTGTTCATTTATCTTCTGTGTAAACAAATCATGCACCTTTTCAAAACTGTCAATGTCATATTTCCAAATGTTAAACTTAACTCCCAGTTGGTCTGCCATACGTTTTGTATCGATGATTTTTGTCATCTTGTTCCTTGCTATACGAATAACAGCACTAGTAACATGACACATCGGGACGGATGAAATTATATTTTTATTAACAAAATCATAACCATAATCAGATTTCCAATATTTCCTAAAATGCATAAAAAGTTTATTTGCAAGCAATGTGCTTGGAATTTTCTCTAATTCTAAAAGGATCTCTCTGAGTCCATCATCTAAACTAGATAAACCTAAAGAAAAACAATCAGTATAATCATCCAAAGCTTTTACAAGCAAATTATTTCTATGGAAGCTGTTTTTGCACAACCTCTTCCAGAGAGACTTACCAAAGTTATCTCTTAACTCTTTTGGATTTTTCTTCATACAAAAAACCCAAGGAAGAATGTTTTTTAAATTGTCATTTAGTGTCTCACGAAGAAGAGGTTCAGTTTTAACTACATCCTGGAATCTTCCCGCTGAGACCATCCCTCCACGACCTCGTGCAAGGAGATCAACAAGGTCTAACCTTGGTTGGACTTTAGTATAAAATTCAGCTGCATTCCAAAGCTTAAGAGCTTTTGAAGGAGTACAACCAAGGATCTCTGAACACTTCTGATAAAAATTTTTGTGATAAAGTTTACGATCAGCTTGCTCTTGAGCATACACATGAGCATCTCGAAACTGTTCTTTGCTTAGTACTCTTGATAAAAAATCATTCAGCAATGGTGACCCACCTCTAACTCTGTGCGGAAACCTGTTTTTCGTGAAGAACACAACATTGTCCGCACTTGAACTCATCTTACCAAAGCTAACCTTGCCTTCTTCTGAAACTCTTAGATTGATCATTTTTTCTCCTATGTAATTTAATTCTACTTAACCTAAAATATACTACCAAACCACCTACACCTTGTCTAGAACCTGGCACATTGAAATTTACAACAAAAAAGACTTGACAAAATAAATTTTTGTGTTATTTTAAAGATCTTTATAGAACATGAACGGAGGTCGAAGACCGGAGTGAATGTTCTATTTCTTTTTGTTTTTATTCTTTTTGGTTTTGTTTTTTATTAAGTTATTTAATAAATTATTATAAAACGTAGTGACTAATAATTTATATGTGTTTGTTTTTAAAAATTTATATACTAGATATAACATAGATCTCTATAGTAAAAACCTTAGGTTAAGTGTTCTCGATCTAGAGTTAGTACTCTGCTTTCTGAGTTTCCATAGGATTGTAGATACCATAACACATGTGATCATACAACACTGGCATATCTACCTCAGTCATCAAGACAACTCCCCACCTGTCCTCCTTTTCCACATCCTCTATGCGGATACCTTCACTCTTGTGTTTATGGAACTCACTCACATTACCACCTGTAAAATCAGACTTAGGTGTTAAGTCAGCTCTTCTCTCTTGCAAACTAAAAATTAACTTCAAAATGTTAGATTTCTTTTTCATAATTCCTCCTGATAAGAATAGTGCTAAGATATACCAAGCATAAAAGCCTGTCAAACTCTTTCTGAGGGCTTGACAAAGTAAACCTAAGCGATGATACTCCTGAATCAAGAAAACGTCTTAGAATGCGAAACAGGAGGTCTCAGATGGGTATAAAGAAGCGTAACAGGATGCGGAACCAAGAATCTGACAAATCCTTGTGGTGGTGTGGTTGTGATCGTGAGTTGACAAGTGATGTGAACGTGTGTAGGATGTGTGGACAGAAACGTAAGCATCTCAATAAAAAGTTGAAGAATGCAAATTTTGATGAAAAGACGGAGTTAGATTTAGATGACTGAATTTGAGACTATCATGGAAGCCAATACAAAACCTGCGCGTACACGCCGTAAACCGCCTATGGAGCCAAAAGAACGTTTATTCCTTGATAGGGTACGGGATGTGAGGTTATCGCTTCTGGATGGCTTACAAACGCTTGTGGTGGTGTCTCATCATAGAGCTTTTGAAGATATCTTTGTGCAATACACACCTTCAATGAAGCTCTATGCAAAAAAGAGCACTTTAGTGATAAAAACTATTGACGAAGTGACAGCAGAAGATTTAGACTCATGGAACTTCATTGAACTGGATAAGGATTAATCATGAAAGAAAATTTTTTGCAACATCAAATTGGGTTCATTCAAGAGACAGTGAAAACGTTGTCTGAGTTCTTTGAGGAACCAGTAACAGTAGAATTTTTGGATTATCATCTCTTTGCTGTAGCTGTTTTTGATTGTGATTCAGACCAGATGATCTCTGTTGTTAAGAAGAGGTTGTTTAATTGGCAACTGGAGAACACACCACATTGGAATGAGAAACTTATTAGGATCACAGATCAGGAGGGTAAATGTCTCTTAGATTCGACGGCCCAGAGCCAACAAATTATGATTTTACAGTTCTAACAGAGATCTTAGAGGAAGATTATGCTGGCGTTCGTAGTACATACGACATCCTGGTAGAACTCCTACAAGACCTTCCACCAGAGAAGAAATTAGCTTTTAGTATAGTTCATACACATTTGCAAGAAGCTAAAATGGCTTTGGAGATTGCAAGCAAAGAACTTTATGATGTAAACTTTAGTTTAAACAATCACATAGACTACAAATGGGAGGCTGATGATGACAACAAAGAAAGTTAAAGATCTAAGAGGTAAAGAACTTGATATGGCTATGGCGATTGCGCTTGGTTTTGAAATGAAGTTATCAGCCTTTGGTACGTGGCGCTGGTATACCTTTGGAAATGAAAAATACCCAGCTTTTTACAATAGTGACGTGGAAAATTTTCATCCAACAAAAGATTGGAAGTTTATGGGAACACTCATTGATGAGCATGGTATTGAATTTAAGTGGGTTTCAGATGCGACAGTGGAATGTTATTCCCATACTTTAACTGAGTATCATGCTGTTGGTCATTCACATCTGGAAGCGGCATGTAGATTACTTGTGCTCAGCTTTGTTGGTGAAGAGATTGAGATCCCTGTGGAGGTTATGGAGGCTTACAATGGCAAAAGCACCAGCTAAGAAACGTGCTCCAGCTAAATCAAAGGCTAAGTCAACCATAAAAGCTCCTGTAAAACCAAAGTTTGATGGAGGTTAAATGAAAATTAAGATAGGACAAAATTTTGAATCAAAACAAGGGGATTCTTTTACAGTTATTTCTAAATGCCGTGAAATTTACGGTAACAAACTTGAAACTATTTATTACGTAAAATTTAACCATGAAAACACACCAAAAAATTTTCTAGTTAGGACAATTGGGTCTTCCATACTTAAAGGTATTGTTGAAAATCCATATTACCCCAGTTTTCATGGCGTGGCTTTCAAAGGTGACACGAAAACCTCTTGCATTAGAAGTCAAGCGGGAAAGGTTTGGTGTCAAATGATAGAAAGATGCTTTAACATGAAGGTAAAGGAAAAGAATCCCACTTACAGGGAAAGTTTATGTTGTAGTGAATGGTTAAACTTTAGTTTATTTGAGCAATGGTACAACTCTAAAAATGTGCCAGAAGGTTACAAAATTTCTTTGGACAAAGATGCAAAAATAAAGGGTAACAAAACCTATTCACCTGAGACATGTTGTTTGGTTCCTAGATATTTTAATTCACTTTTTACGAAATCTGATGCGTCTAGAGGTAGATTTATGATAGGCGTAAGTTATCATAAAAGATTGAATAAATTCAAATCTAGTGTTAGCTATCTTAACAAAAGTAAACATTTAGGCTACTTCAATACTGAAAGGGAAGCTTTTTTAGTGTATAAATTTGAGAAGGAAAAGATCATTAAAGAAGAGGCCGATAAGATATTTAAGCTTGGTTTTATCTCTAAATCAGAGTATGAGCAAATACTTACTTATGAGGTTAATGAGTATGATTAAAAAGGTTAATACTAAAAAGTTTGACAAAGAGGCTTTTGTCTTTGATACACCTGTTGAAGAGATTGAAAAAGCACTGCAACGTTTGGAAGAGCAAGAAGCTGACCCTATGGCTGATCCACTTACAAAAGACCAGATCTATTACTGGGTTGTCTGGCTTAACTCCTTACCAGATGCAAAGAAAAGGGGAATGACTCATGTTCCCACTTGTGCTATAGAAAATGCTGTGTTAGGATTATACGATAAATCCACGAAGAGGAAATCCAAATGAAAGTACAATTTAAAGAGTTTAATCACAAAGGTATAACGTTTTTAGCAACAGGCTTTATTTATTATAATAACAACACTGACCTTCCTTACGTTGCACAACGTGCAGATGGCAAAGAGGAGTATTTTCATTCTTATAGTGAGGCTCTTGAATTCATTGGTGAAGGTCTTAATAAACCTACAGCTTGGACAATTGGAGACTAAAATGGCGAAGAAAAAAGGTTTATCTGCTGTTTGGTTAGATGCAATGAATAAAGCAGAGTGTAGTCTTATCAATGACCCTAGATTCGGCGCCGTTTACACAGATGTAGAGCCTGTCTTGGGTGCGTTACGGGATTTAACTAAAGGAGTTAAAATAAATCTTGATGCACCCATTTTAGATGAACCTGAAGGTATTAATATTTGGGTTGATGACATTCGTGACCCAGCAGACTATGGTTATCCTAATGCTGTATGGTGTAAAGACTCTTCACAATTCCTGACCAAGCTCATGTGTCTTGTTCTTGATGGCGAGGTGGATAGTTTAGAAGCAGTACACTTTGACAATGATCTTGGGGAAAAGACAGAAGGTTATGATCTTTTTGTGTTTTTAGAAGAAGCACTTCATAAAGGTTCCTTCAAGAATTTGAAGGAGATTTATGTTCATTCTTCAAACCCTTCAGCTGTGCATAAGTTCATGCTTGCTAAGGACAGTTTGAAAAAGTATTTCGGTATCGAAATGATCCGCAATCAGTACTAGCATATTTAAAGGAGATAAAATGCAAAAAGATTTAGAGAAAGCAAAATTACGCCTACAGGTTATTGAAGATTTAATTCTTAAAGGTGACATACACCCTGACCCAGACTGGAGTTGGGATTTGGAAGTTATCTGCTTAGAACACGATATAGCAGTTTTTAATTTTGCAATTGAGAAAGGCCACACTGATTTTAATCAAGCTTGTGAAGCTTGCTACAAGTTTCTTAACTAAAGGGGAAAATATGGCAACACTTTACGTTTTGTTTGCAATTTACACAGGAAATGGACCATCACATGTTACAGCAGAGTTTAACTCTCAAGGTGCATGTGAAATGGCCCTTTCAGAAGGTAAACGAGTTAATGTCTTTGACAGAGGGTTTTGTAGTCCTAAAGGCTAATAATATTAAGTAAGGAGGTATTTTGGATATTTTACAAGAGTTAGGTGTCAATTTCACAACAGGTAACCTATCTGAGGGCTTGCACTGGAGAGTTCATAATTATGTACAGACTCAGGCAAGATTTCATGAAGCATTACATGCTCTTCGTCAATCTTATATGATCCGGGAAGATCCTGTAGTTGTAAAGAAATTCCTGTTTCCTTATGATTATCTGGATGTGCAAGAAGTTGTAGATTTTTATGCTGAAATTAAAGCTTACATCAGCGAAATGGAATCAGAAGATTGGATTTTCCATCGTATGGAAGAGGTTGATGAAGATTTTAATAACAGCAGTCACAACGACTACGAAGATATCCGGCGTGTTGTTTATATCCATGCTCTAATAAAAAGTGATGATCAGCCAACAACGTATGAACAAGAACAGGCTTTGCGTTTATACAAAATCACAAGGCGTGACTTTGAGCAAGCACGAGAAGGTTTGGAATATGAGATGAGGAAATTTGCAAATGAAGTATAATACTTTTTGGGGTTATATATTTTGGACTTTACTTCTCTTATCTACTGTGTCAGACTTACGCCCTATATTGATTAACTTCTGGGAAGTACTTTACAATGGAAGTTTTGGAAATGTTCATGTGATTTTTTGGATTCCGATTCACATCCTCTTGATAGCTGTCCTAGTGTTGAAAGTGTCACTTCTTCGTTGGTTCTTTCCTCGAAACACAGAAAGACGTTATGATTTATTCGGTATAAGAGAGATTTGTGGATTGTGTGCTGGGATGTCTACATTTTTAGCATTACCAGTGTTAATTGCTGTAATTATGAATGGTGGCTTGAAAACATATCAGATCCCGCAAATGATACAAATCATTAGCTATTTGGCTACACCATTTTTGTTTATTTATTATATAGTTAGGGAGGAAGAACGATAATGTTCATTAGTTCAGATTTACATTTCTGCCACAAAAGAGTAAAGGAGTTCTGCCCTAAGACTCGCCCGTGGGAAACACTTGAAGAAATGCAGGAAGACCTGATCAACAAGTGGAATGCCTGTGCAACAAAACCCGGCGTTAAAATGTTCCATTTAGGTGACTTCTCTTTTGGTCTGGAAGAAGAGACTGACGCCATTGCTTCACGTCTCAAAGGAGATATTACTTTTATCGTTGGCAACCACGACAGAGGCTACACCCGTGATATCTTGGCAAAATACGGTGAAGTCAAATATTATGATGAGGTAAAGTACAATAAACACTTCTTCTGTCTGATGCACTACCCTTTACTGGACTGGAACAAAAAAGCGAGAGGATCTATCATGCTTCATGGTCATACGCATGGTTCGATCATTGAGACAGAGACTTCTCGTGGAAAAACTATGGACGTTGGCTGGGATATTTACGAAAAGTTCTTGCATTTCGACGAAATAATTGAAATGATGAGCCATCGAGAAATTATGCCTATCGGTCATCATTAAGAGGTAAATATGAAGTTTGAATGTAAAGATTTGATTTCACAAGGTATTGTAAAAGCTAAAACTTATACAGAAGGACCTTATGCTGGTCTTTCAGTTCTTAAATACTCAAATTCTGTGTTTTGGGATAACCGCTGGGGCGAGGATTCTCGCCTATTAGATTGTCGTGGGATGGTCGTTGACCAAGAGGATAATGTTGTCATTTGGCCTTTTACTAAAATCTTTAACCGCTTCGAGAACGATACTGACTTACCTTTAGATCAAGAGGTGATTTGTGTACGTAAAGTTAATGGCTTTATGGGAGCGATGAGTGTTTACAAAGGTGAGTTGATTGTATCTACCACAGGAACACTTGATTCTGAATTTGCACAAATGGCAAAAGAGAAGATCACAGCAGCAATGCCGGATGGAATGCTGGATTATTTCGTGAAAAACGCAGGACCATGCACACTTATCTTCGAAATCTGTGACGATAGTGATCCACACATTGTTGCGGAAGAAGCTGGTGCTTATCTGATTGGTTGCCGTGTCCACCTGAGTGGTGGTATGCTTCCAGAATGGGACCTTGATAGGGTTGCAGAGCGATATGGCTGGAAACGTGCTGGCTGGGAAGTTATCCCATTTGGCGATGTTGTTTACAATTCTAAAGTTATCAAGCATGAAGGTTATGTGATCCGTGATGCCAACTCTGGTGAGTTGTTACTGAAAATAAAATCACCTCACTACCTAACAAAGAAATTCTTTATGCGTGGTAGTGTTAAGAAGTGTGAAGCTATTTGGGAACATGGTGATCGTGTGAAGCAAATTGTTGAAGAGGAGTACTACCCTCTTGTAGACTTCATCAAAACAACTTTCACAAAAGAGCAGTGGCTCATTATGAATGAACAACAGCGTGGGACAGTTATTGCACAATTTTTAGAGGGGGATTAATGGCAACACTCTACATTGTTCGTGGTGTATCAGGTGCAGGGAAAAGCACCTTTGCACAAGTTCTGGCTTCTTCTTTAGGGATTAATTTCTATGAAGCAGATCAATTTGCTTATGATGAAGAAGGTAATTATAATTTTGACGTAAATAAGCTAGGCTTTTATCACTCAGCCTGCCAACATATAGTTCTTTCTGAACTCGCTAATGGTTGGGATGTGATTGTGTCCAACACCTTTACAACTGAAAAAGAACTTGCACCTTATTTGGCAATTGCTAAAGAATTGGATTGCAAAGTTATCAGTTTGGTGGTAGAAAATCGTCATGGCAATGAGAGTATCCATGATGTGCCTTACACAACCCTTGTACGACAGGAGCAACGTCTTCGTAACTCGATTAAGTTACGTTAACAAAAGGAGATATATGGAAAACATAATTATTACAACTTTTTATACTGGTCAATCTGACCCGCAAAGAAACATTATCTGGGAGCCGGACTACAGCAAGCTTGAAAAGCTGATTGAAAGCGTTGTCTCTAAGAAAGAAAAGCTTGTGATCCTTCATGACTGCTTTGATGTAGAGGATACCGAGTTTGTCACCCACATCAAAGTCAAATGCAAAATAAATCCTTATTACCAGAGGTGGAAACATATCCTTGACTACCTCTTACGGAACCAAAATGTTGATAAGATCTTTTGTGTTGACGGTACAGATGTAACTATGTTAAAGTCTCCTTTCCAAGATATGGAATCAGGCAAACTTTATGTCGGTGACGAAACTAAAGTCCTTGGTGACCCATACACAAGGACGGATTGGCCTCACAGTTTTATGCAAGAATTTGTGAATAAGAATCTTGGTAAAACACTGCTCAACGCGGGACTTTGTGGTGGCGATAGAGAGACTGTCTTAGATTTTCTTGCCTTGATGAGTACACTTTATGATATTTATAAAGAAGAAAAGCTAAGTCCATTTGACATGAGTCTTTTCAATATGGTATGTTATGATTACTTTAGTCGTGAGTTGGTTCATGGTGAAAAGGTAAATACTGTATTTCAATCATTTACACCAAATCAAGCCAGTTGGTGGATGCACAAATAAGGAGAACTTTAATGTGTGACAAGTCTTGCAACGGTTGTCCGTTTGCTTTTACAGAAGAGTCAGAAATAATTCAAAATTATGGATGCTTACCAACACCAATGGAGATCGTGAGGATGCGGGTAGAATTCGGTAAAACTTGGGCTTGTCACAAAGAACCAACTAAGCCATGCTCAGGTAGCATCTCATACCTAAAAGAGAAAGGTCATCCATACAAGATGATTGATAAAGAGTTGGTAACAGAGCAGTCTGACTTCTTGTTTGGTTTTGGTAAATTACTCAGGGCAGAAGAAAAAGTAAAAGAACTTGAAAAAAGTAATGAAAGATTATTGACAGATTCACGTCAATGGAAGAAAATGTTTGAAACAGCCGAAAGGTTGATCCGTAGAATTAAGAGGAAGGAGAAACAGAATGTCACATAATGATAAACGCACACCACACACTGACGCACTTGACACACTAGGTTATCTTCATAAAGAAGAAGAAAATCGAGACGCTATTCATTTAGCCGTTGAGCAGGTTGAAGCAGGTGAAAATCTTAAACCAGGAGACCATATTGGATTTGGTGAAGATGGAAAGGTTTATAAGAATCGACGTAGGGCTGGTAAGGCATTAGGGATCGTTGACCCGTTCTTGACGGAAGTTGTCCTCCCAGGTGAAATGTTTTGGTTGGTGGTTTATCCTCGTCAGGTAACTTCTCTTCGCCATGTATGGGTCCATCCAGATTTTCCTGAAAAAGTCGAAGAACTATCTCTGGAAGAACTTAGCACTGAAGATCTTCTGGCAGAGATCGGAAAGCGAGCCACAGCTCCAAAAAAGTAGTAACCCAAGTTGTTAATGCCCTCGGTTATACAGAAGAGGACGTAAAGGCAGCTTGGGATTGGGTTAACAATTACGCTGAAGAACTTAGTGGTTCTGATTATGAGGACAATAGTTACACCACAGATGCTGAAGAACTTATGGGTTATGCAGACAGTCATGTCAACAGCTCTGAGAGATGGGGTGGAGATTATTTATGTATGGGTGGTCTTCTAGAGGGTGAATATACTTCATCAGAGTTTTGGGATAATTATGAAATCATTCGTGGTGTTCGTATCATTGATCGCCATAACTTCTTTACTTGTTCTTGTTAAGGAGATAATATGCGTAGGCTAATTCTTATCTCAGGTGCTGGACTTTCTGTTGAAAGTGGTATCAGGGCTTTTCGTACAGACACTGATTCTGGTAAAGCAATGTGGGATGAATATGACTTAGAAGAAGTTTGTAACATCCATGCATTCCGTGGTAACTTCTACCATAAGACACATAACTTTTATAACAAGCGTCGCGTGGAGTTGGGTACAGTAGAGCCTAACCTTGCACATTGTAGAATCGCAGAATGGTCCAAAGCTTATGCAGGTCAAGTTGTAAACATCACAACAAATGTTGATGATCTACTAGAGCGGGCTGGTGTGTTTGGTGAAGTTCTACACGTTCATGGTTTTCTTCCTGAAATTATAGTCCAAGATGAACCTTTGCAAGTTAAGAGAGTAGAGAACGTAGGTTACAATGAGATTAACCCTGATGATTATGAATGGTGTAAACCTAACGTAGTTTTCTTTGGAGAAAACGCACCTTTATACGGTGAGATGTATTCCATCTTAGACTCTTTGACAGTTCAGGATTTGGTTATTGTGGTTGGTTGTTCTAACCAAGTGATTAACTTCTTTTGGGATCTAATCCCTAAAGCAAGGTCTTTAGGTATAAAAATTCATTGTGTTAATCCAGGCACTTTGTATCATGAAGAACAGATCATTGAAGAAGTTGGCGGAACCTGCTGGAGAGCTGGTGCAGTTGAAGTTTTCAGCAACCCAAAATTCATTGAAATTGTTGAAAAACATTTGGAGGGCTGATTTGGAAACTAAACCAAGTGAGATGGATTTCATTGATCATATTATAAAAAGAATGGCACCTTTGTACCATGAAATTAGTTTAAAAACTAAATTTGATCTTGATAAACAGATTTTGACCTTCTATCTTTGGAACCTTTCTGGTCAATTAAAAGGTTTTCAAAGATATAATTGGCAGGGCAAAAAGACTATCAGCAACTCTGAAGAAGGAAAATATTTCTCAATAAGTCCTGGAGGTTGCGAAGTATATGGGTTAGAATGGCTTAACCCAGACCTACCAGTGACGTTTATCTGTGAGGGAATTTTTGATGCAATAAGCTTGCTTAATTTTGGCAATGCTGTTGCAGTGCTAACCAATGATCCAAAACCTTTGAAAGAGCAACTTAGGCTTCTACCAGGCAAGAAGGTCGTTGTTTGTGACAATGATAAAGCTGGGAGAAAACTGGCTAAGTATGGAGATGATTATGTCCTTTGTCCTGAAGGTGAAGATCCAAATAGTATGAGCATGGCAGATCTAAAAACTTTACTCGGTGATTACGCTCTTGAGAGAGACTTCTTTCAAGACACTTTCCGTCACTGGTGGAATAAACAAGATATCCTTTTGGAGTAACTTGATAAATGAATTACTATAATGAGTGGGACAAGCCAACCGCCAATTGGTTGCGTGAGTTGATAAAAAGGAAACTATTACCGGAGGGGTATGTAGATGAAAGATCAATTACTGAAGTCACCGCTTCAGACCTGGAAGGATTTACACAATGTCACTTTTTTGCAGGAATTGGGGGATGGTCAAGGGCTTTGCAACTCTGTCGTATACCCTCAACTGTCAAATTGTGGACAGGATCACCACCATGCCAACCATTTAGCCAAGCAGGATCACAAAGAGGTAAGTTTGATGAAAGACACCTTGCCCCAACCTTCCTCAAACTTATTGACCAGTGTAAACCTCCAATCGTGTTTGGAGAGCAGGTTGCAAAAGCGGTTGAAGACGGCTGGCTCGATGATCTTCACGTTGAGTTTGAAAAACAGGGTTACGCAATCGGGACTTCCATTTTGTCAGGTGGTATCGTCGGTGCACCGCACAAAAGGGAACGATTATTTTTCGGGGCAATACGCAGCGTGGTTGACTCCAACCGTCACGAATATTGGAGCAAGGTCTTTAGAGGCAATGGAAAAGCGTATGGCACAGAGATTATCGACTGGAAGGAAATCTTTGAGTCCTGGAAATCTATGGGAACAGGTTCGAATGTATTGGGGAGTTGGGACAGTGGAAGACCAAATCTATGCAGAGACGGGAAGTTCAGAATTATTGAACCCTCTATTCCCTTGTTGGTTAATGGCATTTCCTCTGGAATGGGACGATTGCGGGGCTTCGGTAATGCAATAATTCCCCCTTTGGCTGCATCTTTTATACAAGATTTCCTAATTTCATGTGATGAAAATATTAAAGGTGGTTAAAATGGAACAAATCAATAACACTCTTTATGCACTAAACAAAGATGGTTCTTTTCAAGAATGGAAGGTCTTTGCAGAAGGATCAAATGTAATTGTTCAGTTTGGAAAAGTGGGAGGAAAGACTCAGACGAAGATCACAGAATGCTCACCTAAAAATGTTGGTCGTGCCAACGAAACTTCTGCTGAGCAACAAGCTGTCCTTGAGGCAAAATCTAAGTGGGAGAAGCAAGTTCGCTTGGGTTATCGTGAATCAACAGAAGAGCTGGAGGATGAAGAGCAGTTCTCACCTATGCTCGCACATGACGCTATCAAACGTAGTAAAGATATCATCTACCCTTGCTATGTTCAGCCTAAACTTGATGGTCTGCGTTGTCTTGTGACATTTGATGAGCAAGGAGAACCTGTATTCAATAGTCGTGGCAATAAAACTTACCCAATTCAAGGTAAGATTATTGAGCAGATTAAAGAGTTGCGTAAAGCAACAGGGTTTGACATGTTCGATGGTGAAGTCTATTTGCACGGCCTGAGTCTTCAGAAGATTGTATCTCTAGCTAAGAAGTGGCGATCTAAAGAAGATATTGATGCTGAGATCAATAAAGAGTATTTAGCAGAAGTTAAAAAATGGCAGAAATCACCAGAAGCTTATGTCAAACCTGAACCTAATGTTAATAAGTATTCTAGTTATACCTCAGATGACTTGGAGTTCCATATTTTTGATATTCCATCTAAAGGTAAAGTGTGGGATTCGGATAACGGTTATGAAAGTTCATGGGATTATAATGAGCATCCTTGCCGTTATGCGGATCTAATGAACACTGATAGCCTAGTTTCTAAACTGTCCTTAAGTAAGATCAAAGTAGTTCATGGAAGTTTTATGGAAGATGAAGACCAGGTTAAAGACGTTATTGGTGTTTATATGCAAGGTGGTTATGAAGGAGCTATCATTCGCAACTTCAAAGGTCTTTATGAATTTGGTCAACGTTCAAGCGATTTACAGAAGTGGAAAGAATTTCAGGAAACAGAAGTGTATGTTTATGATTATGAGATTGACAAGAACGATGAAGTTCTGTTACACTGCCGAATCAACTCAGGTGCTCTCCTTAAAGTTAAAATGAGAGGGACACACCAATACCGTGCATCCTGCATGTCTCTTGTCGGTAAATTTATTACAATCCGCTTTCAAGCGTACACTGATGACGGTGTGCCTCAGTTTGCTTCAGGTCTTTATGAACGAGAAGTGAATCCTGAGACATGGGAGCCACTTTATTAAGGAGGGAAAATGATCTGGTACTTGTTGATTCAAATTTTAGCTGTACTGTTTTACATTGGAGTTATCTTTGTTTGGTATAAATTCAGGAAAGATAAATTAGATGACTTTATTGAATTTTCAATGGATAGGTGGAAAATCCTTCTTATTGCTTACTTTGTTATTTTCACCATTGTAACGATATTCCTGTTTGTGCCATTGAAAAATACAACCAAATGTGCAATTCATGGAAACTCCATGAACACAGAAACTAAATATAGCTGGGTAATGGGTTCTTGTCTTATGAAGACTAGGACCGGAGCATGGCTACCAATTAATATCAGTCGTGATCAACCTGAGGGTGAACATCACGATTCTACCGACTTAACTAACTAAGGAGACTTCTTGAATAATTTTTATAAACCTTTAGATTTTACTAAATATTTTGAACGTGTTGTTGATTGGAATGCAACTGCTCGCAATGGAAAACATGACTTCTCACAGAAAGCCAAAGATTTCCAACTGACTTTGGTTCAAGAGGAAATTAAAGAGTTCTTTGATGCTGTAGAAACTAATAATAAAGTTCTTGCTCTTGATGGACTTTGTGACACATTTGTTACTGCCTCTTACCTTTATTTTCAGCAAAAAGGTGGAGAAAATATTAAGCCATTAATTATCAAATCACCTAATGATAATATTGACTATGTTCGATCTCTGAAACTTTCAATGCAGACTCTTGAAATTGGTTTTCCAGGACCTGAGGGTTTAGATGCCCTTGATGTACTGAAGACCACTTGTACACTCCTTTACAATTTTGATGGTTGTACCACTAAAGCTCTGGAAGAAGTTCTTGACAGCAATGATAGTAAGTTCCCTAAGGTATATAATGTAAAAGGTATGGATATTTTTTATGACCTGAATGGCAATGAAACAGACCCTGAAGTTGAGTGTCGTCAAATTGAACGTCGATCTGAAGGTAGGTATGCAGGTGTGAATTACATCATTGTAGGGGAAGGTAGCGACCGCCGATTCATCTTTAAGTCTGACAAAGGTAAAATCGTAAAACCTTATAGTTTCTTTGAACCTAACCTTGCACAATTCTGTTAAGGAGTTATAATGGGGATACAACACAAAGCAGTTATTGGAGTAGGTCTGCCAGCAAAAGAACTTTGCAGTGATCATGATGAGTTTGAAGAAAAGTATGGTGATCACTGGGAGGTATTGGAACTTGTTTCACCTTGGTATGATGCTGATTATAGATATTGTCAGGCGGGTGTGATTGTCTATCAGATTGAAGATGGTTCACTTGATATTGATTTAGTTTACTTAGAAGATGGAATTAAAGTTGCAATGGATGAGTTCAAAGAGATAACAGGTCAATCTGGAAAGATGTTCTTATCTACTTATGGCTACTAAGGAGTAGAAATGTCACAGATTTTACAAACGTTTATTAAACACATGATCAACCGTTTACATGAAGCTGGGATTGATAATCCCACACAAGAAGTGATTTCTTGTATGTTTGGAGGTAAAAAGTTGAAATTCAGGTTGTACTCACAAGAACAGTGGGATACAATGATCCAAGGTCAAAGTGAAGCAGTTAAGCTCTTCGCAGACAGAGGGATTTCTCATCAACCTGATGCAGTGATCACTCATAAAGATAAAGTTTATCTTGTACGACTAATCAAAGACTAATTAAATTATATAAGGAGTTAAATATGGACTATCCAATTACAGGTCAAATTTCTATCGGTGCTTACCATGTATCTGACGAAGATGATTTAATTGACTTTTATGAGTACCTTCAAAAAACTCATGGTCAAGAGTTCGCAGATGAATTGGCTGAAAAACACCCTGATATTTTTGTAAAAACTTATAGTTTAACTCTGACACAGAAAGAGCTTGATGTTCTTCATCTTGTTATTGGTCACTGTATTTCTGAAGAGACAGCTAACATTCAAGAGATGATTGAACCATATGTCTCCCCAGAGTCACTTGACGATTATGATCGAGTGGGTTATAATCTTGATTCAGTCGATGGTCTTTGCATCCGTATTAATTAAGGAGGTAAAATGAGCAAGATTGATTTACAGCCAACAGAAGAAATGATCAGTGCAGGTATTTCTGAACTAATTCAGGTAGACGAATACCGACACCTTTATCACTCTGGAGAAGGCCCCAGTGATGATGAACTTAAAGGTTTAGTGGTATTTATCTGGCAAGCAATGGTTTCTAAAGTAAATAAATAAGAGGAGATTTAAAATTATGGCAAAGAACGGACTTTCTAAAGCATTTAACGGTTTTGTGGTTTATGAGTCAAATGGCGAATACCCAATTGATATCCAAAAGATCCCAACCGTAGAGAATTTTGATTATTTGAAGTATGAAATCGCAGCAGAAGATGAAGTTTCTTCTATTGGATTTGAACCTGTTATTGAAATGGAAGTGACGACTGACGGTGAACTTGTTCGTGAAGAAGAATATGTGCATTCTGTCGGTACTTTTGATGTAATTAAGATCAAACAATCCAAACGAAAGGTTCCTGGGTCAGAGGTTAAAAAGATTGTTTCTGAGAAAACCCGCAAAGCGATTGCTGAAGCAGAAGAGCGCGGTCAAACGATTAAGGTTAATAAAGAACTTAAAGAAATGTTTAAAGAAGAAGCAATCAAGGAGCTGCTACCTCGCTGCTTTATTGATGAATCCAGCACCTTTGTGTTCCTTGACAAAGTTACAGAGAAGCTTTATGTAGCTGTACCTTCTCACAAGAAAGCTGAAGATATTACTGCTTTTATTCGTAAGACTCTGGGCAGCCTGCCGATCACACCTCTGGTCACAGAGCGTGAGATTGTAAAAGCAATGACACAGTTTGTAACTTCTCAGCTGAATGATAAGATCACCTTAGGCGATTTTGTTCAGATGGAAGATGAAGAAGGTGTTGTAGCATGGAAAAAAGAATCACTCTACAACTCTGATGCAAAAGAGCTGATTGAAAATTCCGAAAAGCTGGTCACAAAACTTGGCCTTAATTTTGATGGCGTAGTTTCTTTTACCATTGACAGTGACTATGTAATCTCAGGTGTTAAGTTTGAGAGTTACGTTACCGCAGAAGGTCATGACTTCTCATCTACATTCCTGCTGATCGCTAATGAAATCACAGGTGCAGTAAAAGAGCTGTTGAAAGAACTTGGTGAAGAATAAATTCAAATAAATCTTGACTCTCAGGCCATCTTTTGATAGGATGGCCTCCTAAACCTCATAGGAGAAACAAAATGAAAAAATTAGCTTTCGTACTTTTAACTCTAGCTGCTTTCAACGCCTCCGCTGTGAAGATTACACTTACAGATCCTTCAGAAGTTATCACAGGTGATACTAAACTGTGTATTTATGAAGGTCACGGCACTGAAGAGGTCTATGAGGTTGCAAAGAGTCAAAATTGCCCTTACGCAAAGACTTTTGAGACAGATGAATAATAGAAAGGAGGTTTACTGAGTAAATTCGAAACAATCAGTTTAGAGGATCTTCCTAAGTACATTGATGAAAATACGAAGTTAGTCATTGACTACGATCAAATAGGATATCTTAGCTCCTCTGTCCTGGAGGGGCGTAAAATAGAAGCTGTACACAAAGCTTCTGGCAGAACTAAAGAGTTTAAGAACAAGACTGAGTTCTGGGGCAGAAAGAAAAACTCTTTAGAGGGAAGTTGGCTTGGTGATCAGAATGTCATGAGGGAAGCCAAAGGACAAACGCCTTTCACAAGAGAGGATTTTGAGATCCGTGAAGTTCAGGTTGCCCCTGAACTGTCCCATGTTCTTTATGCAGCAAAAACAAAAGTTAATACAATTTGTGACCACCTTGGTATTGATAAATATTTCGGTGTTATCGGCAAAGGTGAAACATTTAGGCATGAACTTGCTTTACCTGAGAAGTACAAATCCAACCGTGAAGAAGCACTCCGTCCAATATTCCTAACAGAAGCCAAAGATTATCTTGTAGAAAAGCATGGTGGCGAAATCGTTACAGGCATTGAAGCTGATGATCGTTTAACTCAATATGGTTATCAAGGATGGCTTGACTTCAAAAAGACTGGCAAGATCTCTTACCTTCCTGTTACGATGGATAAAGATAGCAACTCAACACCCTCAATTTATTTCAATCTCTACCGTTCAAACAATGCTTTTAAGCACATCAATCCTATCCTAATAGATGATGGAGTTGGTGAACTTTGGATGGATAAAGGTGAAGTGAAAGGTTACGGTGCCAAATGGCTTGCAGTACAGATGTGCAAGGGTGATAGCAGTGACCATGTTAGACCTTATCAAGACTTTGGTTTAACTTATGGAGATGCTACCTGTTACGCAGACTTTGCTGATGCAACAGACCACAAAGAGCTTTTTACACGTGTCATGAACCGTTTTAAAGATTGGTTCCCGGACGGTGTGGAGTATGATGCCTGGACAGGTGAACATATGAAGATGTCAGCTGGTCAATGGGCCTCTCTTATGTTCAAACTCGTTTATATGCAACGTGTCCCACATGATCCTACAACTTTCGCCCGTGTCCTTAAACACTATGGGGTGATTTAATGTTGATATTAGGCATAGACCAGTCGATGAGCCATTGTGCAGCCGTTCTTACGGAGGACGGTATCGCCATAGAAAAACATGTATTTAGAACAGGTAGTTCAGGGTCAAAAACCAAAAGCAAAGGTGTTGTTTACTTCGATACCCAAGTTGAACAGATTATCTACATTATAGATAATCTTGTTGATCTGATCAACCGAATTAAGCCTGACGCTATTGTTCTGGAGTCTCTTTCTTTTGCGTCTGTAGGGAATGCAACAAGAACCCTTGCCGGTCTTTACTTCTGTATTATGTATCAACTTTATAAACTTGGTTACGGTGATAAAGTTCATCATTTAGCACCAACATCAATTAAGAGTTGGGCCAGGAATAAACTTCCTGAAGAACAGCAAACAGAGTTGAATAAGAAAGGAAAGAAGATAAAGAAAAAGATGGAGAAAAAAGATATGATTCAGGTAACTGAAATACTTGACTCAGAACTCCTAAAAGGGTATACTCTCGTGGCTGGTAAAGCAGACATAGCTGATGCATTTATTCTTGCTAAATGTTATGAGGAAAGACAGGAGGAAAAATAGTCTTTAAAAGGAAAAGAAGAGCTGTTAAATCTGTTACAAAAACGGCTAAGAAGCGAAGAGAAAGTATACCTCTTAACCCTAAATACTGGTTGAAAAACACAACAGAAGTTAGACTTTGGTCAGAAGCAAACAAACCTGCCGATGGCCTTTGTCCTGTGTTGAGATATCAACCTACAAGGTGGACATGTGATCATGACCACTTTGACTTGAAGGTGAGAGGTATGTTGTCCCAGCCTGCTAATACGTGGGAAGGATATGTAGTGAAATACTTCCAAAAGTACTGTTCAAATTACACTGAGATATCAATATCAGAAGCCCTAAGAAATCTTGCCGATTACCTTGAGACAACTTACTGGATGGATAATAAACTCCATCACAGGGGAGTTGAGACTCAAAGGAAATATTTGGAGAGACTTAAAAAAGAGACAATAGCTATTGCAGCTAAAAAAGATTTTGATCTTATTCTCGATTGTGAAGAAATGTCTAAAGAGCAGATGATTGTTGAGTACTTGAAGGAATTCATTAAAAAATATGAGGAGACTGTATGGGACTGAATAAAGTAGACGAAAGTTTGACAAGCAATAATGATTTACCAGTTATGGAGTTTATTTATACAAACTGGAAAGGTCAAACAACTAACAGACGTATTCAAAATCCTACACTGTGGTATGGTGAGAGTAAGTACCATAAAGGAGCACAATGGTTCTTTCATGCATTTGATTTGGAGAAAGATGACTTCCGTGATTTCGCAGTTGCAGACATCTTAACTTTCGTAGATAATAAAGGGGTATAAATGAGGTTAGAGCAATCCATCATAGATTTAGTTGTAAAATATTTACAAGACGGAAGCACCTCAAAAAGGGGTATTGCCAGAGAAATTTTTGGCAAGGACAGTAAAGAGTCAACAGTTCGACACATTGAGAAAAAATACTTCTCACCAGTTGACCTCACAGTTGAAAAAAGCTATCTTGAAGGTGTCCAGAGTGATTACACTAAAGCTAAAATACTTGTTCTTGACATTGAGACTGCACCAATCCTTGGTCATGTCTGGTCTCTTTGGAATAACAATTTAGGTTTGAATCAAATTGACACTGATTGGTACATCCTGTCTTTCACTGCTAAGTGGGCACACGAAGGTGAAGAGGATGTTATTTACATGGACAAGCGTGAGACGTTTGATAATGAAGATGACACTGAGATGCTGAAGGTACTGTGGGATCTACTCAATGAAGCAGATTTTGTGCTTGGACAGAACATCAGAAAGTTTGATATGAAAAAGATCAATGCCAGATTCATTTTAAATGGGTTTCCTAAACCTTCCACCTACCGTCAGATCGATACTCTGTTGATTGCAAAATCGCTATTCGGATTTACTTCTAATAAGCTGGAGTACATGACCGATAAGCTGTGCAAGAAATATAAAAAGAAAAAACATCTGAAGTTCCCAGGGCACACTCTGTGGAGTGAATGTTTAAAAGGTAACATTGAAGCCTGGGATGAAATGAAAGAATACAATATCTTTGACGTTCTTTCTAACCAAGAGTTGTATGAAGTGTTTATGCCTTGGGATGCTAAACTTCCAAACTTCGATTTGTATGTTGACGAAGAGCTGGATATGTCAGAGTGGGTTGAAGATGGTTTCCATATGACCAACTTAGGTAAGTACCAACGTTACCGTCATGTTGTAACAGGGCAGCAACGTCGCGGTCGTGAGAATCTTCTTTCTCCAGAGAAAAGAAAGTCTCTTCTGGCAAATATTGTAGATTAATTATGAGGGGCGAAAGCCCCTTTGTTTTAAGGAGGTTTTATGACTAATGCACTAGATACACAGATTGATGGCAATCATTATAAAGATCAGAAGATGCAGCCTTTAGAGTTGGCTTACCGTGTGAACGGCAGTCCCTGCTTCACTAAGCTCGCAAAGTATGCAAGTCGTAGAAAAGTTGACCGGTTAGGTGATCTTAATAAAGCAATTCATTGCATTCAACTGGAAAAGGAGTTAACCTTACTTTGTGGGAATTCATACGAAAAGCTAAGGGTTGTAGAGCCTTTTTTCCATAAAATTCTTTGTGAATTTACTGAAGATGAGGATTTGTTTTCCGCTCTATACCATATGTATTACTCCAATTATGATCTAGCCATTCGAAGCATAGAGAGTATTATTCAACAGGAGTTCCCAAATGAAGCCTAAATTCATTGTTGCCTGGGATGTTGACTTGACCTTCTACCCAACAGACATTACCTGGTTGAAGTGGTTGAATGAAGTGTGCGGGACCTCCCGCACTATGGAAGACTGCCTTTTTGATTACCAGACAGGTTACCACTTCCCTGAGTTCGAAAAACTTGAAGTAAAGGCTATGGACTTCTGGCGTAACCCAACACTATATGATACGATCCGACCTGTGGAAGGCGCTGTAGAAGCAGCAGAGATGATTGTTGGTGCTGGTGGTGCAATTAGTTGGAATAGTTATTGCAAGGCAGGTCACTTTGGTAGTAAAGTTAGGGCCATCAAACGTGACACACCGTTTGCACCTTTGGGTGAACTACATAGTTTCTATGCTACCAAAGAGAAAGGTGGCGTTATCTGTGACTTTGCTATTGACGACAGATTCAAGCATCTGGCACAGTACCCGGACAATGTAGTTAAGATCCACTACGACACACCTTGGCAAGAAGAGTTCAGTTGTCCTGTTGATCTAAAAAGCAACAATTACAAAGAGATAGCAGAATTTATCATTGACTTGGTATAAAAAGAGGTTAGAATGGGTTGTTATGAAGAGGATGAGGTAGTTCAAATCTTAGCTAAAGGTACTAATACAGTTCTTTATGAAGTGAAGATGACAGCTAAGACTTGTTCACAAATGTTTGTTAGGTTGGTGTTCTTCAAGTATGGTTTAGAAAAAGGTACTTACAGTCACAGAAAAAAGAGGAGTTGAGAATGAAAATTAACATTCAGTATATCTTTACAGAAGAAGATAAAAATGACGAAGATTTATGTAGTTTTATTGATTATTTAGATAGACTAGGTAGTGAGTTTATTTGTGAAGTTATTGCAGACTCTGATTATTATAACCAGATTGATGTTTCAGGTGAAGACAAGGTGGAGAAATAATGTATTTAGCAGAAGTGGAAGGTAAAGGTGGTATTAATACAAAACTGGTGGCATACTCAGTTTCCCCAGAAGGTAAAAAGATTGCAACATTTGAACTGACTTATCATAGATACATTCATGGTGAGTTTATGACACACCGCTTATTTAGCCGCAATGCAATGAGTTCTCGTGCTGTTCCTGTGAACAAGATGTTGGACATTATCCGTGAATCTCCAGCCATGCCTATCCACTGGGGTAAAAATCAACCAGGAATGCAGGCTAAAGAAGAGCATGATGCAGAGGTTATCGTTTCTGACTATGATGGCGACGATTGGCCTATATCTAAAGAACGAGCTTGGGAGTTGGCAAGTAATCATTCTGTGAGGATGGCTGAATGCTTTGCAGAAGCTGGGTATCACAAACAGATTGTAAACCGTTTGGTTGAACCCTTCCAAATGATGAAGACTGTCATGACAGCAACAGAACTGGATAACTTTTTCTGGTTACGTTTAGATGAAGATGCACAGCCAGAGATCTTTGAACTGGCTCGTTGTATTCGTGAATGTTTGGAAAAGTCTGAACCCCAACCACTTCAGCCAGGGGAATGGCATACACCGTATGTATACCAAAAACACTCAAAGTCAACTGGCATTCATTACTTTATTTACGATGAAAAAGGTCAACAAAAATTCATTACTAAAGATGAAGCCCTTGCAATCTCTTCGTCATGTTGTGCTCAGGTCTCTTACCGTAATCTTGACAACACATATGAGAAAGCAATGGCAATTTATGGTCGTCTACTAAGTGGTGCTAAAGTACATGCATCTCCTTTCGAGCATCAGGCCACGCCGATGGCAAAGAGGGATCTATCAGGCATAAAATCTGAGAGAGGTGCAGTCAATTTCCAACCTATCCCAGACTCTTGGGAGAAAGGTATTACTCATGTTGATCGTGAGGGTAATTTCTGGTCTGCAAACTTCAAGGGCTGGGTACAACACCGACAACTCCTGGACAACCACAATTGCACAGATTATGTACCAGAGTAACTTAAGGGTTTTGTAAAGATATTTCTTGACTTGAAGTAACATATTGAGTTATTATTCACGGACTGGAAACGACCAGTCCAATAATTAGAAACAATGTAGTCAGACTTAGAAAGTGATAGATCACTTTGCGGTCATAAGAGGAGATAAGCATGGAAAAGATTAAAACTTCAGGTTTCACCAGTACAACTCTGGCATCTGTTACAATTGATACACTGAAAAACACACCAATCTGGAAAAAACACGTTAACGCTAACGGTGTTATCATTCCTGTCAAAAACTCTCAAGGCCACCTCTACACTGCACGTGAAGAAGATTTGGTAAGAGCAGCACTTTATGCTTTAGGTTATGATGAAAAAGCTGAACAAGGTTTCACTAAACGCCGTGGGACTTACGTTGTACGTAGCTCAAAGGATTCTACTAAAGGTGTAGTCACCCAGATTTATGATTTCCGTGTTCGAAAGGGACACTCTATGGAAACATTCTTTATGCGTAATAGTTTTGTACACATTGACGCCGAACAATCTAATGAGTTTATTGACTTGGCAGGATATGGTCTCGAATATTACGAAATTACCCCACGAAAGTCTGACAAACGTGATCAAGATAATGACCTAACTTCACAAGCTGCTGATAGTTCAGAATCTTTTGCGACTGTAGCATAAATAGCAGAGGTTTTATGGATTTGAATAGCAACCAAAATTATGATAAAATGGAAACTCTAGAAGATGTTTTAATTAAAGTAGAGAAAGAACCATACCTGTCCAGTAAAAGAAAGAAAGCAAGAGAGACAGCTCTAACCAAAGGTTTCACTGATGAATACCATATGGAAGGTTGGTTATATTTTAACAGATTGGATTCAGAGCAATACTCTGGTTATGATGTTGATCTACTTCATATGACATCCTCAGGTGAGAGTTATTAAATAAAATTAATTCAGGAGATTTAAATGGAAGTGCAAAATAATGTAGTAGTTTATAGTAAACCGAATTGCCAGCAATGTGAGATGACAAAAACCTACCTATCTAATAAGGGTGTTGACTATATTGTTGTAGATATTAGCAAAGATCAGGATGCATTCTCTCGCATCTCTCAGCTTGGTTATCGTCAGGTTCCAGTTGTCGAATCAGGAGAAGAACATTGGTCGGGTTTCCAGCCAGCTAAACTGAATGCAATTCTGAATTAAGGTGTTATTATGTTGATAGTCTATTTTTCAGGATTATCAGAAAATACACACCGATTTGTTAGTAAATTAGGCTTACCTAATAAAAGAATTCCCATCAGTGGTGAATGTTTTGTGGAAGAGCCTTATATTCTAATTGTACCTAGTTATGGAGGAGGGGCTGTAAAAGGCTCCGTCCCAAGTCAGGTTGTCAAGTTTCTGAATAATGAAAACAATAGAGTTAATTTGAGAGCTGTGATTGGATCTGGTAATACAAACTTCGGGGATATGTATTGCTATGGTGCCAAAGTCGTGGCAAATAAGTGTGGTGTACCTCTACTTTATAAATTTGAGTTGATGGGCAACACAAAAGATGTGGACTGTGTAAAAGATGGAGTGATTAAATTTGGAACAATCAATTAAAGAGCAACTACAGAAATATAAAGACCTAGATTATCATGCCCTCAACGCCATGATCAATCTGGTAGACTCAGATGGCAAACTTCAGCTAGACAAAGATGTACTGGCATTAAAGAAGTTTTTCCTTGACCACGTTAACCCAAATACAGTATTCTTCCACACTCTCAAAGAGAAATTAGAATACCTCGTGGACAATGAATATTATGATGAAAAAGTTTTAAGTCAGTATTCTTTTGATTTCATTAAAAGCCTTTTCCAGAGAGCTTATGACTTCAAATTCCGTTTTGAAACTTTTGTCGGCGCACAAAAATATTATAAAAGCTACACTTTGAAGACTTTTGATGGTGAGCGTTATTTAGAACGTTTTGAAGACCGTGTTTGTATGAATGCGCTTGCACTAGCGGAAGGTAATGAAAAACTGGCTGAGTATTTCTTAGATGAAATTATTTCTGGACGTTTTCAGCCTGCAACTCCTACATTTTTAAATTGTGGTAAAAAACAACGTGGTGAATTAGTTTCTTGTTTTCTGCTTCGGGTTGAGGACAACATGGAGTCCATTGGACGTGCGATCACTTCGTCCCTGCAACTGTCTAAACGCGGTGGTGGTGTTGCACTCTGTTTATCCAACATCCGTGAAACAGGTGCTCCCATTAAGAAAGTAAAAGGTCAATCCTCTGGTTTGATCCCTGTAATGAAAATGCTAGAGGATGCATTCTCTTATGCAAACCAGTTAGGTCAACGACAAGGTGCTGGTGCTGTTTATATCAATGTACATCACCCAGACATCTTGAACTTTTTGGATACAAAACGTGAGAATGCTGACGAAAAGATCAGGATCAAAACTTTATCACTTGGTGTAGTTATCCCTGATATTACTTTTCGTTTGGCTAAAGATGGTGAGCCAATGTACCTTTTCTCCCCTTATGATGTGGAGCAGGTGTATGGTAAACCATTCGGTGATATTAGTGTGACTGAGTTATATGATGAAATGGTTGCTGATAAACGGATCAGGAAGTCTAAAATTGACCCACGTGAACTATTTCAACGTCTGGCAGAAATTCAATTCGAGTCTGGTTATCCATACATTATGTTTGAGGATACAGTAAATGCTGCTAACCCGATTGATGGTCGAATTAACATGAGCAACCTTTGCTCTGAGATCCTTCAGGTAAATACAGCATCTGTTCTTGATGAAGATGGGAGCTATTTGAGTGTAGGTAAAGATATTTCTTGTAACCTTGGTTCAATGAACGTTGCGAAAGCAATGGACGGTAATCTCGCTAAGACTGTTGAGACGGCTATTCGTGCTTTGACTGCTGTATCTGATATGAGTGACATTAAGTCTGTGCCAACAATCCAGAATGGCAATAATAAGTCACATGCTATTGGCTTAGGTCAAATGAACTTGCATGGGTATTTTGCTCGTGAAGAAATGTTTTATGGCTCAGAAGAATCTCTGGATTTCACGAATATGTATTTCATGACTGTTACTTATCATGCACTCAATACATCAAACATGATCGCAAATGAGCGTGGACAAACCTTTGAAGGTTTTGAAAAGTCTAAGTATGCTTCAGGTGAGTACTTTGACAAGTACACCAACCAAGTTTGGGAACCAAAGACAGAAAAAGTAAAAGAGATCTTCAGGAAAGCTGGAGTTACGATCCCATCCCAAAGGGATTGGGAAAAGTTGAAAGATGCTGTTATGGATACTGGCCTTTATAACCAGAATCTCCAGGCAGTTCCTCCAACAGGATCTATCTCTTACATCAACAACTCTACTTCAAGCATTCACCCGATTGCTTCTAAGATCGAAGTTAGAAAAGAGGGAAGTTTGGGTAGGACTTATTACCCAGCAGCATTCATGACCAATGATAATTTAGAGTATTATCAGGATGCATATGAAATTGGACATGAAGCAATTATTGATGTGTATGCTGAGGCAACTAAGCACGTAGACCAAGGTCTGTCTCTGACATTATTCTTCCGAGATAACGTAACGACAAGGACTATCAATAAAGCTCAGATCTATGCCTGGAAAAAGGGCATCAAGACTCTTTATTATGTACGCTTGCGTCAAAATGCCTTAACTGGAACTGAAGTTGAAGGTTGTGTTTCCTGCACACTGTAATTCAGGGAGGCCCGCAAGTCGGGCCAATTAATCAAACTATGGAGATAAAATGACTAATATTTTTAAAGAGGCAACCCGCTTAGCTGCAATTAATTGGAATAAAATTGAAGATGATATTGACTTGCAGGTATGGAATAGGTTAACATCTAACTTCTGGTTACCAGAGAAAGTCCCACTATCAAATGATCTTAGTTCTTGGTCTAAGTTGACTAAAGAAGAACAACTACTGACAATCAGGGTTTTCACAGGTCTGACACTTCTGGATACAGTTCAGAATATTGTTGGAGCACCAACACTAATGGAAGATGCTGTAACACCTCATGAAGGCTCTGTACTTTCAAATATTGCATTCATGGAAGCTGTCCACGCTAAATCTTATAGTTCTGTATTCTCAACACTGTGCCGCACCGAAGATATTACTGAAGCTTTCCGTTGGAGTGCTGAAAATGAGTTTCTAAATAAAAAAGAAGACATCGTTATGAGTTATTATCATGGTGATGACCCTTTGAAAAAGAAAGTGGCAAGCGTTATCCTTGAATCCTTCCTGTTTTATTCAGGATTTTATCTGCCGATGTACTGGTCAAGTCGTGGCAAGCTTACTAACACAGCTGACCTTATTCGTCTGATTATTAAGGATGAAGCAATCCACGGTTATTACATTGGATATAAGTTTCAACAGGGGTATAAAAAACTATCCACTGAGAAGCAGGACGATTTAAAACAGTTCACTTATAACCTACTTCTAGAGCTTTATGAAAATGAAATTCGGTACACAGAAGATTTGTATGACACTGTAGGTCTGACAGAAGATGTAAAGGCTTTCTTGCATTATAATGCAAACAAAGCGCTTAACAACTTAGGTTTTGAAGCTCTGTTTCCACCAGAGATTTCAGAAGTCAATCCAGCAATTCTTTCAGCGCTTTCACCAGATGCAAATGAAAACCATGATTTCTTCTCAGGGTCTGGTTCCTCTTATGTGATTGGTAAAACAGAGAGTACCGAAGACGAAGACTGGGATTTTTAATTAATCAAAGGGGAGAGATCCCCATTCAAGGAGTTAAAAATGGATACACTGTTATCTGGGTTGAAAGTTTATGATCCGACAAGCATTGTGTTAAAAATAGATGGGCAAGAGGTTTATGGTTTCTCTTCTGAATTTAAATTTGAAATTTTAAAACAGGAACATGAAAAAGATATTCATATTTGGTTATCACTAGCCTCAGAGTGGTATCCCATACTGGATACGTTATTAGGTAAAAAAGTTAGAGTAGAAATTGAGTATGTGAATTCTAACTTCCCAGTGGAAATAAAGGAAAAGTTTTTTGCTGTTGTAAAGTCTTCAAAGGTCACCTTTGGTTCTGAATTTCCTGAGGCAGTCTTCAAAATATCGAAATACAAAGATGTTAATATAGAAGAGGGTGTTCGATTACTTACAACTAAAAACCAATAAATTAAGAGGAGAAGACTAATGGCTAAAAAATATCGTGTGAAAGGTTCAACTCGTCGCAAACTTATGCAAATTGAAATGAGTAAAGAACTTCGGATGAAGAGTAAGAAAACAAAACCTGTACGTGAAATCACTGAAGAGCATGAAGCATTTAAACAATTTGATCAAAGGGGTGAAGCAGAATGATCTATGAAAAATTTGAAACTGAATTAAAACTTAGCTATGAGACGACTAAAGAAGTGCTACAGGAGCACTTAGATAATATTAATGGCTACATCGAAGCTCGACAGCAGGCGAAAGAGTTGCAGGAAGTGTCTGAAGAGGAACTGCAAGAATTTTATCCAGATGTTAAAGAGGAAAAGGAACGTCTGGAAGCGGCTATGGCTAAGCTTGAAGATGAAGCAACAAGTTCTTGGTGGGTAGAGCTTACACTAGAACGATTGAAAGAAGCTGTTTCAGAAGAAGAAGGTAAGATTTTAGAAAAAGCTCTTGAGATCCAAGGTCGTATTGAAAATATTATGGACGATAGCTCAGCAGACTTGGTTGGGTATCTTTCTAAAGGTTTAAGTAACGGAGTTGTGGTTCAGTAAAACTAAAGTCCCCGCCCTTTAGAAATGCCACAACCAATAATAGGCGGGGTATTTGGAGAAAGTAATGGCACTATCAAAAAGTGAATATGAATCAGCAGCAAAGTCTTTGGAAGTTGACACTCCAAGTGTAATAGCAATTGCTACGGTTGAAAGTGGTGGTGATGGCTTTTATGATAATGGGGAAGTTAAGATCCTATTTGAACGTCACATCTTTTACAGACAGCTTGTAAAAAATCGTGGTCAAAAATTTGCTGATGCAACTTATAAATCTGACCCTGATATTTGTAACCCTGTTGCAGGAGGTTATGGTAAATTCTCAGAGCAACATCCTAAATTACGTAGGGCTGAGAAGTTCGATAAGACGAGTGCAAGAGAAGCTTGTAGTTGGGGCGGATTTCAAGTGTTGGGTAGTAATTGGCCTGATTTAGGTTATACATCAGTCCAGGCTTTGGTTAATGATGCTATGACAGACGAAGGTCAGTTGAGAATGTTTGTTAGGTTTATAAAGTCAAAACCGTCGGTTTGGAAAGCTCTCAAGGCTCATGATTGGGTAGGTGTAGCAAAAGGTTACAATGGACCATCTTATGCTAAGAACAATTATGACACCAAACTTGCACAAGAGTATAAAAAAGCAGGTGGGAAGTGATTTAATTATTGACAGGTAGTTACAGTTGTGTTATAACTTTAATAACCCCTCTCCTACCAGAGGGGAATCTAAAAGGAGATATACATGGGTAAGAGTAATCGTCAGCGGGTTCAAGATAATAAAGTGAAAACTGCAAGCAAGTATGCAGAAAAAGTAATCCCTTTTCAGGTAAGCAATGATTGGAAACTTGATTGGTTTACGCCAGAAGGAGGACAAAATGCCCTTGTTGAATCTATGCAGGATAATGTACTGACTGCTGGTAATGGGCCTAGTGGAACAGGTAAAACAAGTACTGTTTTATGGCAAGCACTTCATTGGCTAAAGTCTGGAATATTTCAGAAGATTGTCTTTATTAAAAATCCTACAGAAGCTGGAGACGACCAAATTGGATATTTAAAAGGAGAGCAGCAGGATAAACTTAAAGCTCACTTCCATGAAACAAGACGTATTTTTCAGTCATTTATTTCAAAAGGTAAATTGGAGTGTGATGAAAGTTCTGGCAAAATTGAATTTGCAATCCCTAACTTTCTACTTGGTGCAACCATTGATAATGCGGTAATAATTATTGATGAATGTCAAACAATGTCTCCAGGTACAATGAAGTTGTTAATGGAACGTGTTGGGATGAATAGTATTGTGGTTATCCTTGGTGATTCCCGTCAGGCTTACTCAGTTAAGAAGCGTGAAGATGGTTTTGCTGACTTCATCAAAAAAATCACTAAAGTTGAAGAAGATGGTTCACGCGTCAGCTCTGAACCTTTGATGGGTTATGTTGAACTAAAAACAGATGATAACAAACGTTCAGCTCTTTCTAAAAGGATCACAGAGCTGTATGCATAAAAACAAGGGGAGGTCACTCCCCTTTCTAACAGAGAGGTGCTATGGTAACAGGAGTTTTTGGGGCAATTAATCGTGAAAGTATTGATGAGGTTTACCGTAATGGGTTGGTAAAACCTAATGAATATGAATCGATACGCGACAATATCATAGACAGAGAGTTATACCTTAGACATGAAGCTTTTTCCTATAAGTTGAATTACTTCTTTTTAGTCCTCCAGAAAATCCCACTTTGTGAATTTTTCTATATAAGTCAGACAGGGATCTTTGATGTAAAAGAAGCTATTCTTTATATGGCTTACAATACACCGGAAGAACTCTTAATAGAAGTTGATGATGTTAGTACAATGGTCTTAGCTGATGTAGCTTACAATAAAGCTTGCAAGGTAAGGGATTTAGGTGATCTAAACAGATCTAAGTTAGTGCAAGGTGATATTTATGCGGATAAAGAAACTATCCGTAGTCTTGAATACCTAACACGTTATAAGCGTGGTTTATGGGATTTATTAGAATGTTTAAATGTGGAGGATAAATAATGACTACAATTACCTATAAGGATAGAAAAATTGCAAGTGACGGACAAATTTCATTTGGTGACCGAATTGATAACTATAGCTTAAAGAAAGTCCGTAAAATTAATGGTTGTTTAGTTGGTGGCGCAGGCCGTCTTTCTAGCGTTCTCCAATTTTTTGACTGGTTCCAAGAGTGGTCAGATGCACAACAAGTTCAAGGTGAATCCCCGCACGTTAAGGTGTTTGTCCCAGAGGGTATTGATGATGAAGATTTTTACGGGTTGGTTGTCTTTGCAGATGAAGTTATATTTATGTATGAAGGTGGGAAAAAATCTTACCAGATGACCGGTTCACCTCATTATGCAATTGGTTCAGGATCTGATTATGCATTAGCTGCTATGGATGCTGGTGCAAGTGCAGATGAAGCCGTGGCTATTGCGATTACTCGTGATGTGTATACTGGTGGAGAAATCTTTATTGAAGAACTTGACCCAGAGCCAATTGAGCTAACCAGGCAAGTTGCAGAAAGTATGGAGAAATCAGAGTTGCTTGACATGCTGTTTGGGGAAGATGTGGAAATTGTTGAAGATGAAAAGGATGAGATCATTTTCCAGACCAGTCGTGTTGTGATTGACACTGCTGAAAAAGTTATTTTCATTAACCCTGAAAATGGTGATACACTAGATGAGATCACCTTGCAAGATTCAGAACTGGACAGTCCAAGTTTTAAACGTGTATGCAAAGCATTAAACAGAAAATATTTAGACTTAGTTGCATCAGAAATTGGCATGGTGTTTGAACAACCAGCAGCTAATAAAAGTGAACTTTTAGATGCAGTACTAGATTGTCTAAATGATGTTTACATTGAAAAACTACAAGAGAGGGCAGATGCAGAATAAAGAAGAACTCAAAGTATCTTTTGAGAAGCTTCTCAAGAAGCGGGGCATTGAACCCGCTTTTATTGAGGATGCAGCGGAAGTTATGTCAGAAACAGTTGAAAAACTGCTAGAAGAAGCACACAAAGAAGGGTATAGTAAGGGTTTTGAGGATGCCAGTCATCTTCCTTTTTAAGGAGGTAAAATGAAGATTTTTGATAAAGTCACTATCCCTGATGATAAGAGAGTATTCTTTGTGGGTGACATTCACGGTGCTTTTGATTTGTATCTTAAAGGTTGCAAAGACCTTGGGATCACAGATGAAGATGTTGTTGTTAGCCTTGGTGATTTGATTGACCGTGGCCCGAAAAACTTTGAATGTGTCGTAGAGTTTACACGCAAAGAGAATCGGTATGCTATACAAGGCAACCACGAAGATCTTATGATCAAAGGGATGCTCAATGACTCACATCAACATTTTGACTGTTGGTTTCTGAATGGTGGAAATGTAACTTGGGAGGAAGTCGGAGGTGAACAGGGTTCAATGGCACTTGCTGAGATGGTTAAAGACCTACCTGTGATCTTAGAAGTTGAACACCAAGGTAAGAGATTCGGTTGTGTACATGGAGGGATTCCTTATGCAGAGAAACTAGGTCCTTGGGATAATCTTGTTGATTATACAATTAAAAACCCAAGTTTTTGTGATAAGTTAGTTTGGGATCGATCTGTCATTGATTTAATTCAGACACAACTTAAGTCTTTTAAGTTTAGTAGTGTTCCTGAAGTAAAAGGTGTTGATTATGTCTTGCATGGTCACACGCCTGTGAAAAATCCCCTAGTGCAAGAGAATCGTGTTTATATGGACAGTGGTGGGATCTTTAATTCTAGACTGACCTTTGCTCACATGGAAAATGGCGAACTTAAGTTCTATACCACAGGTGATTGGGACAGCTTATGAATTTAATTTATGGGCGGGCTATTAATGATGTAGAAGGTAAGACAACTATTTTTATTTAAAGGGGATTATGATGACATCTAAAGACTTGTTGTATTGTCAGAAATGTGGAGGCATGATTGACTTCCGTTTTAAAATCACATTGCTAAGCCACCCTGCTAAATATCAAATGGCATGCAAAGATTGCAATGCGCTAAAAACATATACAGAAACAGAAAGATTATTAGCTCTTGAAGAACTTGAAAATGGCAGAAGTTCTTAACTTTTATAAGGTTGGTAAAATAATACCTAAAGGCGCTGTCTACATCGGTAGGCAGATGCCAGGGTTGCCAAGAAGCAAGTTTGCCAATCCTTTCAAAATAACGGATGAAGAGCCAAGAGAAGTTGTTATCACGAAGTACAAGAGTTGGTTGTGGTCACAAATCAGGACAGGAAAAATAACACTTGAAGACCTTCTTGAATTAGAGGGACGAGATGTGGTTTGTTTTTGTGCTCCTCAACCTTGTCATGGGGATGTAGTTCTTGCAGCTGTCGTTTGGGCAAGAAAGAAGTATGATGTTATTCATGGCTATTGGTCATGGGAGGAATAATGAAAAGTAAAAATAGTTTAGAGTTTGCTAAGTTCTTAATGTTGTTTGATCCTAAATTTACTATCAGTTATTACACAGATATAACTTTAGTAGCAGATGAAGAGGAATTAGCCAGTCATATTGAAAATATCAGATTTATAAATAAAGCTTGGGAGGAAAGTCATGTATAAAGTTACGATAGAAGAAACTGTTGGTGAAATTTCAAAAAGAACTATCCTTGAGACAGATGATGTTGAACTGGTCAAAGAAGTCCTGGGTGCTAAAAATGTTGTTGAGGTGGATTCTGATGAACCTAATAGAAATATCTCACCAGAGTGGCAAAAGCTTCAGGATTGGATGAATAAACAATTAGAAGAACGTAAAACAAGTCCATATCCCTTTGGAAGCCCTTATGAAACACCCTCACAACCTTGGATTAAACCTTACGACCCTTATAATCCTTTTGTTGTGACTTGCTAAGGAGGTTTAATGTCAGGCTTTGAAACTCCATTGCAAGTTGAGTTGCAAGAAGACAGAAAGACGTGGAAGGTGCTATCTGACTTCGTGTATAATGATGAAAAGTTTGGGTTGATTGGTGTACCTGAAGCATTCGTCACAGATTTCGCATCTGTGCCTCGCATTCCAATCATCTTTGACCTTGTGGGTGATTATGGACATGCAGCAGCAACACTACATGACTATCTCTATAAGCATGGTAAGCTACCACGTAAAGACTGTGATAATGTATTTTATCATGCACTAAGAAACACAGGTATTGCAAACTGGAGAGCAAGAGCAATGTGGCTGGGTGTAAGATCATTTGGATGGTTGTTTTATGTTAAGGAGGCTGTTAAATGAGGTACTATACTGCGGTTGGATCAAGAAACACACCTACAGAATTTATCTCTTCTATGGCTAACCTCTCCCGGAGGCTACGAGAGTTGGGTTGGGTGTTCCGTAGTGGTAAAGCTGACGGAGCAGATGCCATTTTCCAGACTGGGGCGCAAATCTCTTTAGCTGCTGACTTAGAGGGAAAATACGGGGAGGTTTATAAAGCTTGGGAATCATTTAATACTGAATCTAATTCCATATTACCTTTTGTAACAGAATCTGGATATACACTCTGGCCTTGGTGGGATATTCTAATTAAAGATAAAGAGCTAATTTCTAAAGCTGAAGATATTGTATCCGAAATCCATCCATTTTGGAAAGCTGAGAAAGATGCAATTGCAGCAGGCAAGCCACTTGAAAAACCTATGTCAAAAGGTGCTAAAAGTTTGCACACAAGAAATGTCTTTCAAGTGCTGGGCAGAGATCTAAATTCACCGAGTGAGTTTTTAGTTTGTTATGCGCCTGTTGACAAACACGGTATCCCAAAAGGGGGAACAAGAACTGCTTTTGTCTTGGCACAACAGTATGACATACCTTGTTTTAACTTTGCAACACAGAGTAAAGAAGAAATCTACTCAAGTATCAAGGGGATCATAGATGCCAAAGAATTATGATCTACCAGAGTACGAGTATTATCCAACTAATGATGAGACGGTGCAGAGACTATTCAGTGTGGTGCCAATAAACCCTGATTGGGCATACTTGGAACCATGCAGGGGACAGGCTCAGGCAATTTATAAATACATGCCAGAAGGAAGCCAGTGGGCAGAGCTGTCCGAAGGGGTAGATTATTTAGAAACTAAGTTTGAACCTGTAGATTGTGTAATAACAAACCCTCCTTTTAGTTTGACTCAACAGTTTCTACAGAAAAGTTTTACTGAAGCAGATGTGATTATTTATCTCCAAAGGATAAATTATCTTGGGAGCAAAGGCAGGAAAGATTTTTGGAATATGCATAAACCTACAAACTTGATAGTATTAAGTAAACGTCCTTCGTTCAGTCCTGATGGAAGAACAGACCAAACTGATTATGCGTTTTTTATTTGGGATTATAAAGGCAGATTAGGACTAACAGACACTTTCTATTTTGTGTGATATGTGGTAAAATACTATAAGAGGGATCAACCCTAATATCATAACAAAGGAGAAGTATTAATGATCTACCGTGTTGCATATCACGACAGGAACTCAAAAGAAACTTGGTCTACAGGAGTCTATGCTACCTCAGATGGAGAAGCCAGACAGATCGGTGCTATCCTTCTTAGCAGGGCTAATAGATATAACATATCCCCAGAGCAAGTGGAAATTATACAAGTTCCTGGTATAACTTCAGATGTAACAACGACCACCTAAAATAAAGCGCCTTTTGGCGCTTTTTTCGTTTTTAGGGGTTGCTTTATTTCTCAGGGTGAGGTAAGATTACTGCATCTTAAATCAGAGGGTCATCACATGAAATTTGTTGCATACTACAGGGTTTCCACAAAGGGTCAGGGTGAAAGTGGTCTTGGTCTTGAGGCTCAGAAGCGTGATATTAACGTTTTTATGGATAGCTTTGCTGACAAAGATGATCAACTTATCTCAGAGTTTGTAGAGGTTGAGTCAGGTAGGCATGACGACCGCTCCAAACTAGAAGAAGCCATGCAAATGTGTAAAGAGGAAGGTGCAACACTGTTAGTAGCTAAACTTGACCGTTTATCTCGTCGTGTAAGCTTTATTGCAACACTTCTGGAAGACAAACAATTTCAGTTTAAAGTTGCACAGATGCCGTATGCTGATAAATTTCAATTACACATTTATGCTGCACTTGCAGAACAAGAGCGTGACTTCGTAAGTCAACGAACTAAAGCAGCTTTGGCTGTTAAGAAAGCTGAAGGTGTTAAGCTTGGTGCAGCAGCTCATAAAGAAGCATCAAAACCAAGAGGTCTCAAACGTCAACCTCTTGCTGCAATTCAGTTTGCAGGTAAATTTCAAGAAGAATTGAAAATTATGCGTGATGTAGGCTTGACCTATGAGCAGATTGCTGTTAAATTTAACTCTAAAGGTTACAGCACACGTGAAGGGGCAGCTTTTAGTAAAGCTCAGGTTCAACGTATGTGTGTGAGATTAGAAATCAAATAAAGAGGAGAATAAAATGACACAGTTAGATTTGCAGCAGAAGTTAGAGCGGGCAGAAACTCACGCCGACAACGGGTGGAAATGTGCTACAGCTCTGGCAGAACATTGCGACAACTTTCAGCAGCAGGTGAAAGATTTACAGGGTAAGCTTGATTTTAAGCAGAACCTTACTGAGCAGGTTGTGGATCTGCAAAAGCAGGTGGACGCGCTGGCGGCTGAAAACTTAATGCTGAAGTCCGGCCATCAAGGATTCTTTTCATATGGATCTGATAGTGGTTTTGAAGAGCATGAGTCTGCCGAAAAAGCCATTGCCGCAGCGGAAAGCGATATTGATTACTATCGCGGGGATGCTTGCGACGGATGGTCCGAAGAAACCGATCAGACTGTCTGGGGCGTAATTATGCAGCGGGCTACCATGACGGGGCTACGGCCTAAGTCTGAAGAAGATAGCGTAAGCTCTTATATCACTGAGGTTTGTGATTACACACTGCTACCTAACATTGAAACCCCAGCAACCGACGCCATCAAGCGCCAATTGATGGCTGAGGGCTTGGAGTGGATGAGTAAAAAAGTAGGCCCTGAATTCCCTAAGGTGCAGGAAATGTGTGAGCATTTCGCCGCCAAGTTACGTCAGCCAGAGGAGAAATGCCATGAGTAAGTTGACTGAGTTTGAGCGTGGAGTATTTTACTCTGCATACCTAATTTGTGAATTGCATGACGAGCCTGGGATAGCGGCAGACGTAATCCGTGAGGCTAATCTTGACGGCTCAAATATCAAAAGCCTCGACACATCCGAGAAAAAGGTTCTGATGTTACTTAATAAAACCGAAAAACTTTCGCTGAGGGATAAATAATGAAATTTGATATAAAACACCTTAAAGATCTTGCAAACAAGTTGGATTATAAACCAGATAGTCAGCAGCATATTGATAACCTCTCTAATTATTGCAGTTCGGACAGAGTGATAGCTATTTGCGAAGCATACGCAGCACTGGAAGCGCGGCTGAAGGCGCAGGAGCCTGACTATATCCGATATGACTGCGGTGCTTGCGGTTATGACTCGTTTAGAGTTCCTTACAAAAACACCTGCCCGGAGTGCAATCATCGCCCTATGGCAGAAACAGAGCTATTCACCCGCGCTGCGCCATTCGACCCACGCCCGGCAGTGCCAGAAGGCTGGGAGGCTTGCTCGCCAGAATGGATTGGACGCAACGGCAATTGTAGCTGTAGTGAAGCGCCGAGAATTGCGTTTGGTGCAGTTGGCCCGCACTACCACCCGGCGGTGTTTGACGGCGGCAAGCAGAAGCGGTTCGTTGTGAAGATGAAACCCTCATATGCACTACGTGAAGAATATCCTACTTTAGCGCTTCACGACCTGGTGACAGCCATCAAAGCCGCAGGCGGGGAAATTGCAGAATGAAGCTGACTAAAGCAGAAAAGGCATGGGTGGTGAAAGTTAACAAGGTGCTGGCGGAGTGTCCGTCAGATCGCCTGGGATTTGCGACTATAGGCGATAGCGAATTGTTTATTTTTGACGCAACAGGCATGGACGATATCTATCGCGTATTGGAGCGCGGCAATACTGACTTCCTCCCCGCAGCGGCGAGCCTTGGCCTGGTTGCTGATGAAGCTATCCATTTTCCCAATAACGTGGAGAGTACCGCAGGATGATCGCAAAAGATAAAATGTTTAAAATAACTTCTGTGATAATGGAGTCGGGGTGTAAAAAGTTTATCCTTTACCGTAACTTTGGTTGGGGTCATCTTCTTTTCCTTGGCTCTCGTTATGGGGAGGTTGGTAAATTTGATAGTCTTAAAGCAGCAACAACCAGAATGGATGAACTTTACCAAAATGAAGCAAATAGTTGTATCAAAAGTAAAGAAATCGAAGTCTGGCCTAAAAAGGAGAAAGTATAACAGTGGAACAAAAATATGTTAGTTATACAAATAACTGCACTAAAAGCGAAGAAGTTCAAGTTTGGCCTACTAAGGAGGAAAAGAATGAAAACTGTTGAAGACATGATTAAAGATAAGATTGAAGAAGTGCTTGCACTGATGGCAGCAAATGGTGACGAGTGCAGTTATGGTGGTACAACGTACCAGTTAGATGATGGTCAGGAAGTTAAGATCAGTCGTGAATGGTATTCTAGTTCTTATAATTGCTAAGGGGTAAAAATGGATTATAAATTAGGTGATAAGAAAGTCCACCCTTATGGTGGTGAAAAAGAGGGTTACACCATCGTCGTTGCTGTCTTTAATAAGGAGACGGAAGAGTATGACCTACTGGAAAGTTTTGAAGATCTTGAAGACTTAAAAGAGTTCATTGAAGCAGAGGAACCAAGTGAAGATATTCTGTTTTTTGCTGTGGAAGATGGTTGGGGTGAGTATTTAAGTAGAGACGAGATTGAAGAAACAATTAGTGATAGTGGTCGTACTGTTCTTTGGTCTGAATATATCACTGAAGAGCAAATTAATAAACGCAAAGAAGTTAGTCGAAAAATTGTTGAGCTGTTAGAAGAAAATAACATCAACACTTCTGATCTTATTGTCAGCGATGGATGTGTTTATCAGGGTTATGGAGAGTGTGCTAACTACATCCAAGCTACATATGCTTGGTGTTCAAGTTCAATGTCTTGTTAAGGAGGTATAATGTACCAAAACACAGAAAACCTAGAGCTGGGTAAAGATTATTACGATATTAATACAGGTGAATATAAATTCACTTACATCTCTGATGGTTGTGATGAAATTGAGGTTGAAGGTATTCCAAAAAGTTTTGTTAAGGCTTATGGTACAACCTCCTATGATGTAGAAGTTCAGGCTTATGTCAAAGGCACTAATGAACTCTTATCTGAGTCTGAAGTTTGTGACATTTGTTATGAAGATATTATGGTTACAAAAGAACGCCTTGAAGAATTAGAGGAAGCTAAAATTAAGATTCAAGCAATTATTGATGAAGCTAATTTAAGTGAACCTTTTATCTTTGAAGGTGGACAGCTTTGGGTTGGGAAAGAGCATGTGTTGTCAACGCATATTAATGCTGGATATGATCATGGCTGGATTTCAAGTTCTATTTGTTGGTAAGGAGAAGAGATGTCAAAAGAAAACAAAGGTATTGAATTCAGTTTAGTAGAATCTTGGGATGGTTGGGATGAACAAGACATTGGAGATTTCTACTTTTACAACGTAAAGTTGCGTGAAGATGTTTTTGGTTCAGATTTCATTGAGAAATACAAAGAGCATAAATTAGATCTGTCACTGTGGACACAATCGTCTGTTGTTGAGATTTACATAGCAGAAGATGAAACAGGTGAACCTATCTTTAAGCAAAAAATTAAAGTTGTTTTTGAGGAGGAATAATGACTGATCTAAATTATAATAAACTGATCCAAGATAAGGTGGCTGAAGGTGAAGCTCTCGTTCAAAAGATTAAGGACCAGATCGAGGAGCTGGCAGAAGTTGGTCGGACAACAGCTTATTGGGGTGAGTATGGCTCAGGTGAGACTTACTACTCAGTAGGTTATGTGCAAGATAACATTGATTCTGATGGTGAAGTGGATTACCTTAACTTTGAAGATGAGTATGAACCTGGTAGCTGGATTTCCTCCAGCAGTATTTGTTAATAAGGAGAAAATAATGTCTGAATTTAAAACTGTTCGTGAAGCGGTAGCTGCCGCAGAGTTTGCACTAGAGCAAGCGGAGCGCCTAGCTCTTGAATCTGGTGAAGGTTTTCGGTTCTCACCTGAATATGGAATGGGTGGATATTTTGATCCTAAGGAGGAAAATGAATACACAGGAAGTAACTGGTTCCCTTCCTCACTGGGTTGCTAAGGAGGTAGAGATGACTATATTATCAGAATTTTCAATTGAAGAGCTTGAAGAAGAGATTACTAGACGCAAAAGTATGGAAGCCAATGGCTACTTAAACCGTGTCCAAGAGGCTGTTAATGACCTCGAAGAGTACTCAAGAAGAAACAGTTTAATGGTATATTTTGATTTTGGGGTGAACGGTTTGCCACTATCTTTTGATCCACATATGAATGAGTGGGAATGTGATTAATAGATTGGTCTTATCAAAATCCCTTAACTAATAGGAGAAAATTATGTTGACTTTTCTACTGATCATCGTTATCCTAGTCTTACTGTCTCGAATCATCTGAGTTTCTTATTAGGAGGAATCAAAATTGTTAATCATCGGATCTAAAGCTTTAGTACACCACCTCAAGGACATTGGTCGTGAACCAAAGGACACTGACTTTATTTGCACTGAGGCTGAATGGTTGGATTGTGTTGAAACACACACGTTCAGTGCAAACCTCATTGAACGTAATGGAAACAAAGGACATATCTTTTCTGGAGATCGAGTCCATTTTGAGTTTGATATTGCCCAAGAAGGTGACAGTAATGATTTGATCCTCCAACTTACAGAGGGAAAACTTTTTGCACCATTGGACGTACTCTTACTACTTAAGTTATCTCATCGATATAAGAAAAACAGTCCACATTTTATGAAGACAATGTGGGATATTCATAAATTACGAGCACACGATGCCAAGATCACACCAGAGCTTGAGCCTATTCTGAAACTGAGGGAAAAGGAGACTTACACTTATGCACATCCAAAATTGAATGTAACTAAGAAAGAGTTCTTCAATGGTGATGATGTACCTTATGTTTATGACCACGATTCAATACATGAGGTTGTTGCTTTCTTAGATCGCCCTGCTTATACTTACTACATGACAGATGGAGAGCAGGTTAAAGCATCTATGGACAAGTTCTTTGAGCAAGACCGTTATATCCAGTTGTTGGGTGTTCTCGAAGAGTCTATGGTACTGGCTGCGGAGCGTAGTCAGATCCCAAATAATTTTGAACTTTCGCCACGGCTATCTTTTAACATTGCACTGGAAAAGGTATGTACATCCATTACATCAGGCCGCTTTAGGGAATTTGCATGGGAGTCGTACTACATTGTACAGCAGATGTATGACAAACTTGGTGGTGATGCTTGGGTCGAAAAAGTGAAACAAGCAATCGCAGAAAATAAACTTCGTCCTTTTGAAGGAGAGCACTAATGCAGGTTCAAGCAATTAAGGTGGTAGTCCAGAAGAGTTTCGACTCACGTCGCCATGCATTGAATACATTCGAGGCGTTGTACCCTAGTATAACACCTGCCTTGTTTTCTACAAATGGTGACCAAGGGGAGGAAATCTATGTGGCCCAGTATGAGAAAATAGTTGCATTGATCGAAGGTGTAGAGTATAGTGTCCTTACAGTTGAAGACCCTAAGGAGGGAATTGAAAATGCGGAGTAAAAGTCCTAATCATCGTATCTGGTTCTTTATTAACAATGCTAAAGATCAAGGCAAAGACAGTATTGAGTTTTATCGTCCGGTAAGTAAACTTGCTGACCGTAAGTACTCAGAGTTGTGTGAAGAGCTGAATAGTATGGGTTATTATGCAAAAGATATGACCAATCCAAATGGTTCTTCTTTGGCTGGGATCATTGCTGTCAATAACATTTTACATGATGTCCCTTATTATGAGGAGGATGATGGACCACTTACTCAAGCACAGCTTGAAGAAATCCAACGGATAGCTAATGAGACACATTTTCGTGAGACAGGTAGACATCTTCCAAGTGAAGATGACCCAGGTTGGGTGAGGTTGTTTTAATGGAAAAGGAAGAATATAAATATGAGCCGCACCAGTTTGTATTCTGGAAAGCAGCAGGTAAACATTACTGTGTATGGTGTGGTTTAGTTGCTTTGAATAACCCTTATAGTGAATGGGCTGTTGAAAAAGGTTGTCTCAATAAATTGCACACAAGCCACAACAACACAAGACGTAAATTTACAAAATTAAAAGGTATTTAATGGTACATGTTGTCACCTGATTAGGTAAAAGTGTGAAATTTCTCTTTTGTTTATGTTTTTAGGACGAAACTAATAGTTTTTTACCAAAATTTAGGTTAAAATATGAATATAGAATAATTGTAATTCTATCACAGGAGAAAGTTATGGAAATCACACCTCAGTTTAAAACGCACTACTGCTACTCAGTTGATAACAAAGAATTTGAAGGAAAGTTTGAGACTATTGAAGATGCTAAACTTGCATACATTTTGAAAGAAAGACCAAAGAATGATACTATCTATTATATTGGTGAGCTAGTTGAGTATAGCCCAAGGGATTTCATTAGTGTGCTGAGCTTAGTTGAAAATATGAATGGTCAAGCAATCTTTGAGGTTGGCCCTGAGAAAGCAGGGAATTGGCCTGAAGTGAGTCAATCTAAGTACCATGAATTAAGAGAAATTCTTGCAAAATTTTTCGAACAGTATTACCCTGTAGATTTTACAGGTGTTACTAAAGTTAAACGATACATTGTTGGTGAATAAGGAGTAGATATGATCATTAATATTGAGATTTCACGTGGTGAACTGTACCAGGTAGATTCTTCTACAGAAGAGCTTGAAGAAATTGTGTGGGAGATGGTCGGAAACGCTATTGACCCAATGGAAAGACTCGATGTTGATTTGAATATCACTGTGTATGATTAAAAAAGCGCCGAAAGGCGCTTTTTTATTGACTAAATTTTGTGTATGAGTTAGAATGTGGGGAAAACAACAGAGGAGATTTAAATGTTACGTGGTCTACAGGGCAAAATTGTTAAATTTACCAAGTACTCAGATTCTGGTAAGTGGCGTGGGACAGGTGTGGGCAAAGTTATGATCGTAGAGCGGGGAGAAAAGATAGTTGTCTCCATTCGTGAGCACCACATGTACAAACCACAACAGCTGGTTGAAGTGTTCCCTTGGGAGACTGAGGATCGCTATCGTTGCGACGTTATCTTAAGTGTGAAAGAGGAATAAATATGGTGAAGATAGAAGGTTTTGAGAACGTAAGACGAGTGGTGCAAATTGAAGTAGAATCCAAAGAGCTAATGAAAGTTTGTGAGACAGGTCTGAAAAATGAACACCTATCCCTCTTGATAAAAAGAAAAGTTTTTAGTATGATTATCTCAGCTTCAGAGGAGTTAAGAGATAAAATGGTTGTAGTCTTTACATCGAGCAATGGCATTAGGTCATGGTTGGTAGAGGATGGTTATGACCATCATAAAGGTGAGACTTTGTATACAAAACTTCGTGACCTTACAGAGGAAGAGTGTAGATTGTTAGACTTAGCTGAAGAGGTTGCATCACTATTTAACAAAGATTAGGAGATAAACAAAATGGGTTTCAGGTTTAGAAACAGGATCAAAATTGCCCCTGGCATTTATATAAACTTAGGCAAAAAAGGTATCAACTCTGTTAGTGCAGGTGCTGGACCTTTCACCAGCAACTTTAACAGGTCTGGTGTAAAACACACAACTGGTTTGCATGGTTCAGGACTCTCTTATGAGAGTAAGAGGCAGAACTACGTAAAAGGTTCAAAGAAAATTTTCTGGATCTTATTTGTTCTGTTACTTTTGTGGGTCATTTTCTAATCCTTAAGGAGGTCAATGTGAATTCAAAAAAGCTACTGCAAGTTTATCGTGTTGTAGGTCCTGATGAGAAAGGGTTTTACTTTACTGATGTCTTACACAAGATCAATAAAGAGATTGGTTATGACACAGGTTGTCCATCTAGCGAACACCCTATGCCCTGTGATGATGGTATTGAGGATTTCCCTAGCAGTTATCGTTTTGGTTTTAATTCCTTACGTCAACTCAAGGCATGGTTTAGCCCTAAGATTTTAACAGTAGCTGCCTCTAACGGATGTAAGGTAGAAATTTGGGAGGTCAATAATAAATTTGTTTTGGGACGCAGGCAGATGTGCTTCTGCCCAGAGTCTGCAACCAAGGTAAAGAGTCTGCCAGCTTCTCATTTTATGAAACAGAGTTAAAGACTAAAAGATTAAGCAATTCCACATTTAATCCTCTTTGATCTGTGTTAAAATATATAAGTAGAGAATTTGTATCTCTTATTTTAACAAAAGGGAAGATTATGTGGAATAGAATACTGGAAGCAACACTTGGAAACTTTTTAGATGATTTTGTAAAGGATGACATCAAAACCCGCTTGTTCGTTGATGAAAGCATAGATGCCCTTTGTGTGGAAACCTCCTACAAAGGTGAAGTTGTAGACCGTGCAGAACTGCCACTTGGACATCTACTCAAGTCAATAATGGACTATGAAAGGAAAATTGATGAGCAATCCCCTACGAAGAAAGAGTTTGTTGCAATGCTGAACAAGCTTCAACTAAAGGATGGCCCTTTGACTTGGGTTTCCCCTGTGAAAGGTGACGAAGCTGTTAGGATGTACAATAAATATCTAAAAGTTATTGAGTACACCACTGAAACTGAAGCAGGAAGACGGCTTGAGTCAGGTTATTATGATTTTTACCTGACAGAAGAAGAGTTTAACTACTTCAGACAAAGTTTATGAGATGAAGCCACCTTCGGGTGGCTTTTTTGTGCTTGCAACTCACCTAACAATTGAGTATACTGTGTGAAACCTTAAAAGGAGGAAATTAAATTGGCTATTGATGTAGTTGGAGAATTGATAGGGGCAGTTCTGGATGGACTTGCAGAGTTTGCTTTCCGTGGAGCACGTGGTTGGGATTTATTTTTCCGTATTGTGATTGTTTTTGTTTTGATACCTGCTATTATTGCAGGACTTTATTGTTGGTTAACATAAGGGGTAATGGATGAAAATTAATAATTATGAAGTTGAACAAACGATCATTGAAGAAACCGGTATAACATGCTACTCTTACTTTGCTTGCACTTGTGAAGAGGAAGATAAAAAGTTTTGGGGAGAAGCTTTAACTAACTACTCAAAAGGTACAGAAGTAGATATTGACTCAGTACTTATTATGGATCTGACTCACACTTACCATGCAGGTGTTACAGGTATTGGTTGTGATATGTGGTTTGGAATAAGTATTAGTGCAGGTTATGGCTCTTTTGTTGGCAGTAAATTTGTTTATGATAAAGAGTGTGAGCTTTATATCCAGTGTGATGAACTTTCACACGGATTGCTTGCAGCTGTGATGATCCTTAAAGACCTTGGTTATGATGAAGAGTAAAACATGAGTCCATTTTACAAAATTTTTAAATGGAAACCTTGGACAATCACATCTAATTATGATAAAGATAATGAATGTCAAAGATGTCCTAAGTGTGGGTCTACAAGCTTCATCACAACTGTCACAGATACTGTTGCTAATAACGCATCAGAGGTTGACACTCATTGTGCTGAGTGTGGTGAATATGTAAATTACTGGGCATATGGAAGTTTTCATCCTTCCTTTAAGATGTGGGATAGAAGCTTTCAGATGTGGCTTGTGAGGTTAGGAAATTTTGGAAGTTAATTTGTGGAGGTAACTTTGGAGCTTAAGATTATTGAGAGTGAATCAGATGGTATCTCTGAAGATGGTTTGATATCACTGTTGTCCACAGGTAGTTGCGATATAATTAGTAAACCTGTGCCAGACAAAGCCCTTGCTTTACAAGCACTGGATTTTTGGGTTGAGGAATGGTGGATACGTGGTGTTGAAATTCTTTCTGCTGAACTACATACTAACTTTGATCCAGAAGATGGTGTTTGGTTTTTTACAATTGAGTTGACATGTGAAAATAGTGAAGACATAGACTCTTTCCTTGACAAAGAGTTCAACATCTTTGATGCTATGGTGGAGAACTCTTCATGTGAAACATGGTGGAGAGATTATAGTGTTTCAACTAAAAGGGTTGGAGATTAAATGAATACATTTGTACTTATTTTCTGGTTATACCAACCACCAGGTTTTGGGGAAACATTTCCTTCTCAAATAGAAGTCACTAAAGTAGAACAACTGGATGAAAAGACTTGTAATAAATCTTTATCTTTAATATTGAACAAGGTTTCAAAGAGTAAAGTGATTACTGCTGAGGGTATCTGTATACCCATCAATTATGAGAGGCCTATATGGAAATAACAATAAGACTTGGAGGCAGGGAATTTATCTTTAAGGATGTAACTCTTCAAGAGAGTTTTCAAATTTGTGAGAAGTTTATCCAGAAAGAAGAAGAAGAAGAAGTGCATAAACCACAGGATTTCAAAATTTATAAAATTGGTTCGCCAGTCCTCAATTTTGTAAGCCTTGCAACTGGGGTTGTCTTAGATGAGTATGCATCTTCTATTCACCTTACTAGACTTTACAGTGAAAATGATATAGAATTTAGGGAAAGGATTTTAAACAAACTTTGTGAATTGACACAACAAGGAAGTTAAACATGAAAGTAAAAGAATTTAAGGGGAGTTTATGATCACAATTGAAGAATTACTTGAGTTGCCAGCTGGCACAGTTATTTACGTAGCAGCACCCGCTAATCAAGGGCTTATGGACTTTATTCTTCTTGCTATGAAAGTAGATGATGGCTTTGTTCAACGTGGTCGGATTCACGGCGCGGGTAAACCTGATTATGTTTACCATAAGAGGTGTAAGGATGAGTGAAACACAGTCACAATTTATTGAGCCTAAGAGGAAATTCAGAAAAACAGGCCCAAATCCGGTTTTGTATCATTTGGTGACAGAGCATTTCGACTGTGGTGAACTTATCTTTACCTACAAGTACTGGTCTAAACGTTGGCAATGCTGGATGTATGAAACTAAAACTGCAAAAGAGTATGATTATATTTGGAAGCTGGAGAAGGAATTTTTGCCTGAGGTCAGTTCCAAAAGTTCAGAATGATTTAGCTTAAAGAACTATAGACAAACTCGATTTGAAGTATTATACTATTTGTAAGTAACATAACCCTAAAACAGGAGAAGAAAAATGTCTATTCAAGAAAGAAATCGTGGCGGTGAAGGTGAACGTAATACCTACCAGAGGAAAAATATTTCTGAACGTGAAATAACAGGTCTATTAGTCAGTAACTTTATGACGATGTTAGAAGACTCGTTAACCACGGGAGTCAACCTGAGCTTTGAAAGTTCTGTTGTTATTCAGCATCTTCATGACGATAGAGTACAGTGTGCATACCTCACTAATTTCTATCCTTTAGATGTTGAATTGGAGGTAGAAGAGCAGAAGGAAGTCATTCGCACCATGAGTTATGGTGGTTACAGTGGATTACCTGCTGTAATAAAAGAAATGCTGAGAGAGCAAGTCAAGAACATAGTAGAAGAAGTCGAGAGAGTTAAACGTTTTCATCCAGACACTGAAGTAACAGTTTATTTCTCTCCTGCTGATACTCTTGACCATTGTGGCACAGTTGCTAAACCAATCTACGGTTGGATTATTTTTGGAGAAAAGTCTTACTTCCAATCTGAGTGTAGTTTTGTTGTCATCCCTCATGATGAAAGTAGTCGTGCATACATGAGTAAAGACTAACTTTTGAAGATCAACAATTGGCAACTTCGGTTGCCATTTACCTTGTAGGGTGATTATGGAAATTGAAATGAAAAGTGAATTTGAATTAAATGGTGAACAGTTCCCCATTGCAACTAATTTCCCTGCTTTAGATGAGAGAACATTACTTTGGGTGTCTTCGGGTGTCTATTTTGGTTATCCTAAAAGGGATATAATTTCTTTCTGTCAAATGTGCATAGGAAAGAGAGAACAAACATTGACGGAAGTCCTTTCTGGCACAGGTTATGTGCCGTATGATATTTTCCCAGATAAGAATAAGTTAATTGAAGAGATAAATAAAAATCGTTACAACAAAGAGCCATTTAATGAGAAAGATACAAAAGCTAACTACTCTACCCTTGTAGAAAAAGCAAGGTATGACCAAAATATTATAAAAACTTTACTCAGTAAGGATGAAGGTTTTATTAAAAAGGTCTATGAAATTCTAATAGCTTTTTGATTAAAAGGAGACAAAATGTTAATTTACAATAAAGATGGTTATCAGGTGGTTCAACATCCGCACCTTCAGTATTTCCACATTAATAAGTGGTCTGGTTACAGTTATTTTATTGACCGGAGCTTAACGAAAACAGTTAATGGAGGTTGAATGACTATTGCATACGTAGCACATGTAGCTGATGAGAGAGAGCATGATGAAATAACAAAAGCCAACATGGCACAAGATGATATTCATTTTCTTACAGATTTCAGGATGGGTGACTATTATGATGAACAGATTTGTGGTATGGATTACCAAGGTGTGATCATCTCAGACCAGGCAAGAATTAGCGAAAGTAGTTTACTTTATCTTTTAAGTAGAGTTAGGAATGAAGGTGAACTTTTTGTCCAATTAGGTGATTACCATAAAGACCTGATGGAGAGGTTTTATACAAATCAGTGGATAGGTAATAATCTAGCATGGAGTAAATATCTTTCAGAGGAGGAAATGATAGAACTCAGAAATTGGGATCGGAAATTTTGTCTAATTCTTGGGATAACCCCTACCTTTTAAGGAGTAATAATGGCAGGTGATTTAATTGTTATTAGCTTCAGGGATAAAGTTCCTGAAGGTTATAAGGTGATCAATACCACCAGCAGGGACACAGAGCACTATGGCAAAGGTCTTAGTCCTTTCTACCTGCGAGACATCCCTTTATACGGCGGTCGGATCTCAAAGAACATGGAGAACGCATGGCAGTATTCTAAGGTGTATGAATGTCATGTGGATGACCAAGGTTGTCCAACTGAGGAATACTTTCAGTGGGCAACTGCGGGCTGGTCAAGCTGGAAAGCTGACAGGTATCCTATGGGTAAAGGTGCTAAGCCTTTATATAGTTACTGGGATGGAAAGAAACTGGATTACATTGAAGCACGTAAGCAACTCTACTTCCCAATGTATGCGAAAGCTGTCAGAAAGTCACCTGTGTTTCAGGAGATAAAAGATCTACTCTCATCTGGGATTAATGTCGCACTGAAAGATTTTGATGGATACAACCATAGACAACTTGGCATGAGTTTTTATGATGTGATTAACAATACTGAAAAGAAATGTGGACATGCATTTGTGATCTATGGTTTACTAACAGGTGAGTTAGTTGTCCATAAAGATAGCACATACATAAAGTTGATAGCATAGGAGGTAGAATGTTTTATCCAGAGTTAGTTACAAGGTACATGCAGATGCTATTAAACAATGAACGTTTCTATCTTGACAAGTTTGACAACACTGACCACCTGATTTGGATGCTTAATGAACTCAGCAACAATCAGCAGCAATCCTTAACCAAGAAGCATAGGTGGTTAGGTTACATCCAGCACAGCTTAATTGCTGTAGGGTTTACAGATGTAATGACTGAAAGAGACTACACAAGAGACCTGTTTAAGGGTGACTAAACTAATTTTATTGAGGAGTTATAATGAATAAAGTTAACACTGAGAAGTACACAGAATCGTTTGAACAATGGTTCAGAGATGTTGAAGCAGGGGATGATCCTAACTGGTCCTCACCTCCGTACCTGTCAGAAGAATGGTATCAATACCTTTCTCGTAGAGAGTTAGCGTTGGGTGCATGGACCAAAGCTGTTGAGGTTGCACTATCCATACTGGAGCAGCTGGAGCGGGGTGGTGACTGGATTGAGTGCAGTGACAGGTTACCGCCAGACGAAACGGCGGTCTTAGTTAACTTCAATGGCGAGCCGAGAATTGGCGAACTCCGCTGGGATCATCCAACACATGAAGAATCTTATAAATCATTTCGGTATTGGGATTGCCCGTACAACGACGGGCAGCCTTGGGAGGTTTTCGATATCACACACTGGCAACCACTACCGGCACCGCCGGAAGGTGAATAATCAATGAAAGAAACTTTGCCCGCAGCATACAGGTTAGATGATGAGTCTGTATGGGATCGTGATGACGTATCTGAAATGTACCCTGAGCTTGTAGACTACTGGAAATCTAAAGGTGCCACAGACATTGTAGTTATGCCATGTGGGCCTGTGGATGAAGATGTTCTTTATATTCATGGTAAGTTTCAGGGCTATTGCAGGATGCCCTTTGAATGGAAATTAAGAGAAGATCTGACACAAGACGAGCGCCCACCGAAAGCTAAGCAGAGGAGGACTAAATGAAAGTGTACGCTTTAATAGAATCTCGATATGATTTTTGTAATACATGGGAAACCACTTATGCCCTCTATAAATACCAGGATACAGCTGAGTGGGAAAAACTTACATTAGAGGAATCTAATCAAGATGAACAAATAACTTACCACATTAAAGTTTGGACTTTAGATGAATCTAAAATATAAACTAGGTGAAAAGGGGAGGAAATAATGTACGAACTATGTGTAGCATATACCACAGGAGATTCTTTTGGCAGCCATGCTGTTGAAAAAGATGAGCTTGGTATTGTTTTTGCAACAAAAGATCTAGCTGTCCGAGGTTTGAAAGATTTAGAAGAACACTACCGATACGTTGAACTTTACGATGAGGCTTATTATGAAAATAGTCCATTAAGCAAGGGGTATCCTGAAGATAAAACAAAAGAACAAATTCGCGTAGAGGCCTTAACTAAGGCTTGGTCATATTTTGAAAATACATATTCAGATAGCTGGCAATTTTCTATGTCTTTTGAGACAGGTTTAACTGACGGACGCACTTTTATCAGTTTACCTTATATAGGTTATTTTGAGACATTAAAACGTGCCTGGGTGGAAGAGGTTAATACACCACTTGAGGTTAGATTTTAGTTCATTAAGTTAGAGGAGATGAGCACAATGCATAACTGGAAAGGTATTTTACATGTCAAGGTGACTGATGACATTAGTAAAGTTAAATTGAATTCAGTAAAGGGGCGGGATGACTATAGTATAACATTCCCTTCTTCAAAAATCACAGATGAAGAGTTAAAGGCTCAAGCGTATTTTAGATATTATCGCACCTCCCCTGTTATGGAGTTAGCGTATGGCCCTGCTGGGTTACAGTTTGATAAGCTCTTCATTGAAGATGGTGATTATCATAAAGAGGTTTACTCTGGTGCTATACCATACCTGATAACAAGGGTGGTAGGTAAGGTAATGTGTCCTGTAGGTGTCTTATGGCACATGTTGAATTATAGTGAAGATTGATCGCACAATAAATCTTTGGACAGACCTATAATAAACTATGGACAACTCTATGTATTGTTTGCACATTTACGGGAGAACTCAGTTAGACATGAAAAGCGATCAGCACAATGATGGGGTAAAGACACCTCTGGAGAGGATAAAAGAGCTACGTGAGAAAGGTATAGTTTTATTCCCAAATCTGTCCATTGAAGCTAAGAGATGTTTACTTTATATTGAAGATGAACCTATCATAATAGCTGGACAGTCCCAAGAGTTTGATAACTAAACAATGGACGACTCTGGTCGCTGACTTAGGTCAGTTAGCTTTAACAAGCTAAAGTGCTTCGCACTCCGGTCGTCCTTTTTATTGTATAAAGAAATGTAGCATGTTATGATGTGTTCACTGAAAACAGATAAGGTGACGTTATGGACGGTTTCGAATTATTTTTAATTGGTCTGATAATTCTATCAGTGATGCTGTTGGTAGGTTATATCATCTCAGCATGGTTGATGAGTACAAAAGGGTATATTAGCACAAAAGATAAGGAGGATTGTTGGATACTGCTATTACTAAGCAACTTACTATAAAGTTAAAAAACTGTGGACGACTCTGGTCGTCCTTTTTATTTGCACAATAAGCAGTGGACAGATCTGATCCGCTATGTCATAATCTCTACAGGTTATGGTCACTGGATTCCGTGGGAGACATTTGTGAAATCTGAATCTGAGCACATATCTGAATTTATTGCCACTGGTAAATTCCCTGAAGGTGCTATCTTTAAAAAATTAAGTGTCCAGGGACTTTGGCAATATACCTGCCCGATTTGTAAAGATGATGAATACTGTCTCGCAGGGTTATGTGATGGTAATTTTAAATGTAACATCAGAAGCCTTAAAAGAGGGGAGTTGCCTTGTCGTTGCTCAAAGAAAGCAAGACTTTCAGGGGAGCAGTGGACGTATAGAGTGAGAAAGGAGTGTGAGAAACGGTCTTATACTTTCCTACGTTGGACTACCGAAAAGATAGGTTCGCACCATAAGTTTGAATGTGAATGTAGAATTCATGGGAAGTTTTCTTTAGCACCTAACACGTTGTTGAAGGGCACTGGTTGTGCTAAATGTGTGAATGTAAATCAGACACAAGCTTATGTGAATGTGATTAAGGATGGGGAGGTTGACCTTGGGATTAAGTATGGTATAACAAATGAAACAACAATAAGGTTGCGACATCAAAATAAAAGGAATGCACTTAAAATGGTAAATTTATGTGTCTTTAAATTCCCAAATTCAGGTCTTGCCAAGTTAGCTGAATTAAACTGCAAGAAGAGGCTAGGTAAACCATTACTTAAAAGGTTAGATTTAGTAGATGGATGGACAGAAACTACACACATAAATAACCTGGATATTGTGATATCCACATACAAAGAGTTTGGTGGCATAGAAATGAAATAATCAATAAAACTATGGACGGCTCCGGTCGTCCCTTTTTCTTATAAATACTCCTTGCTTTGGACAGCTCTAAAGTGTATATTATACTCAATGAGGAACGCCGAAACTCGAATCCAAGACACTAGGGTTGTTTTGCAACTGAGATGAGAATTCATCTCATTATCAATTTTTAAACGGGCATTAGAAGCCCTGAAATTGATAACCTGACACCAAACCTGCCCACAGTTTACTTATACCATTTTGCAGATAAATCTTATAGAATTCTCTCAGGATATTATAATAATAAACCTGTATTTTCCCAATAATAACCCCTCCCCCGCAAAACAGACCCTAAAACAGGGTATGCCTTCCCAAAATATCCTCCAAGAAAATATCTAACATACTGATCTATTTAATCTTTTATCTTTTCCTCCCATACATTTCCTCCCCAAATTATAGCTAAATTTGTGTTTACCCCTTTCCCATATTTTACTGTCGCAATGTCTTGGGTGCTAAGCGCCGCCGATCCCCAGTCCTAGGCCAATCACAGAAATCCCAAAATATCAAGAGAAAATAAAAATAAATATATCGCTTGACTTTCAGAACTGGCATGGTTTTTGCTGGAGGACAGCTTTGAATGAGAATCATTCGCAACTACTTGAAAAGTAACAGCTAAACGACCGTTTACTAACTGTAACTCAGGTGAACCCGTGTCGATCTGTTAGTTAGTGAACAGTGAAACTATCACATCATGAACTCTTTCCGCTGAATACGAATCAATCTTATTACCATTAACATTTGCTTTCGCATCCGCCCAACTGAGAATGATTAGCATTCCCATTTGTGCTGACTGAAAAATTTTTAAGAAAAACTTGACAAAGGGATAAAAATTTGCCTGACAATCTCACGTTATCCGTTCGATTTGCGACCAAATTTTAAAGGTGATAAACTAATTTACTGTTGACCGCAAAGCGGTTTAAGCTTTGCTTAACTCACAGAGTGAGTACTATAGTTATTGTTAGCGAACATAATAACCAACCGAGGCGGTAGCCGCGTTGCGTTATTGTTCGTTCGCTAACGATTAGGTTTTTAATCATTTCTATAAGAAATAGTTGTTACTGTTAAGAATTACCGTAGGTAATTATTTTATAGCTAATCATTCATTCTTCTTTCAGGCGAACGAACAATTAGCAACGGAATAATCCCTAAAGGGGATTGTTACGGTTGGTTATTATGTTCGGCTCGCCGCCTAAAGCGTCTCGCCTCACTCACAATTAGCAACGGTAATTTATTGCTCTGAATAAAAATACCTCAGAACATCGCTTATTCAATAAAGTGAATAACTATTCATGTAACATCGGCTAAAAGTGGTGATATGAGGTGAAAAGCTGTGATCTTGTTTTTGTGTATGGTGTTTAAAGAGCCTGTAAGCGATTCTAAGAGGTTTTATTGATAAGGTGTATGGTAGGGTTGTCTTTCTGAGATGTCTTGTTTAAGCGGTTTAGTGAATAACTTCAGCGACTGTTATTGATAAGTAAAAGCTATTGGACTATTTCAGGTAAAAGAAAACCCGCTGTTAGGCGGGTTAATGTTATTCTAGATTTGATTTATCTATCTTTTTCAACTTCATAAACAAAGTTAATCAGATCATCACAAACATAAAAAGTTGTGTGTATAGGGTTGACATTTGCATGGTTAGTGATCGATTGGTTATACTGACTTTCCAGCCAGTCAATATTTTCTTTGTCGTCTAACTGAATACCACAAGTAAGGGCAACTAACATAACAGCGGTTTTCCGTGGTTCTTCAGTGTTCACCAGATTGATTTTAACGTCTAACACGTTGAAGCCGAAACGGTTAACAGTGACGTGAACAAATGGAGTTGAAGTAGCCATTTTTAAAACCCTTTAGAGAGTGGTTGGCGGTATTGCCTCCCGATGAAAAGAGTATAGCAAAAAGCCCGGAAAGGCGTCAACCCCTCCAGGCTAAAAAGATTGGATTATTTTCAGATTATTTAGTTGTAATAACCTTGTAAGTTTCTAACGGCATATTCAATAAAATCAGTCTGCCCTTTAATGTCGTAAGTTGAAAATTTATCTTGATAAGCATAATCAGGGTTACCCTCCGCATTTAAAGGGGTTGTAACAATAACAAATATTTCTGACCCATTATTTACAGGGATAAGATCAATATGTAAGCCTTTATCTTTTGCTTCAACAATAGCCCGGAAAAAGTTTAATGTAGTCATTTCATCGCCCAAGTTATAAGCCCCTTTCAGGGCGTTATGTTATACCAGGAGGTTAGTGCTATCAGATAACGTAAACGTCGATATAGTCACCAACTAAATCCATGGTGAATTCGTAACCATCAACTGAAGAACAGCAATCCAGTGTCACCAGATAGCAAAGGCTACTTTTATCAATACTTGCCACTTGATAAAACCCGCCTTTAAGTGAATTCTTGACGATATCACCAACTTTTAAGTCTTTAGCTTTGACACGTGTCCGCACAGAAGCAATTGCAAGGATATCAGATGAATCGTATGATTTTGACAAGGAATTCAATGCTGCGATTTTAAATTTGATGGTCATTTGCTTAGTCTCTTTGATTAGCGGGAACCATTCCCGCCCTTCGATAAACATCATATCATAGTGAGCGGGTAGATCAACTATTCTTTTGTAAAGATTTAGAAACGAGAATCATTCTTATCTAGTAAATAACGTCCAGGCTCGGTGTTTGTCTCCGCCTGCTACCAGGTGCGCCGTTCGATATACAGCATAACAAAAAGGCCCAAATCGGTCAAGCCTTGAGCCTCTTTTATTTCCATCCTTTAAACTACCTTTCAAAGAATCATTTTAAAGCTTCTTTTATTAAATCAAAAGCCTTATAGGCATTTTGTTTATCAAAATAAGTTGATAAGCCACACTCAATATCTGAGACATCAATACGCCAGTACTCGAACCCGTTTCCATCAATAATCTTGAGCAATTCAACAATTTTTGACCCTTTGGAAAATTTTTCAATCACAGTTTTCATTGTCAACCCTTATTTATTTTACTCTGATTCTACCCACTCCAAAGCCTCTGTTAGTGTCTCAAAGTGCCCGCTATGGAACATATCTAGGGCATATTCTATTTCGCCCCGATTCAACTTATGCCATTTAGCCTGGAGGCTGTAAGATTTGCCGCAATACAGAACGTTAAAATAATTTTCCATTTCTTAATCCTCGTTATATTGCCAAACGTTTAAAGGCTCTTCAAACATCCAGTCAATTGTATTACAATACAGTTTAGCCGTCAAGTGTTGAATATAAAATTCATCATTCGCCCACTCTCTGACAGCTTCTAAAAATGTGGGGTAGTCATAGCTACTTGCTTCCTGTGTACTATGCCAAGGATAAAGGCGGCTGTAAAGCGCTTTTAACTTTTCTTCCTGCTCTTTAAACGTCATAGACTCAGGATCATATTCATCTGTTAACTTATCTTGTAAGTTGTTACACCTGTTGTTTGCCTTGTCCCACGCTCGCAGAATACGCCACGCATTAACCTGGTGGTCTCCTCTCACCTTTTCCAGGTAATCCTGTGTTAATGCCCCGCGCTTTCTCACCAGATGCAAAAGGGCTAACGTGTTGTCAATCCGATAATGTAACCCCTTGCCATTGTTAAGGTTAACTATCTGATGAATCGTGATCGGTGTTCTCTTCTCCACTACGCTGGCAAATAGGCGCGGCGCTTTCTGCTGCTGTTGCCACCATGAAAAAACAGTGTTTGACAGATTAATCATTTCGTGTTACCTCTTTTTATCTCGCCTTCTTTCGGTAACAATAGCAGATCCTGCGCGTTATGTCCAGTGTATCGGATTTGTTCTAGTGCTTGCTCTACCTCTGCGATCTTCGCTTGCAATGCTTCGCGCCTTGTGATAAGTGCTAACCGTAAATTGTCTACGGCTTCTGTTGGTGTTGTTCCCTGACTTTCTATTTCACCATTGCCAAGGCCTGGCCCTGCCCCAGCTTTACTGGTGGCAGTGTAGTGACCGCGTTTAGACCAATAAACCTTTAGGCTGTTAAGCTGGAATACATACTTTTTAAGAGATCGGCAAAAGATAACCATAATTAAGCCCTTTTAGCTTGTTCGATTGCATTGATGATGGTTTGCACCTTGTCAATGGTGACAGTGATTTCTTTGTTAACTACATGCTTCCATCAGCTTCACAGCCTGAGTTAACCATACCAATAAAACCGGAGAAGATAGCAACTAAGAAACATAACATCTCAGCACCTGCTAAAGCAGGGATAATCACGTTAACCAGGACAATGGAAGCAATAAACAGTACTATAGCAAGGATGAAAGAAAAGCGCATTTTAGTATTCCTGATTTTGAAGGGGAAGATGTTTCCCCTTTCGATATAAAACATTATACAGTGATTTAATTAAGATGCAAGCTTTTGTTTGCTTTTATCAGTGCACTGCGGAAGGCGTGACGCTCCAGCCACAAGATATCACTTCACCTTTTTCTAACTCAAATTCCCAATAAAGATCTTTATGAGTAATATAAACATAGCGAGTTATTTCAACATCTTCCTGATAATTAACTACACCATAACGGCGACACTCTTTATAAATACTTTCTAAGTCACCTTTCTTTTGTGTAGCTTTCAGTTGTGATTTAGTTAACATTGTTTATCTCACTTAGTTAGCGTTATTGCCTGATAAAGATATTACTAAAAGCGCCTAACGTTTGCAAGCGCTTTTGATAAATATTTTATTAATAAGTACCTTCCGGCAAGTAACCACTATCAAATAGTCTTTGTAAAATTCGAGATACTTCTTCTTTATTATAAGCTAATTTAATAGTTTCTTTTCACCATACTCTGAAAACTTCTCAGATAGCCAACACTCTTTTGCGTTGTCTGTCAACACAAGATAACCGTAAACAGCATGGCTACGAATAACAGGGTAATCTTTGTTTGCTGTAAACATATATTCATATTGAGGCTTGACATTATCAAATGTTATGATCATACATTTACCTTTTATGAAAGTCAATCGCTGAAGTTAGCTTGTTGAGTCCGGCCTTAACTTCTGAAGTTATGCTATAATAAGCTTTTTCTTTAACAGGTGCAAGCATTAGTTTCTTTATTTCCATATTTGCTTTTACCTTCTGTTTAGTGTTCATCTTGCTGTTATTTTTGATAAGCAGCAATAAGTTATTGACTTTATCATTATGTTGACGGTAAATAAATTCCGGCTTAAACTCTTGCCTTTCACAGTGTTCAATTGTTGACTTAGCCAATGCACGTAAAGTTGAGAGAATTGTCAAGTTATCCATGTTTAACCCTTACTTTTCAAAGCGCACAAGTTTATCAGCAGCGCGGCGGCCCCATTTACCATTTGATGCCTGTACATCTTCAATCGCCTTGTTTACCTTTTTGATTTCGGCTGAATAAGCAGAAATAACGCAGAGAACAGGGACAACAGTAGCTAAAACACTGAGGGCGATAATCAGTGACATTTTAATTTTCTCACACTACAGGCTAACCGTTAGCCCGTCTCTATGTGTAGTAATATACAGAAAAGCCGCTAAGGCGTCAACCCCAGCGGCTAAGATATTCCAATTATTTTACGTTTATATTTTCTTTATATTGTGTAAAGCTATCATCTGCATCATCAACGTTTTGCAGGTAATAAACATTCTTATTCATGCCTACCCATTCACCAGGCAAGACACGGTAACAGCCTGCAAACTGGTACTGTCTCGTTACTGGGTTACTGCGAACATCATCAGGAAACAACGCTTTCAATTGCTCTTTACAATCCGCTTGATCCTTGCTGTACTGTGATCCGCCCTGCCAGCTCTTATGATAGGCAGTTTCACACTTATCCTTATTGTCCGGCGTTAAGGTGCAAAGGAACGTGGCAAAAACGATTGATGCGATCATGATATTTTCTCTTAGTTTATTGTTTGGTTAACTTCTTCGCTCTGAGTTCTAATCTACAGAACTCAGAGAGATAAGTCAATCACTTTTATTTACCTCTTTGTTTCTTTCCATTCACCTGTCCAGAAGTAAATGAAAAACGGCGCCGCTATTACACAAGTATAAACCATGTAATCAAAAGAGGATTTTTTAGTCCCAGCATCTAAAGGTAAACAAAGACAAACAAAAGCTTGCATTATCCCTAAAAACGTGATAACTAAGATTATACTTGATTTACTCATGATCCACCTTCACCAGGATATCAAAGCCAAAATTTTCATTTGATAGACGTTCTAAAATGGTGTAGCCCTTTGTTTCTATTTCAGCATGAATACCTTTTGACGTCCAGGCAGAAAAGAAACGTTTACGGGTATTATCATCAACTAAATGAAAATGTTTATCATTCATGTTTAAGATCCTCGATCAACTCTTCGATTTTAATAACACAGCCTGCAATAAAAACCATCGTAATGATAAAGATTAATAGTGGCATGTTCTTACCCTCTTTTGTTTCGATATAAGAAGAATATCATAACTAAAACGAGAGTCAAGGGTTTTTATTAATCTTTGTAGATTTTTATTCTTACATAGCTATTAGCTGGATATTCAACCTCGTAATAAGTAAGCTCTTCCGAAGATAACTCTTTTTCCAGATGTAAAGTGGTTGTTGTACTATTATGCACAGCACCTATAATGATTTCACCGCTAACCAGTTCGTCATAATCTCGAACATCTTGGATCTTGATAAGTTTTCGTTCAAACATTAGATTGCCTTTATCTGAATTACTTTAGAAAGTTCTACCCGATTTGATAAGTTATCAACATAAATGAATTCGAGTTCATTTTCAACTAAAATTTGATTGCTTAAACAAATACCCCAGACCCTAAAATTATATTCATCACGATATTGCACTTTGTTGCGTTTGCTGCTAGTCAACATAGCCTCTACCTTTTCTTTTTGCATTAGATCATACCTTTTAAACTAGGGCTTGACAAACGAAAGAGATCATGCACTACAGGCGCAAGCTTCTTTTGCACTTCTGCTGCACTCTTAGCGTTAATAATTGTCCTTTCTGGCTTGTGACCGTCTACAAAGTGCATCACAAAGCCACGGGCAGACTTTTGGCAGATCATATCAATAACGTTTGAACCTTTACGGAAAGTGATCCCGCCACGGTTGATAGTTGCGGTAATATCAGCGTTTAAGTTTTGCAAGTAGATAGACATTTGAACCTCGTTAGGATTAAGTTGACTTCTAAGGTAAGATTAACACATTTGAGCAATAAAGCAAGCTTTAGAGTAAATAATTTACACGCCAGTAATTCTTAGTCACTCTATAACGTCCTAGAAACGATTCTAAGGGCTTTTAAAGTTAACAAGTACCATCGGCAGGATTTAGATTAAAAGTTGCTTACGATCGTTTCTAGACCCATAGAAATGACAAAGCCAGGTTTTACCCTGGCTCTTAGTTATGCTGCATAGGCTTCACTACGCTTTTCGCTTCTGTCTCTTCGGGTTTTGTTGCGCTTATCTCCCTTGCGTCCTTGCCCTTCTTCTGTCCAGTCTAATTTTTTACGGGACTGAATTTTTTCAAAGTTTTTAAAGTTTTCCATTGACTACCCTTATTTAATGTTGAATGCAGAATTTAAATCGCTTTTTAAAGCTTCATTGAATTTAGAATACTCATAATCATAAAGATCAAACATATCCTCTTCAGAACCTTGCCCTATGACAGTGAAATCAATAACCTCCCGAACCATAACCCGGCTACGTAGTCCAGCCTGGTGAGTCAAGTTATTTTCATGATCCATCACAGGACATAAAACCGTCTCACCTGAAGATAATGTGTACTTCATTACGTAGAAAGTTTTATTCTCTCTTTCATTTAGTACCCATCGCCTTATGGCATTTGATACTATATCTTTGATCTTTGACATATTTTATTCTTCCATAGAGTCTACTACAGCCCTTGCGATTTCTTCTACAACAGCTTTGCAAGCTACATCAAAGACTTGATCAACCGCGTCACCTTTACCAGTATACAATGCTTGATTGATTTCTTCAATGGTGTATTGTGAGACTAAATCCCATTTATCCATCATAGAACCAACAGAATCATGATCATAATAATATTCCTCTGACAAAGATTTCAGCCAAGATTTAATTGCTGGCGCGTGGTTGCGGAAAAATTTCACGCTGTCAGTGTAATAGATAAAGCTGATACCCGTGTTAGCACCATACTTGCTAATGTCACTAGAAATCTCTTTAAACTCATCCCATCCACCATGCCAGCGAACAATAGCACGGATAAGAGTTGCATCGATGTTAGAGTTTTCGATAACAGTTGACAGCTTCAGAGATTTTAAAGTTTTCATAGCATTTTCCTAGTTAGTGCTGTTTAAGTTGGAAGGTTATTTCTCTTCCTGTTGGCCGCTATTATCTAACAGCCAATCAGCAGAGTCAACAACTATTTTTAATTATTTTCTTCGTTGTTTTCGGCTTGCTCTTCAGCCTCTTCTAATTCAGATTCCAGATCCTCTAACTCACTTTCCAGATCTTCTAACTCTGAATATAAATCGCGGTATTCTTCCACACCGTTTAAATCAATGTTAGATTCATAATCAGACTTGCCGCAACGATACGCAACAGGATCACAATTTTTAATAATGTCTGAAGGGTAAAACTCCATACCTCCAACACTCACAGCCCCTTCACAATCCAAAAATTCATCGTATTCTGATTCTGTAGCTTCATATTCAAAAGCTTCTACTTCCTGTTGCTTTTCGGAAACTTCCAGTTTTTTGGCTTCAATTGCTGCTTTCAGAGTTGCGATAGTCATTTTCTTTTCTCTTTGATTTGGCGGGAACTATTCCCGCCTTGTTGATAGATACTTTAATTGTTTTCTTTGTTGCCGTCAATCTTTATTTTAAAATTCTTCTGCTTCATTTTCCCAGGGATCGCCGTAAGCGCTTTCAATATCAGAATAACATTCATCACAAACAAGTGGCGCACCTTCCCAGTGGATAGCTATTTGTTGTGGAACTAAACCACAACCATCCCTTAGCCCTTCTAACAACTCCACAAATTTTTCTTTTGTGCAACTTGAACATAAGCATCCGCCTTCCTCTGTTACTAATACTTTTGGATAAGAACCAATAGAAGTAAAAGGATTACGGGCGAAAGATTTTACATCTGCGATCAGTTCAATGTTTTCTGAGATTTTCATTTTCTTGCCTTAGTTGTGAGGTTGTTATCTGATAAAATCTATTCTACCTTAACCGCTAAGGATTGCAAGCGGTTAAGAGAAAATAGTTTTAGTTTGATGCAAGATTATCAAAATAAGATTGAGGCTTGACAATTACATTTTTACCGCCATTACTTAACCATGCATTAATATGGCGTGTTGTGGTGTTTGAATACTTGCGGTCTGTTTTATAACTTACCCCGTCAAAGATCGCCGCCACTGGTGTTTCGTAAGAAAAGAAAACCTCGCAACCGCTTGACAGTGTAACAACAGTTTGATTTGCAGCTAAGGATTGAATACGCATTTTATTAATCTCTGTTTGTGTTGGTTAAAGAATCTTAGCAAAGAGCCTGCTTTATTGCAAGCCCTTTTAGAAGATTATTTACGGCGGGTTAATGTGCCTTTGCCGTCATTGTGGATTAACTGGACGCCCCATCCATTCTTATCTTTAACATCCTGCTTAACAGTGATTGAGGTTCCTTTTGTACGCTGGCGGAGCATCTTAGCAACGTTGCGGGCTTCTTCACGCTTAGCATAACCAGACAGCAGAGAATGAGATTTTACGTTAGCAATGTTGAACATGATATATACCTTTTGGTTTTGGGTTGATTTAACTTTTTCTCTATGCCCTGTATTCTAACAGGGCATAACGATAAGTCAAGTCTTATTGAACACCGAATTTCTGAATTCCTACAGGAGAAAGATCGGAGTAATTTTCATCAATAAAGGCTTGAGCGCTATCCTCTGAATCAAAAACACCTTGTACCGGGCAAGTTTGGTTATCAAAATCCACAACTACAAATACGGCATTGTTCATCTTATTTACCTTTTCAGTTTAGGCGCTGCACCATTGCCGCGCCTTGTGTGAGTAATTATCGGTTATTTGGTTTTAGTTGTCAACAGAAAATCAAAGAAAATTTGTAAGTTGAGTCAGATAATTTGTATTCGGTCTGATTGCGAACGTCAGCGACTTTATAGAGACGGCCTTTAATCTGCATTAAATCTTTAATATCCTCTAAGTTTTTAACCCCTGTAATATCTTTGTTAAAAACTTCAGAATCACAAAATAACACTTGATTTGCTTGTTTAATTTTGGATTGAATATTCATTTTAATTTCCTTTTTAACTGGTTAGTGTTTCTCTTACTTGATAGCCCTTATCTTAAAGGGCTATCTGATAAGAGTCAACTGATCTCTTCTAATTTTTCTATTCGCCAGGAGTATTTAGTTAGCTTGCTTAACATCATGCAACCTTCCGCATGATTTAACGGCGAATCATTCATGATCACTTTAACGCCTGTTTTATTGTTGACTACCACGACATTGTACTTTCTCATTGTTTCGGCTCCTGGTTTCTCTTCTCTATAGCGCCCATTATAGAACGCTATAACGAAAAGTCAACGATTATTTTTAATAATACAATTCATATTCACTAATGTGAAACTTCTGCCCTCTTTTGTAATCACTTCAATAACTCTTGTACCGTTGCCGATGATATTATAATCCTTGACATCGCCAGAGAACACTAATGAACCACCAGAATAACACTCTATTTCTACAACTGGTAACACCGCACTAACTTGCATTGTAGCCAAAAGTAATGGGAACAGACCAACTTTAAAAAATTTCATCGTTTTAACCTTAAAGATAATAAACCGCTGTTACATCATGGCGAGTGCATCCACCGTTGGTAGAGATAGTAACATTTTTGATACCGTATGCAAGATCTTTTTTCAGATACCAATCTTCAGCGCCGATACGCTCAAAGCGTCCGCAAACCTTGGCAAAGTAGCGATAATTGCCCGTCTTATCATTCTTAGTCCGACGTAACTCAGAAGTGTAACGTGTCATAGTATAACCTCAGGTAATGTTAGGGGTTTATGTTTCTCTTGTTTCTGAGTCCTATTATAAGGACTCAGTGACCAAAGTCAACAATTATTTAGTAAGAAAAGCAGTATTGCAACCAAAATCTTTTTCAAAAAGGTAGCCGTTATATTCTAATGCCAATAGCCAGGAGTTATGATCAAACTCTTTATCAGTAACCTCGACAAAATCATTGACATTACTTGTTTGTGAAGGTAAGTCAAATTTAATTTTAATCCAGTCGCCACGGCTTATTTCTTGAATTGTTTTTACTTTCATTTTCTTATCTCAATTAGGGTAAACAGGTTTAACAACATAGCGCACAGCGCCATAAGCATTATCACGGTTATCGGCTGCACGTGTTGCACCGTTGCGAGTCTTGCACGTCTTGACGACAAAGCCAGTTTGTGAATCTACAACCTGATAGCTACTTGCTGTTTTCATCTTAGTCCCTAATTAGTTTTTGCTGTTTTGATAAGAACAAGTATATGTTATTATTCGGTCAAGTCAATTAATTTTTTAATTGCCTGTCCAACTTTTACAAGGACGTGAACTAATATAAACTTTACTACCGTGTTGCATTGCATAGCTTGATCGTCTAATTTGAACAAGAGTTAAAAAAGATCTTTTGTTAGAAAAATCAGATTGGTTTATTTCTGCAAGTGTTTTAACAATCCTTTTGCCCTTGGAATCTGAAGTCTTAACGTTGATAAATTTTTTCATATATTTTCCTTACCTACCCTGAAGACTGACAACAGTTATTTTTGCCTGCCTTTTCTGATAGCGCTCAAAGCAAAAATGTGTTTTATGATCATCTGCTAACAAAGAGCTTAAAATAAAATTAACAGGGCATCCTAACCAAATGGAAACATCAACAGCTATTTTTAATTTATTAACCCCGGAAAAATTTTTAATTTCCATTTTGCCGCCTTATCACACAAAAAAGATAAAGTAAGCAATAGCCCAAAAAGTAGCAGAGAACGCAAGAGCCAGAATCCCGCCCAGCAAGGTCACGCCACGATTAGCACGATCATCAGAGTTTTTAGCCGCGTGAACTTTGTCGAGTGCATTAAAGTCGGTAGTCATTTTAGATCCTTATTAATTAGATAATGATTCATTTTAAAGTACCCTGATTAGAATTTCAAGATACTTTTGAAAATAAATTATTGCCAGTCTGCCGGATCTTCCTTACAAACGTAAACCGGATCATCATTGACTAAGTTTGCAGCCAGTTTTACATCTTCTAAAGATTCTTTTGTCTCAATAGTGACTGCTGGCATAGACACATCATCGTGATTTACATCATTATACAGCCGTGCCGGGTCTGCTGCAAGTACTTTAACACTCCCAGATAATACCATTGTATCCAAGACAGAAAGAAGAGTTGCGGCTGATTTGGTGTAAAGCGTTACGATAATCATTTTAAATCCTTAGTTACTTTGTTAAGAGGCGTTTTGCCTTGATGTGATACATAGTAAGGGATCATAAATCTGGCGTCAACTACTTTTTAAAATTATTTTCTAAATTATTTTCTTTGGGTTGTTGCTTTCTTTCCTCTATATAGGCACAATAGAACCACACCAACAGAAGAGGCTTTAAAGATGGTCTTAAATAAATCAAAATTTTTATCTGACAATTATGTCAAAAATCTTTTGTCAACAGGTCGCTGGACGGATCACGGTTCAGATCTGAATGAATGGTTAGAAGATTGCGAGGAGGTTCCCGAGGCTTATCAAGGCGGGGATATTTTCGATCTAAGTAGTGACGAAAAATTTATCAGGTTTTTCAAAGACTATCTTTCTGCAAGGTTTGATTATGCGATGAATTATCTTTCCAAAGATTTGGTAGGAGAAGGGCCGCTAAGACTTAACCGGGCAATGCTAGTTACACAAGATTTCATAGAAAACCTTAAAATTGGCGAACTTTATGATTTTGGTCAATATTGGGCAACGCAGCATACGATCCCATATGGAGCAGAACCTGATGAACAAAAGCAAGAGTTGTTTTTAGTTTGTCAAGTAGAAAGAAATCAAGTTGACATAGAAAAAACAATGAAGTCTCGTATGGATTACATACATGGAGATTATGAAATGGAGATTCAAACAAAGACTAAAGAGAAAGTTAAGTTACTTAGCTTTGATTAAGTGTTGACGCCAGGCGCAAGCCTGGTTATACTACCTGCACTGAAACAAACGAGGTTTAAAGATGAAACAGTTTTCTTTACTAGTAGCAAAATCCAACTTCCAGTTTAAAGCGCCTGGCGCTAAAGGCCGTGCTGTTAAGGTTTCTACCGGTGATCGTTTCCTGGTTACTTCCCCGCTTCACTCAAACAATGAAACTGTTTTGATTGCTAGGGAAAAGGGCGCACGCCTTAACGATGGTTATCGCTTTGCAGTCGATACCCTGGCGAATTACTTCACACAAGAAACAGAGCAATGAAAACCAATACAGAATTATTGATGAATGCTTTAGGTTGGCAGGGCGTCCTGGCGGCGATGCAGAAAATAGAATCTAAATAATTGTAGACGGGGGCGAAAGCCCCTGATATAATGTCCAGACAGTAACAGAACGCCTCTCCAACGGCGCTAAACCTGGCTAGCATACCGGCAGCGGATGCAAGGTGGATCGCCCGCAACACGTCTTGATAAATTAAAGCCCGGTCACGTGTGTTATTAAATGGCGGTTGCCGGGTCGCCCCATAGGCGAGTCACTAGAAAAAATGAGATGGTTAGACGTGATCCCATTTTTCATATTTCCTAAAAATCCAGGAAAATTTTTTCCTATCACCAAATTTCACGGGAAAATTTTTTACTCTTAGGAAATTTTCGCCGCAAGAAAAAACCTCTTATATAATTTGACACGCAAGAAAAAACGTGCCTGCAAATTTTGAATTTTCCATTTTCCGGGCTAATGAGTTTTGTAAATATTCAAAAAATCGCTTGCTGTCTTTAGTGATTGTGTTATTATACCTGCATAAAGACAGCGGCGGGGAGAATTGACCCGGAGACAATCACCGGAGCTGGGCGCTATTCCGGTAATACGAATGATTCTCATTCAAATGGATGAATACAAATCAAAATGAGAATGATTCTTATTAGCATTCAATATCTTGAATGAGAATGACTATCATTTGCAGATGAGAATGATTCTCATTCAACCCAAAAATTTTTATCGGGATCTGATTTTGGAGGTACACCCATATTTTCAGAAAAATTTCAAATCTGAAATTCCGAAACCTCCAAAATGCTAATTTGAAATTCCCGCCGGGGCAAATTCTCCGTGAAAAATAAATTCTGAGTGATATAATTCATGAGTTTGGGTAAAAATAAGGACAATTACTTTTTAATAGTGATATAATTTAGTTTGAAAAATTTCAAGGACTTATTTGAAAATCTTGAGAATAAAGTTTTGGAGAAAATTTCAAATCTGTTTTCAATAAAGTCTAAAAATGCTAGTATTTATTTTCACTTTCAGAAGAAAATTGTTGCGGATTCTACTGAGGATATAAAGTGAAAAAGGTTGCCATCTCCAGCAACCTCCAACTTTTCAGGGAAAGGGGTGTCAATTTATTTTAGTGTTTACTTTTAAAATATCCTGCCTTACTTCCCCTCTATAATTTTAAAATTTACGTAGTCACCTTTAACTTTCAGACAACGGATCTCTTCTTTGGGATCATCTTTAGGAAACTGTGTCATAAAGTAGCATTGCTCTGGGTTAGTGTATACCCCATCACCTACAGTACCCTGTATTTTTCCATTGACTAATACAACCGCTAGATATAATGAAATCATTTTAGCTCCTTAAGTTTAGCTCTGATACGTTTCTTTGAGGCCATTAGCCTTATACCCATGTTAATTTCTGTCTGTCTTTTACTCTGCTGAACTTGTTGTGTTATAAAGTATTCATTCCAAGGTACTGCCCCCTTGCGAAGCAGAGCTTCAATATAGGCCCATTGACTGGGATTTAAAAGGGTCTCTTTATCGTTCAGTTGTTTCATATCCCAATGGAAATTCTCACGATCATAACTGATAGCTTTAATTAGACCGTCGCCCATGTCAAACTCTAACCAACAATCATTAGGTGTCATGTAGAATCCTACACGATTGTAAACTACTTCGTGCGCCGGGTAGTGTTGAATCAAATCAAACTCGACAGGTTCAAGCCCTTCCTTGGCTCTTCTGCTGTTCTTCCATTGCCACAAACTTACACTTGTTTGATAGGGGTTAGGTAGAACTTTAAGTTTAGCTCTTTCAACCTCTTGTGGCCCGTTGTAATCCCAGCACTTACAACAAATTACACCAGAGGAAGTCCTGCCCTCACTAGGAACCCATTTATGTTCGCATTTAATCATTTTTACTCCTGTCTCATTTAATCGGCATTCAGGTAGTTTTAATAGGTGGTACTGTGAACCACTCTGCCCTAACCTCTTCATACTCACGTGGGCCATGTGGACTATAAAAACTACCCTCACCTGGGTTTTCAATTTCCCATAACTCAGGTTCAGCTTTAAGTGAAGCCAGAGCAATTTGGTAAACTTTCACCTCTTTAGATAAAAGTGCGATCACTCCGTGAGAATCATTACCTAATCTCTTGAAAGCTTCAATGTTTTCTTTTGCAGCTGCAATAGCTTTCTCACAATGTTCAATTAGTTCTTGCTTCTCTTGTTCAGTCATTTTTGCAACCTCCTCAGCTCAAAATACCAAGTCTCACGCCGTACCACCTCCCCCCACAACTTTTGAACTGTAGATCGGGCAGACTCGCTTAAGTCATCACTATTATTAATTAAATTAAAGACTTCCATCTCCAAAGACCATTCCTCTGAACTGTTTGGGATTAATGGTTTGTTAATCATACATAACTCCTCTACGCCAACCTTTTAAACATTTTAGCCAACTCTGTTACACTCAGCCCCATTTCAACTGACAATGCACTGATCTTATGCCCAAACTGTTCATCAACAACTGCCATGTTTTCACGTGTAACAGGCTTCTCTTTGTCCAAGACGAGCACAAACTTGCTTGCATTATCTAAGACTTTACCTGAGAATGAACACGTCTTACGTCCCAGACGGGCTTTAAACTCAGCGTAGTTGATTGAAAACTCCATGCCATCTTTGGCTACGATCTCAGCCAGAGTTGCGTAATAACGTGCCACACGAACATCATCTGGAAGTTTGTAGGTGGTTTTCTTTTGAGTTGGTGCTGGTACGGCTTCGACTTTTGACATTGCTTTCTCCTCAATATTTGTATCTTCAATTTCTTGTTCAAGAATAACGCTTACCACTGACTCTTGTAAATCGCTAAAGTGATTTTTGTAGAGATCTGTAGTAGGATTATAATTCATATCTGCCCGATACTTCTGCCTTAAGTGATCAAGATACTCTGGTGTTAGCTTTGTACGTAGAGCATCCAGGATCTCCAAAGAATCTTTACGGACACGGAAAGCTTTCACGTGACTCTTATCCAGCAAAGAATCCTTCATCTGGTTAGCTTGTTCACAAGTCAAACATAGATTACCCGGTTCATAACCAAGCTTATCATTAATACGTTCAATGGTTGGGACACGTTTATCTGTGAATGGTAAGCCTGTGTAATCACAATGACCTGAATTACGCTCAAACAGTACACGTAAGTCATTATGGTCTAAAGAAAACTTAATGCCACGTTTGTTTGCATTTGACAATTTAGCTTTGTGCTTAGCATTTAATTTAGTAGTTGAGATTTTCATGTTGTCTCCTTTCATGTAGATGTGCTTAGATTACCTGATAAAAAGTTTATGTCAACCCCTTGACGTAAGAAATCTGTCTGGTAATATCTCTTCATCAGAACTCAGGAGGTAATATGAATTTTAAGACTTGGTTTAAATGCTTTAAGAAACAACCTGAACCACAGCCAGATGATTTCAATCAACAATTCGATGCTTGGTTAGCAGGTAAACTCTTTAAAGGTTCTGAGGAAGTGTACACGTTAGCAGTGAAAGGTAATAGAGGTATCGCTGTTATTGAAGGAACATTCGAGTTTCACCAAGAATGGAAGCAAGCAGAAGCACGTAGGGTAGAATTGCAATCAGGCAATCCTGGTGTTAAGATTGAGATTCGTAAGATTACTTTTGATTATAAATACATTTAGGAGGCTTTATGATTTTTCTAATTGCAAACATGTTCTTCATGGTATTAGGCCAATACTTCTTTTTGATTGAAGGAAACCAAATCATGGGTTACACTATGATCGTAGCTCAAATCACCTGCCTCTTAGGCAGCTACATTGAAACTAGGTTCTTAAATTAAGATGGCTTATCTACTTGCAAACATTCTTTGTGGTGTTATAATGCTTGGCACTGTCTACATGTCATTTTGTTGAGGTAAATATGTCTGTTTTTGATGGTATCGACTTTTCTGTTCTTGAATGCAGCCGGGCAGAAAAGAACATTGCTGATGATTGGGATCGTAAGCACATTACCACACGATTAGAATTTAAAGATGAAGCAAACCAACTCGTCTTCGCCGTGCGATCAAGTTACACAATATCTGAAGATCTGACGACAATGTTTGAAGAAGCTATCAAAATCTCATGCGACAACTTCAAAGAAAGCAGCAAGATACGTTTAAGAGTCTTTGGAGAACACTCAGTCTCAAAAGATTTGAAAAAAGACCTGGACATTATCGAAAAACTCTTCCATAATGCACCCAATGAAGTTAAACGAGTTTACTAAAACCTCTTAAGGAGAACAAAATGGCTATCCCTGATTACTGTGACCCACGTGCTGAAAAGAATTTTACTCGTGGTTTTGTAGGTAGTTCACATGGTGATAATGGCTCTGCTTACCGTTATAGTTGGGACTCTCAATGTGGGCAAAAGAAAACGACTATGCTTGATCGCTACTGTGCTTATTGTGGAAATAGGGGTTTACCACTGCAACCCCTTATTGACATTTATAAAGATTATACAGTGCTAGGCCACACTTGCATCTGTAAGGACGCAATGGATGAGTTAGAACTCAAAGATGCAGCACATCAAGTGCGAGTTAAAGCTGAAGAAGAGATTCAGGTGCTCAAGGGTAAAATGCCAAAAATAAACCCTAAAGTTATTAAAACCTTGGTTGAAAATAAATTTAAGAGTTCTTTGAACCATATTGAAAAAGGTTTTTGCTCAGAAAGCATCCTTAATGATTTAAATATTAACTTAGAGAAAGGGGAGTAAAGAATGGAAAAGATTGTTAAAATTACACAAGATGATGTTGGACGTGTCGCTGTCAGTGAGAATGGACGCTACCGTGTACGTGTAAAAGCTGTCAACCATGATCGTTATGCAGTAGTGGAACATTTAATAGAAGCTGATGGTGCTTTAAAGGGAGATATCTCAGCAAATTTTTTATTAGTCCGTGGTGGGCTTGACATGTTTTGGGAAGATGAGATGAACGAAGAAGTTAAAAAACCTACAACTCCATTTGAAATTTGGTGTGATGTAAATGGTTATGACCCAAAAGGTGAGTTTGTTTACACAAACGACACAGACGAAAATGAAGTTTGTGGATTCTTTAAGCAAGGTGACATTTTAACACTAGAATCAGATGACAAAACTATTTGTCCAGCTTTTTGTAATCAAGAAGAGGTAGTTGCTTATGAGTATTTTGATTTCAACGCGGTTATTTTAAAGCAAAAAGGGAAAAGTAAACCTCGTTTTCATAAACCACGTAAGAAACCACCTATTCGCAAGAAAACAGATGTGGTTGTGCATTATAAAACAGGGGAGAGTTATACCATTAAGAATGTTGACAGTGTTACAATCAACAACACTTTTTCAGAGTTGTCCTCAACTAAGGTGATTGAAAAAGGTATCCGTACTCAGTTGAGTCAGGTTATTGAGAAGCATTTAATTTCAGCGCTGGTGATTAAAACACCAAAAGGTCATATTGTAGCCACTAACTGCAACAATGATTGGGTTATTAACTCTGGCATGTCATGTGGTGTCTGCTCCCAGTGGTGTTTTAATGACCTTTAATTAACTTAGTTATAAATAGAGGAGAATTTAATATGAGAATGAAAGGTAAGAAAGTCTATTTTAGCTATCGGGATACATTTAGCTTGGATAGTGTACTTTCCCCAGTGATTTTATCAGCACTGAAGCGATTTAAAGAAGTTGTTACAGACCCAGAAAATGTAGATTACGCAGGGATTCCAGGACGTGTTATTCAGGATATGTTCCCAGATGCTGGTTATGACACAACTGAGGAGCAATCAGCCCAAGCTCATGCACGGTGGTTAGAAATCTTAGACCAGATGATTTATGCTTTTGACCTAAAAAATGAACCTAGTAGCAGGGATTACAATTTCAAATTCAATCGGTTATTCAGTGACAGCGAAGAGAATTCAATGTACAGGAAATTTGATTTATCTGTAGATAACCAAGAAGAGTATGATCGTTATTGCAAAGATACCGAAGAGTACCATAAGAAAGTGCAAGAAGGTCATGAGCTTTTGGGTCGTTATCTGGCATCACTCTGGTGGTGATAAAAAGTTTAAAATAGTGCTTTACATGACAACATGGATGTTGTCTAATATCACAACCAAATGAAGTAAACAAATCACTAAAAATAAGAGGAACTATAACTATGTTTGAACAATCTGTTCCGTGCTTGGTAACCAATTTAAGGCGGCTTCGGTCGCCTTTATTTTATAAGAGAGGTATATGATGGAAATTAAAAATTGTCCTTTTTGTGATATCCAACCAGAGTCATGGGTTGATAGTAATTGTCAAGATAAATTTGTGGTTGAGTGTGCCGATTGTGGAACACAAAAACGTGATGAATACAGTTTTGAAAGTGCCCTTAACGAGTGGAATACGCGGCCTGGAGAGAACAAAGACAAGATGTCAAACCTTCAGTTTCTTTTGACTAAGTTGTCTGAAGAATGCAATGAAGTTGGTCAGATGGCTGCGAAGTGTCAACAGTTTGGGATTGATGAAGTGTACTCAGGTGATGGCAATACCCTGACAAATCGTGAACGTCTTCATGGAGAAATCAATGATCTATTAGGTGTTATTGACATGTTGAACTCTGAAGAAAACTTTAATTTTAACCCTGATTGGACTGCAAAGCTCAAGAAACAACAGAAAATCGATCATTACCGCGAATACTCCAGAGATTTAGGTATGGTAGGCTTGACAACAGGGTCATGACAACTTAAGATGGTGACTCAAACAAAGATACTAAGGATTTAAAATGTCTGATTCAAAGAGTATTAATGAAATGGTTGTGTCACCATCTGTCTATGTGTTCATTAATTTGATGCAAACCCAACCTAAACGCTTTGAAGCAAGTTATGGGAGCAATGCTATGCTGTTCATCAAAGACTTTGTGACAGGTGTTAGAGGAAGTGTATACTATGGCAAGGAGTTTTTCCCTGGGGTTGACCCTGTAGAGTTGGGTTATGGCTGCATGGATTTTCATTTTGTAAATGCTTTGGAAGCTAAAGTGCTTTATGAAGCCATTTCGAAGTTTATGCAAGATAATCCGTTTGAATTACCTGATGAATCACCTGAGAAGTTCAAGAATGCCTATTAGGTTTAACAGGAAGCCCTAGAACTGGTTTTATTGGTGTGGGGTATACCATAGCCCCACTTTTGACTAAAACGTCTTAGAATCGATTACAGAGAGGATTTATGTGGATTACTATTGAAGTAGACAAAGAAGATTTAGAAGAAGTAAATATGACTCCTGAAGAACTCAAAGAAGCAATCATTCAGGACTTGGATGATGCACGTGATTATCCAGGTTTCTATGTGAAAATCGAAGTAACCAAGTAAATTGGTCTGACCAATTGCAATTGGTAAAGTGGTCTGACCAGCACTTACATTTCATGGGTGAGGCAAAAGGCCTGGCACATGAAATATTTTTCATTTAGGGTATTGACAAATCTGAAAGATGTGATACCCTAAAGATCTTTAATAACAAGAACGAAGGTCAACAGACCGAAGTGATTGTTATTAAAGATAGTTTTGTTTTTGTTTTATAAAATAATCAGGAAACGTAGTGAGTGGTTATTTTATAGGTGTATGTTTTAATAAAATTATTATAAAACGTATGTGACTAATAATTTTATATTATAAGTATAATTTTAATTAAATCTAAACTATGATCTTACATAGATCTGTGATCTAAAGAGGAGATACACATGAATGAATCTAAACCAAATACAACAAGTCTGGATACTATCATCACACTAATCAAAGTAACCCTTGAGGATAAGAAAGTAGCAGAAGGACACTTACAGGCTATTGATACCCGTCTAAAGGCTCTCTATGATCAAGCACGTGCTGCTTTAGAAGGTACAGGTCTGTCCTTAGTCCTCATGGATACCTTTGCAGATAGCACAGTACAAAACATTACAATCACAAGGTGTGAGGAATTGCAAGATGGTGATACTGTCAAGGTTAAAGTCGCTGAATGGTGGGGTGGTTCTGGTAAATGGCAAGCTTGCAGGGTTTCTGGTGCAGATATTGATGAAGACGGCTTCAGTGTTTATGAAACGCTAAGTGATGATAGTTCGTATGTAGATGCAGGCACCGATGAGTGGGAGTTCGTGTCTCGTCCATCCGGTAGCAAGTAAACAGCTTGACAAGGGCATTGATTAAGTGTAGGCTGTGCCCTACAAAGACTAAACAAACAGGAGTCATAAAATGAGTGCAACAGATCAGCTGAAAGAGAAAGGTGCAGAAGCTTTGGTTAACATGATCGATGTAACTGTGAAGACTATGAGTGATGTTGTAGATTTCAGTAAGCAACAAATCCCTGACGTTCTCCATCAATTATTAATGTGGAAGGCTGTAGAGAGTCTTGTCGGATTCATCCTGCCATTGATCCTGGCGATAGCTTTGCTATCTTATTGTCTCTCTTTCTGGAAAAGTATTCCTAAACAATTATCCCGTGATCGTGATGGACGAGCACCTTGGATTGCAGACGAATTCCAAGGAGCAGATGGTGCGCTGTACGGTCGTTATTGGTTCCGTGGATACGTTTGTTTTGTATTAGGCATCTTGGCTTCAATTGTTGCTTTCTTCAGTTTCAATCTGGATTGGTTGCAGATTTGGATCGCACCTAAAGTTTACCTGATTCAGTACGCTGCCGAACTAATTAAAAAATAATTTAGGGGAAATAACAAATGCAAAAGTGGAAAATTATTAAAGGTACAGAAGCTGATTTTATCAATTGTCCTGATTGGGTGACAGTTGTATTCAAAACATCTGGTACGAATGGCCGTGGGTATGCATCTAAATGGGAGGTTGGTGCTGATCTGGTGTATGGTGATGCCTCAAAGGGTCCTAATTCACAGAATGCTGATGATGAACTACAAGGCTGGTATCAGGCAGGGTTCCTGATTGGAGAGCGTGTACCAGTTGAAGATGTAATGGCAATTCCTCGTGGTTGGTTAGTGAATGGTAAATTCACAGAAGATGATCGATATGCTCAGTGGGCAACACAGCACGGTTATGAAGTTATTGCAATTCATGATAATGAGTCTCAACCCTCAATTGTGGATGTGATCCTTGAGACTTCTTTAAATGTGCCAGGGCGGTCAGTTCGACATGTTTATAAGAAACTCTGTGAAGAGGTCGGTGAAGTGGGTGATGCATTGTTGGCAATCGCAGAACATGAAGAGCCTGATGAACCACTCGAAGGTGAGATTGCTGATGTTATCATTTGTGCAGTGGACCTACTTTTTGTCAGTAAATTTTATGAACGTGAGTGGCATCATAGCCCTGAAGAAGTGGCAGATATCGTTAAAGATCTTCTTCGAGATCGCGTTAAAGCTAAAACACAGAAGTGGATGGAAAAAGCTCATGAATCATCTTAAAATTGCAGAGGCTTTAAAAGCCTGTGATTGGTCTGGAGTTAGTATTGGTAACAAAGTAATAATTCAAGCAGCTATCACTGCACTTTCTGTGCAGCCTGTTGCCCATTTCCTACTAATTGATGGAGAGTATCACCAGTTGGCAGATGAATTAATCACAGCTTTAGGTGGAACCAATGAGGATCTACACCGTGATAACAGCACAAAGATGTGTGAAACATGGGACCATCTAAATGATCACTTGGCACCACCTGCTGTTGTTAAAGCTTTAGCAGAAGAGCTGCTAGCAGGGTTAACTCAAAGATCAATTATGGTGAGTAATGAGAATTTTAATTCTGCATTGTCATTATTAAATGATTGTCTTGGTGATTGTGGTGACAGCGAACGTGGATTGCTGTTGGCGCTTTCCCGAATGGGTATTGAAGTGGAGGGTGAGTAATGGGTGTATTATGGCTTTTAACTTTTTCAACTCTACTAACGATTTTAATTTTTGGGCTACCCTTGATGATTTTACTCAATTGGATTAATAAAAAAGAGCAAGAGGAAACTGAGTGATGAAAGAGCTGAATGAATTAGTTGAACTAGCTGAGATAGCAGATTCTGTAGGTAATACGATTGATTGTATAGATCCGCACACCATCCTCGCCATTGCCAAAGCATTCCTAGCGCTGGAGCAGGAGAAAGAAGCGGCAGCCCGTTATGCCGAACGCCTCAACACGCTGTTGGATGACCGTGAAGCAACGCTTTCTCGTTACGAGGTGAAGCAGGAGCCGGTTGCATACACCGACGCTGAAGAGCTGAAAAGAATGCGTAAAGATACTTACGCAGACATGTTTACGCCATGTTTTGAATACCAATCAAAACCGGAATGGACTCCGTTATTCACCCGCCCTACCGCTGACCTAAGACCTGATGATATCAAGCGAGACGCTATTCGCTATCGCTTCTTAAGAGAGAGTGACTATTTTGGTGCAGAGGATGAAGTTGGGTTAGCAAGCTGGGATGACCTGTGTGACCTTAGCTGCAATGATTTCGATGCAGCTGTAGATGCTCGAATGAATCACCCTGACTCTTTGTACACTCCCATGCTCCAGAACATTGAGGATGGCAAATGAAAGGAACAGTCTGGTCTCTTTTCTTTGACCTCAAGGAAGGGATACTCTACTGGAAACCAGATCCCGGTTCTTCTAAAGAGAGTAGAAGATGGAATACTAGGTATGCTGGTAAGGCAGCAGGATCTCCTCTATCTGAAGGTAATTATCTCACAATAAAACTTAAAAGGTTGGGTATTTATCAAATTTATGTGCATAGGATTATATATGAGATGTCGTATGGACCAATACCTGAAGGCATGTTTGTTGACCACATAAACCATAACAGGCAAGATAACAGACCTTGTAACCTACGGTTGGTGACCCGAGCGGAAAACAATAGAAACGCTTCAAAGAGATCTGACAACACTTCAGGTTACACAGGGGTCAATTGGAGTAATGCTCATGGAGTTTGGGTTGCAAGAATCCAAGTAGATGGCAAGAGAAAATTCTTAGGTTATTTTGAAAGCCTCGAAGATGCTGTCTTTGCAAGAAGTTCTTGTGTGGAAAACAAAATGTTTCACGACAATCATGGGGAGGAAAATGAAAGGGATAGTATATAGTTTATTTGATGGGTCAGGCATTATGGGATTGCCTTGGGCTGAAGCAGGATACCAAGTGTTCTGTTTCAACTCTGATGATGGGGATCATGGTGAATATGAAGTTAAGATGCGACACCCCAATATGACGTATGTTAACTGTTGGATTGATGAATCCTTTGATCCTGAAGGATTCTATCTTGACCTCTGTCACCCTATTGGAAAACCTGATATCATTTTTGCTTTCCCCGATTGTACAATGCTCTCAGGTGCTGGTGCTCAACATGAGCGTACAGAAGAAGCTGTTCAGAACTCAATCAGGAATGCAAAATTAGTGGAAAGTCTTGGTGATAAATACAACTGTCCATATATGATTGAGAATCCTGTAGGTAAGATGTCAACTCTGTGGAGAAAGCCAGACTATTATTTCGATCCCTATGAGTATGGTGGTTATCTCAAACCTGATGAAGGTAGTTTCCATCTGAAAATGCCAGTCCGTGATGCTTATACTAAGAAGACTTGCCTTTGGGTAGGAAACGGGTTTATTATGCCAGAGAAGAAACCTGTAGAACATTGTGGTTTCTTTTGGGGTTGGAAGTCATTAGGCGGCAAGTCTGTGAAAACTAAGCAGTTACGCTCACTAACCCCACGTGGTTTTGCAAGAGCAGTTTTTGAATTTAATAAATAGGAGATTTTATGGCGTTTTCACCAACTGAAGAACAGGTAAATTGTGGTCAACTTTTTATGGTCAATGACCGACTTAAGGTGCGAGCACTTGCTGGTTCGGGAAAATCAAGTACCTTACGTTACATTGCAGAGCAAAACCCTGATATGAGTTTTCTGTACCTTGCTTTCAATAAGAGTATGGCAGAAGAAGCACAAGCTACTTTCCCTGACAATGTAGAAGTAAGGACTGTTCATTCTTTGGCTTATCGATCAGTTGGTGTAAAATACTCTCACAAACTGGTCAGACCATCTGGAAGATACGTAAATGTTGCTGGAACTGGTAACGAAATTGCTTTATATTATGGCATTGGAGATATCAAAACTGGCCCAAACAAAGCTATCCGCAAAGCTTATCTGGGTTTGATTGCAAAAGATACAGTGAATCGGTTTGAACGCTCTAATTATGAGACATTAACAGATAAATGCATCCCTAAACATTATCTTGAAGATATTGATAAACGATTCAATGTTGACATTGCAAAAGTCAAGAAAGAAATTCTGGATGTTGCTAAGCATCTTTGGAAAGACCGCTCTAATGAGAACAGCAGAGTTTTAGCAACACATGATACTTATCTTAAACTTTACTCACTGTCAAAACCTGATCTGACAGACTATGATTGTGTTTTCGTTGATGAGGCACAAGACAGCAATCCCGTAACGCTTTCACTGTTTGACAATGTGAAGAAGATTGTATATGTTGGTGATGAGCGCCAAGCTATTTATGGATGGAGATCTGCGGTGAATGCCATGAAACTTATCCAGACGGCTGAGGGAAGACTGTCTAAATCATTCCGTTTTGGTCAGGCTATTGCGGATGTTGCAGCTGCGATCATCAAAGAAGAAGTTTATGGGAATGAGAATATTGAGTCTGTTGTGGGTGAAGTTGATCCAACTAAACAGTACACAATCCTTTACCGTAAAAATCTGACTTTGGTAAATGAAGCGGTTGATATGATCCTGAATGGTGAAAAAGTTTATCTAAATATTGATGTACAAGACTTTATTGCTATGTTAGCATCAGCTCAAGCACTGAAGGATAAGGACTTGAAAAAGGTTAAACATGACCTGATCATGCCATTCAGTACATGGAGTGAATTAACCACAGAAGCTAAAGGTGATCCATCTTTAGGTAAACTGGTCAAAATCATTCAAGAGCAAAAGGCTCAAGAGGTGCTCAATACACTTGCAGCAAGCCACAGAAACCCTAAGACAGCTGATGTTGTGATGACTACAGTTCACAAGTCAAAAGGTCTGGAGTGGGATCAGGTTATCCTTGCAGAAGACTTTGATGGTCTTTTTGATGAAGAAGGACGCTTGACAGAAGACGAACAAGAGATTAATCTTATGTACGTAGGTGCGACACGAGCTAAGAAGGTTCTGAAAATCAATGAAGCCCTTGAGACTTTGATTTTGATGAACAAAAGTGATGAAGACAAATTAGTTTCATAACTTGAAATAAAGTATTGACAGTAAAATCCGACACAGATAAGATGGTTACAACAAACACTAAAGAGGAAATATAAATGAGTAATCAAAACATTGCAGATAAAATCCCAGCTTTTTATATTAATTTAGAGACAGTTACCTCAGAGCAAATGAACGAAGTACTGAGTCTTGCTGTAGAACTTGGTGCTCTGCCAACTGAGGCAGTTTGGGATGATGAGAGACAGGAAGATTATCTGCGATCAAAATTTAGTAATCTCAGCCATGTTGAGTTTTACATCAAAAATAATTTTAGATTTGCAGGTATTAATACTAACGAAGTTACTTTTGTAAGTGATAACATCTATAATTACAACGAAAATAAAATGACTTATCCTGATGCGATGCAAATGTTAAAAGAATTAAAGGGTGGTGAAGCAGTGAAAGAAGTTAATAAAGTTTCAAAAACTGAATCACTCAAATCATTTTATGTCAATATGTCAGAGGCAAATAGTGATCCAAGCCGAGTCCAAAAACTTTTTGAAGGTTTTATTGAGTTAGGTGCAGTCGCAAATGAATTGGTTTCAAATGGAGAAAATATTGATAGCGATCGTCGTCTCCACAGAGAAAAATTTGGGTCTAATGTTTATACTTATAACATGGACGGCTTTGAATTCTTTGGGTTAACTAAAAGTGAAGATAAAAAATCAGTTTTTACTTATCTTGAGGATGATTCAGACCAATGGGATGAGGATGCTGTTGCGATGACAATTGAGGAAGCAGAAGATTATCTTAAATCTTTACAGAAATCTCAGAAAAAGTCTAAAGTCCCTGCACTTCGTCAGCGGAAAGTGTTCTTGACTTACACCAACGATAAACAATATCTTCTGAAAAACGTAGTTGGACTTGACATTAAGCAGAAAGAAGGTTATGTTGCAGTGACTTATAGTCACAAAAAAGGTAAAGTGTCTTTGAATACAAACGTTGTTATCCCATTCTCAGAGCTTAAGTCTGTGAAGTTTGTAGCTCCTGGTACAATTGGTGCTGAGTATATCTTTAAAGGTGGTAAAGTTGTCCAGGTTATCCAGGACTTCAGCCACGAAGACTTTACCCATAAATCCCACTAAATTTCAGTATGCTGAACCAGACCTCGCTTCTGCGGGGTCTTTTTATGTCTGTCAGGAGAAATCATGAGCAAGTCTTTCCGAAATTACTATCATGCAGGTCTTTCACCTATCACTAAGTTTAACATCAACAAAGGTGGTCTGCACATGGGAGGCCGCTACAGTGCCTTAGAGGCCGCTGCAAGGAAAGTAAGGGAAATGCCTACCGAGGCGAAGAAAAGCGCTAAGATTTACTTACACAGCGTTTTAGTGGATGATTCGACCTTCAGTGAGGTCTTTGATTGTGGACATAATGATTTATGGGAAACTTACCTTCAGAGTTGGTTGAAGGTTGGTATCAGAGGGATGAAGTATAAAAATGAATTTGAACCTGATATCCGTAAAAGTATCATTTTGTGCTGCACAAGTCTGATAAAAGAAATTTCTAAGGTAGAGGTCTTGACATTAGATGAGGCAGAGAGTATCTTGGAACGCATGGAAGAACACTACTCATACAAATAGAGGTGATAAAATGACTGAATTCGAAATGTTTGTATCACGATTTAAACGGAACCCAGAAACTTTCCGTGAAGAAATGAAACGTGAGTCCACCTATGACTTTGCAGAAGTTGCCCGAAAGCTTCAGTCCGCTCAGAATAATCTCTCTGGTTATATTATGGTTGATTTGTTTGGTGAACAACTGGGTAGTCATCTATTTGAGAAGTTTGTAACACAGTATAACCGTAATCTGTTACTGTTCATGAATGCGTTAGGAACTGAGGAGCATTTCTTTCTTATGCATCAGTTCAACACCAACACTCATCATTGGCGGGGTTAAAAATGAGAGCACATTTCCATATCACTTTAGGTGAAGTTGACACTGATCAGTTAATGTTAGGGGCACGTTTGGTTCGTGCTAAATGCACAACCATTGACCTTCATCGTGATACACGCTCTCAACGTGATCGGATGTTAACTAAATACCAATCTGGAATTGGTCTTGAAACCATGCAGGATGCAGTCCAAAAGCTTGAGAAAGCTGGTTTTAAGGTTCTTCGTTACAAACTTGAATTGATGTTCACTAATATTGAAGAACTTCTTCAGGAAGAATTCAGCAAAAAGAATTATGGTGAAGTCCATATTAAGACTGAGGCTAATCACCCAGTTGTAGAAACAGGATTCTTTCAGTTATCATCAAATGCAGAAGAGGTAGATTATCGGTTTTACAATGCCAGGATCTATACAGAATCTGATAAAACTCTATTCATGGAAGCTTATCAGCAACTGCTGGATGAAGGTGTACTAATGCGATCTGCTCACTATGAAAAGACAATCTTTGATAGTAAGTATCATTTTGATTCTTGGTGGGCGTAAGATGAGAACAGATTATCTTGGTAGGGTCATCCCTGAGATGAAAGTCCCTGATAAAAATATCTTGTGCTATCGGTGTCTTCGGGTGTATAATCTTTCCACTGCACCACGGGTAGCACCTGCAAAGTTGGATGTAAAAGAGCCTTGCTGTCCTAATTGCAAATGTAAAATCTACTACTCTTAAGGAGTCTTAAAATGTTGATAGCTCTGATGTATGGCTTCTTACACTGCTTTGGTAAGAGACCTCCTACCTCTGACATGGGATTTTGTGCCTTTTTGGGTGCAGCATTCGAGATGTGTACAATAGATATGGTAATTCTTTTGTCACTTGCATATTAAATCATTGGGAGTAAAAGTAATGACTGAGACTAAAAAATTAACACCTTGTCAAGAACTTTCATTGGCAGTGAAACTTGCTGCTGAAGGTCACCTTAACCAAACAGATAAAGGTGGTAAACCTTATATCCTGCATCCTCTTAAAGTGATGCACTATCTTAAGACAGATGATATGCAACTTATGGCTATTGGTGTCCTTCATGATCACGGCGAAGATTGTGGAGGTACTTCTGAACAGTACCGTTCCTTAGGTTTTAGTGAAAGAGTTATCAGAGGTATTGACCTGTTGACAAAGAAGGATGGGATCTCTGACGATGAGTACATTGCAGCAATCAAAATGAATGTTGATGCTGTTAAGGTGAAGCTTGCTGACCTGCGTCACAACACTGATGTTCGTCGTTTGAAAGGTTTATCAGATAAAGACTTGCTTCGTATGCGTAAATATCATAATATGCATGTGGAGTTAACAAAAGCACTTAAAATTCATGAGGGGTTATAATGCCAAAATTCAATAAAGGTGATAAAGTTGTACGTACAAATGGAAGCGCATTCGGATGTAAAGAAAGAGATATCGTAACTGTTGTGAGTTGTAACGATCGTCAGTTATCTCTTGAAGAACATATACATTTCACTTATGACCCAGATTATTTTGAATTACTGGTGGAAGAAACGCTACCTGAAGTGCCAGATTCAACACGATATGAATGTGATATGTACCCAGGTCGAGACTTTATCCGTCTAATGAAAAAGAGAGATAGTGTGATAATTAAGACTGAAGAAGAAGATGAGTTTTCATCTGTCGTATTGTCAGTTGAAACTGCATTGGCTATGGCTTCCGACCTTCGTCGCATGGCTATGAAGATCAAACGTGAACAAGAAAGTTCTGAATAGTGTTTTTTCACACAGCACCAAGGATGGTGCTAAACCATTTTATGCAACTAATCTTAAATAACATTCATCCAAAAGGCCAGCGAGGAAAATATGGATACCTTACAACAATGGGTCACTCAAGCTTTGAAGTACCCTGTGATGGAAATTTATGGTGGAAAAGATTTAGCACAAACTAAAGAAGAGAAGCGTGTAATCAAAGTTTGTGAGGATATTTTTAAACTTAGTGCATCTACACCCTCAGAAAGTCTACCGAGAGTTGAAATGAGTGTAGCTTGGCGAGACTTGGAAGTGGCATTAAAGCTTACCACAACTGTTCCTGTGAAGCCTGAGTACATACAAGAACAAAAAGAAAAGTTCTTACAATCTGCGAAAGAGTTTATTATACTTCTTGAAACTACTTACAAAAAAGAACAAGTGCTGAAGGTTTACTATGAAAGTTGGAAACTTAAATATCAAGAAGTAAAAGAATTAGTTTATCACCTATAGGAGATTATATAATGGCTAAGTGGAATGAGACACTAGATTTATCTGATGTTTGGGAAAAAAGTAAATGGAATGATAAAAATGTTCAGGAGTTAGGTAAAATTATTGCAGCTCGAATTCGAAAACTGAAATCCTTTAATGAAGAAGACTGGATTTTTGTGGGAGACTGTGTTGAACGGTTTGAAAATGTTTATCCATTTGAGGAGTTTATGGATGATCATGGTGAAATGCCTTACACACCAACTGAAGATTTTGATGAAGCAATGCGAGAGCTTTATGATTGGGCTGATTATAATCGGGTTTGGGTTAAAATCAATTTTTAATTGAGGAGAAAATAATGAACGAGAATCTAAATTTAAAACGTGCTGTTGAAATGCATCGTGAGTTTGCTGCTTTAGATAGCAGCCTTTTTCTTGACTTTGATTTGATTGAGAACATCTGGACACGTGCCTCTCAGGATGAAATTAATTGGAATAGTGATAATAACGAAGAGGATCTTCAGTCAGGTAATGGTAAAACCTACAGCATTGAAACTTATCGTGGAGCACTTTATGAAGATGATGATTACCTATTGATTTTAGGTGATAATGGTTGTGGTGATAAAAGTTATTATCTTTTCCTGAAAGAGCGGGAGCTTTCATCATGAGGTTTCAAATTGTAAAAGAGATAATGGCCGATGGGTTTGTTAGGTTTTATATAAGAAAAAAGGATTTTCTTTTTTGGGAGAAAGTAAAGTCTTATAAGAATTCGCACTCAGGGGAAATTCTATACTTTACAGATTTAATGGATGCACAGATCAAAGTTTGTGAGTACGTTGATAAAGAGCTTTCAAAGACTAAATTAGAGTCTGAGGTAGTTTGGGATTCTTTTACAAAAGAAGGAGATTAAAGTGAATTTAAATGAAATTTTGGATATACAACCTCAAGTCATTGAAGTTGAATTTGGACCAGAACCAAGTTTACGTCAGTTGATTGAGAAATATTACGAGCCACACTTCCCTGAGGATTACAAAGATTATGTGGAAAGTTACCTATGCAAGCTACAAGAAATGGTTTCTGGATCTCCAATTAAAGTTGGTGATCATGTGCAGGTAGTTTTTGATGCCAGAGAGGGTTCACCTACCTCTTTGGTTAACTATGGTGTTAACCTTGAAGATGTTGGCGTTGTAACCAGTTTAGTTAAAGATGAATTATTCCCTGTTAGTGTTGATTTTGGCAATGGAAAAGAAATTGCTTTTACAGAGAAAGAACTGAGGAAAATTTATGTTGAAGTATAAAGTTGGTGATCTGATTGAAGCTGCTAAAAGTGGAGAAGTGCATGTTATAGCACACTGCTGTAATTGCCTTCATTCTATGGCGAGCGGGATCGCCCCTTTAATTAAAGAGGCTTTCCCTTACGCTTATGAAGCTGACCTAGAAACTGCAAAAGCAGATCCTAAGAAATTAGGTACAGTAAGTTATGGCATAGCAGAGCCTGAAGATTGGACAGACACAGTATATTGTCCTGATGTATTTAATCTTTATGGTCAATACAGCTACACCAAACGTAGAACCGGTGGCAGGGATCTTAATTACGATGCACTTTATGACTCTCTTGTTGCAATGACTAAGAAGTTAAATGAGTGGGGAACCGAAAAACTGGAGACACGTATTGGTTTACCTATGCTTGGAGCAGGACTCGCAAATGGTGATTGGGATATCATAGAAATGATGATCAAGAAGACCTTGTGCTCTGCTGGATTTAATGTTACTATCTACACACTAAATTAAAGAGGGGTAAAATATTATGAGTAAATTTAATATTGGTGATGTCTTAGTTCGAGCTAAGTGGCATAACACTGATCCAAATTTGGTGGGTACTGTGAGTCAAGCTGATATTTATGGTGTTGGTGAGCTAATCATTACAGAAAGTAACACAAAGGACTACCCAGTTGGTTATGTTTATCTTTATTCACCAGATGCATGGAATCTTAAAGAAGAACAAGAAGAGGAAAAACTTCCAGAAATGCCTGATGAAGTGACTTACAGGGGTTCAGGACGTGAGTTGACAGTGGCACCTTATCATACCAGTCTAGGTGATATCTTTATTGGGATACGTACTGACGGAGGGTATGGGGTTCAGACTATGCACATGGATGCAGAAGATGTATTATCTCTTTGCCATGATCTTCGTCGCTACGCTATGGATGCTATCCGTAACCGTGATAAATAAGAGGGTACACATATGCAAGTAAGATATTACTACTGCAAGTCCTGTGGTTATGAAGAGTTTAATATTTGGGCAGGTTATGCACGTACTGTTGGCAATGGTATGCTATTTTATTGCCCTGCTTGTAATAAAGAGAACTTTGTTGATGTTGAGGAGGAGGAGGAGGAGTAATGTCTTATAGCAAGATGTACATTGCTGTATTGGATGAAGCACCGGATTACATGACTCCAACTCTGGTAGCACATTCTGTTCTTGCTGCTCACCTGAAATTTCAGGATGAAGAAATTTATAAAAAGTGGTTGACGGACTCATTCAGGAAGGTTACATTACGTGTCAACAGAAGAGAGTTCGACAAAATCAGAAGTACACTGGTTTGTCACGAAGGGCATGAAAACACGATCTGCAATGCAGAAGCAAGTTGCTTGGTTGTGATGCCAGTAGAAGCTGAATCTATTCCAAATGTTCTTAAATTTGGTAAACTGTGGAAACCAAAACAAGCTTAAGGAGAAAATAAATGACATTGGTAGAAAAACTTAAACAAGACCAACTGAATGCACGTAAAGAAGGTGACACTGCTAAAGCGTCTAACCTGACTTTCCTGCTGGGACAACTTTCACAGAAGAAGACACCAACTGACCAAGATGCAATTGACCTGATCCGTGCAACAGTTAAATCCACTAAAGCTGCATATAAAGATGAACTGCCTACATCTGTATCATATGACATTCAGATCATGGAGAGTTATCTTCCAAGTGAATTGACAGATGATGAAATTTATACTTTCCTGGATTCCGCTCGTGATTCAGGGGATAAGATCACTAAAGCTTATATGGGTAAAATCAATCTGTTTGCTAAAGCTCAGGGCAAGATTGTGAACAATGCCAATGCTTCTCTGATTCTCCAAGCTTATATTTAAGAGGTGAAAATGAAAATTAAATTGTTAAATCTTGCTCCATATTGTGGTGTTGGCAACATTAAATTTCCTGTAATCGTAGAATGTTCTGGGGAATTTGATTTAAGCGGTGATACAGAAATTTTAGGTTCCGAAATCATTCGCCTCGGCGGGAATGAAGACGCTTTCATAGAGTCTCTCCCTTATACTGTTTATGAAGATTCGTTTGAACTAATTGAAACACAAAATAAAACCCACTGGACTCAGCTTGAAGCTGGTGATATCATTCTTGTAGAAGGTGTTGAACGCACAGTTGACGATATTGAGTATCTACGTATTTCTGGGACTGATCTTGAGGGTGATTATACTATTTCATTAAAAGAGGAAGACGTTGGAGATTTAGAGTGTACATGTGGGACATGGTTTAACACACAAAAACACCCTTGGTCTTTTGTTCGCAAAGCAGGGCAGAAAGCTGAAGAAGTGACTTCAGAAGAAGGTGAAGAGATCCCAAAAGATGTTTCTGAGGATTTTCTTTATATCGCAGATTATGGAAGCTCAGGAAGGATGTTATCCGTTGAAAAACTTACGTTTGATAGCATCATGCTTCAAATGAGGTCTTATGAAAACAGATTTTTAGCTGGAGTAACTTTTACCCCAGAGCAGACAATTGAATTTGCAGAAGATCTACTTCGCCTTGCAAATCAAATGATTGAAGATGAAGGGGGTAAATAGAGATGATTTATTGGATTTACTGGGTCTTTGCCGTAACTTCCTTTATTATCTTTTTCTCCTTACTTTATCAAGAGGAAGCAAGAAGTTCAAACGGTTGGGTGACAGGTGATGATGTTATGTTATTTCTCCTTTTTACCATATTACCCACCATCTTTTGGCCTTTAGCGTGGTCGTTAATTATCTTGTATTTTTTGATAATCAAACCTTTGATTTACCTTAACAAGAAAATTTATGAGAAAAATCATTGAGGAGTAATTATGAAAAAACTTGTTGTAATCTTAGCTCTGGTCATGATATCTTCTGTGTCCTCAGCGGCTGATGGTAAGCCAGACGTTAAAGAAATTTATGATGGTTGGGATGTTGATAAAATTTATGTTATGACTGACATCGAACGGGGTAAATGGTGTTATATTGTACGGGATACTGGCCGGGTTGGTTTGCAATGCTTCGACATCAAAGAAGGAGATAAATAATGAGACTGAGAATGTATAAAGGTATTGATGAGAAGGATGGAGCTTTGTCTCTCTTTTTGGTATCAACTAAAGGTACAGCATGTTCCTTTTACTTAGGTGAGGGAGACCCTTGGGAAGACAAAGAAACTTTCCTTGACCTATATGGTATGGATTGTGATATGGTTCTGTTTGTTGACACATATGAATACATTGATTCAGTGAAAAATGCTGAACTTATTTGGGAAATTGTTGAATAAATTTACTTGACTTAAGATTCTGATGAGGTATACTTACCTCATCAAGACAACAAAGAGGAAGTGATTATGAAAGTGTTACTGTTAAATTCTGCTAACTACGGTGATATGCAAAATGTTAATTTTCCTGTTGAAGTAGAGGCAACAGAAGCTGAAGCAACAGAAGCTGAAGCTCTAGGGTGCTACGTTAAAGGCTCTGAACTTCTTCGGGTAGGTGCAACACAAACAAAAGAAGACCCTTGGGATGAAGATTTCGATTACTACTTTAGCCACTTTCGTAATCAGTTTGTTAAAATAAATCAAGACTAATTAAAAACTTAGAAATTAAATCATTATAGAGGAGTTACACATGACGCATCACTTCGGTTTTCCAATGCTGGACATTATCGTCCTTGTATCGGTTCTTATTTTATCAATTGGAGTTGACTTCCTAGGTCATAAAGATGGAAAAGAAATTGGGATTAAATCTGCTCTAGCTTGGTCAGGTTTTTGGATTGCACTAGCCTTAGGCTATTATGCCTTTGTGTGGGTTGAATATGGAAAAGAATTTGCATCTATGTTTCTTAGCGGTTATGTGCTTGAGAAATCATTGAGTGTTGATAACCTGGTTGTTTTTGCAGCTATCTTTGCAAGCTTTGGTATTCGTAGTACAGCACTGCAACATAAGATTCTGCTCTTGGGGATTGCAGGTGCAATTATTTTCCGAGGTATCTTTGTTGCACTAGGTACGGAATTGTTTCATCTTCACTGGTCAGTTCAGATCTTTTTTGGTATAATCGTAGCATGGTCTGCGTATGCAATCATTAAAGGTGGTGATGAAGAGGAAGAGGTCGATTATACAAAGCATTGGGCTGTTAAGTGGGTTAATAAGATTATCCCAGTAGGTGGCACTAACGGTGACAAGCTAATCACAAAAGTCGGTAAAAAATGGTATGCTACTCCTGCACTCGTTTGTGTGGCTGTTGTTGAGCTGACAGATATTATGTTCTCACTAGATAGTGTACCTGTGGTTATCTCAGTGACCCAAGAACCTCTGCTAGTTTATTCAGCAATGCTGTTTGCAATCTTAGGTCTTCGTGCTCTGTATTTTGTACTCAGTGTTGCGATGAAGTACTTGGTTCATCTGGAAAAGGCTGTAGCTCTTGTTCTAGTGTTTGTTGGTGGTAAGATGATTTACCATGCAATGAATGAACAGTTCCACCTGAGCACCTTTGATATCTCTGTTAACGCAAGTTTGTATGTTGTACTGGGCACACTTGCAGCAGGCGTTATTGCGAGTCTGGTGTTTCCAAACAAGGAACCTGAAGAAGAAACTATCGTATAATCAACAAAAGCCCCCATCAAGGGGCTTTTTAATTGAGAAGGGGCTTGCATGGCTAAGTATATTGAGGTAACATTGGTTGTAGAAATTCCAGATGTTGCAGAAGAAAAAGATATCAAAGATTTCGTAGATGTTCATTTTGCAGAATGCAATAGTATGCAGATGAACAATCCGATTCAGGATAATTATGAAATCGTAGAGCATTACTGGGAAATTTCCCAATAATTAGATTCTTAGTATAAGAGGAGCTAAAATGAAAAAGTTTTTTAACATTTTGTGGGTGATTTATACATGCGTTGCTGAGATTGTTGGTACATTTATCATTATCATGTTTATTCTTTCTTTGTTTGGTCATGGTAAGTTTGAGGTTGGTCACGGTAATTGGCAGCAATGTTTCGGTGATTGCCAAAAAGTTGAACAAAACTCTGTTAATCCTGTAAAAGAAGAGGTAAAATAATGACTCAAGAATATGTTAAATGTCTTAGTAAATTTTCTGGTGTAACTGTGGGTGAAGTTTATCCTATTGTTCAGCGTGAAGAGAATTCTTTTTGTCTAATCAATGATGCTGGCAAACAAGATGTTTGGTGGCTAGCTGATGGTGAGTTTGAATTAGTTGATGGGCCTGAAGAAGTTAAGGAAGAGAGTAAAGCCACTCGTGAAATGAAGTTCTCAACTAAAGAAGGATCTGCTGTTGTCCATTATAAATCAGGTCAGACTTTCCATATCAGTTATCTGACACATATGGTAGTGGCAGGAAGTAGAGTTCAGGTAACACGTGAGTATACTCAGGATGGTATAGAGTTTTCTCAAACTGCATACATCCCTTTTGAAAAGTTCGGTAAGGTTATTTGTCAAGCTTATAATGGAGAGTTAGAAATAACACTTTCCAAAGATGGAAAACTGAGTTATCCTACAGTTGTAGAAAAGAAAGAAATGTTCTTTAACTAATTAAATAAACTAAGAGGAAATAAACATGACTAAACTATCACTTGAAAAACGTACCGAAAATGTTAAACTATCTCTGGAGAAAGCTGGTGTTCAGCGTAAAGATATCTGTGTCCGTGTAGGTCTGGCACTTGATAAATCTGGTTCAGCTGAAATCTTTTATCACAACGGTCAGTTTGAAGAGTTGGTTGACCGACTGCTGCCAGTCAGCGCAAATATGGATGATGATGGCACGATTGACACTTGGCTGTTCCACAATGAATCTATGGAAGTTGGTCCAGCTACACCTAAAAATTATGGTAGCTTTATCTCCAAAGAAGTTATGCAGGGTAAATACCGCAGTGATTGGGGTGGCACAGAATATGCACCAGTTATGAAAGATATTCATCACTTTTACTTTGGTTATGAGCAGAAGAGAAGTTTCTTTGGTTTCGGTGGTGGCAAGAAAGCTGTAACTGATTCAAATATCCCTGCTTTGGTGTTCTTCATCACAGATGGCGCTAACAGCGACCATTCTGAGACCATCAAACTGCTTGACAGCATTAAAGATGAGCCTGTATACTGGATGACAGTTGGTGTTGGCCGGGAAGACCAGTTTACTTTCCTGAAACAGATTGCTTCCCGTTATGATAATGTTGGTTTTGTTAATTTCAGTAATCTGAACATCAGTGATGATGAAATGTATAATGCCATTCTGGATGGTGAACTGGCTGAGTGGATTAATAAAGTTTGCTAAGGAGCACTAATATGACTAAAGAAGAATACCTAGAGCAACTGAAGGTTGGTGATACCCTTACACGCTTCTTTCATGGCGCAGGATTTGTTACCCAAGGTGAAGAAATGGAGGTTGTTCATCTAACAGATTCTCGCATCTGGTTAGAAGAAAAAATGGAAAATCAGGTTGACTATAAAGCAGATAGTGTTTATAGTTATGACAGAAAAACAGGTAAACAATATACTGATCAATTTAGCTTTGGTATGTATCACACTATTGAACTGCCAAACTCTAAAGCCCCCGACTAATAATTTTTTAACAAAAGAGGAAATAAAATATGTCACTTAATCTGCAAAAAGGTTCTTCCCTGAAACTGACTAAAGATGATGGTAAAACTGCCCTAAATCGTATTCGTGTAGAGCTGTCTTGGAACCCTAACGAAGGATCTTCGCAGTATTCGTTTGACTTGGATGTAATCGGTGCAGTTTGTAAGAATGAGAATCTGCAAGCTGTTTCTGGTGAACATGTTGCTTTCTTTAATCAGAAGAATACTGCGGCTATCCAGGTATCCCCTGATAATACAACTGGTGCTGGCGATGGTGTAGATGAGTTCCTGGATATTACTCTGAACAATGTTCCGGTAGAAGGTGACCGAATCCCAGTCCTGGTATGTATTTATGGTGCTCGTGGCAAGAATCAGAGTTTTTCTCAGGTAGATGGTGCAACAGTTGTGCTGCGTGATCTGGATAACGGTAAAGTAGTTGGTTCTTGTAACATCTCTGAGAAAGGCTCATCTACAGATGAATCTCTGCTGGTAGGTGTTTTTGAGAAGCAGTCTGATGGCTCTTTTGTTTACAATCAGGTGAACGAGTTTTACAATAAGAGTTTTGAAGAGTGGATTGGTGTTTTCACTAACTAAGAGCAAATAAATAGATTAAGGCCCTTGTTTAGGAGGGCCTGTTTTAACAAAGATAAAGGAGATACTTAACATGGCAATTACTTTGGAAAAAGGTTCTAAACTCTCTCTGGATAAGTTCCAGGCATCAGACCTTAAAGTCCTTCGTGTAGAAATGACGTGGGATGCACCAGAAACCACAGGTTCAAAGTTCAAAACTTATGACTACGATTTGGATGTTATTGCTTTCATTATTGATGAGAACAAAAAAGCTGTAAATAACTATAAACATTTTTGCTTCTTTGGACAGCAAGTCACCCCAGCAATCGAGAGTTCTGGTGATGACCTGAATGGTGAAGATGGTGGTGAATCCCTTCTGATCACACTGGATAATGTGCCAAAGAATGGTGTACAGATCCCTATCATCGTTGACTTACACAAGGCTAAAGAGCGTAAACAAAATCTGTCTCAGATGAAATCAGGTAACCTGCGTATCCTGAACCATGACACAGATGAGCTACTGGCTGAAGTAAACATGAGTCAGTTTGCAAGCAACGAAACATCTTTCCTGTTTGCTTTCATCAACCGTACTGCAACAGGTTTTGAGGTAGAAAGTGCTCCAACAGGGTTTGATAAAAACATTCAGGATTGGGTTGATCTTTATGGAATTGACTTGAGCAAGTAATCTTTAAGTGGTAATATCAATGGGTGACAATAAGTCACCCATATTAATTTCAGGAGTCTTATGAGCACCGATTATAAAAACCTTTTTAATACAAAGAAAGATTATTCTAATCTGTTTTCTAATAAGGAAAATACCCAATCACAACCTAAGCAGGAAAGAAACATGGCATATAAAAATTTATTTGATAATGTTGTCAATGAAACAAAACCTGCAAGGGTTCAAACAACATTACCTCAAAAAGTTGTTGACCCACGAGTTGCTGATATACAAGCAATTGACCCTAAGATCAGCACACATGCAGTCATCGAATGGCTTGAAGCTTTTGATGACAACATGAAAAAGTTAACCCAAACTAATCATGGACTCTCTCAAAGAGAACTGGATTTGGCTATGGAATTCACTGATGGAAGACTCTGTGTCCAAGAGCTTTTTAATCAGATCAAGGCAACAGTTGCAACGCTGAAAGGGCCAGAAAAGAAAACAGGGTTTCTATCAAAGCTCTTTAACTCAGATCAAGAGTTTAAATTAAGTCAAGATTTGATCACACAAGTTATTCAGACAATTAGAAAACTATTAGAAGATTTCAAAAATAAGTCTAAATATAATAATAGTATGTTTATTAAATCTGAGATGCGTAGGATCGAATCAAACATTTTTGATTTGAAAAGTGAATTGGAGTGTGCTAGAGTAGCTGCAACTTACTTAGTCAATCAAGATGATTTTAAAGGTGCAGCAAGACTTGAAAAGGTTAAGCAACTCTCAGGGTTAGTGAATGTCTCAGAGTTGCAATTAAAAAATACTTACAATCTTCTTGAGAAAGATATGGAAGCATATGAGAACTTAAAAGACGTGACAGTACCTTTTTTGTATGCTAAGATCCAAGGATTAATGAGTAGTACTTTAGATTCTGAAGCACTCAATGTTATTAACGATATAAATAAACTCTGAGGAGAGACACTATGTCATACGGCAACCTTTTTACAACAGAAACAAAAACTGAATCACAGGCTACTAAGCCAACTAGTTTTGAACAGTCAGTTAAATCACTCCCTGTCCTTAAGGATGCAGAAGGTAAAGTTTACCCAATGGAGTTGAAAGACATTCAGAATTTTGGTATTGTTAAAAACTCAAAACAATCTGAAATCAATAACCAAATTCTGTCAAAGACATTGGTCGCAGATAGTGGTGTAATGGCCCAGGGTTTTACTCAGATCATGGCGCTTTCCCAAAAAGTAGATATTGGATCTCTCTCTGATGGTAAAGTTGGCCTGTTTAAATCTATTCGTAATAAGTTTATTGATCGAAAAGCTGAGGTTAAAGCACAGTTTACAACTGTTCGGAGTCAGATCACAACCATTGCTTCGGAACTAAAGAACAACATTGTAGAGATGCAGAAAGAAGGTCAGTGGCTTGACCAAATGTACAAAGTCAATCTTGAAGAAGTACGTATGTGGGAACAAAACAAGGTTTTGGTTAATGAAGCCTTTACTACAGCAGAAGAATATTTGAAACATCTTGTTGACAATGGAGCACCAATAGAGCAAATTGAAGAGACACGGATGAAAGTTAATGCGTTGAGCAAGCAAAGTGATAAAGTTAATAAAATGCATCAGCTTAGTGCTATTGCAGCGCCTGAGATCAGGATGATGCAGGTAACAAATTTCAACAATATTAATAAGTTTAATGACATTATTGAATTAACTATCCCATATTGGGAAAAGAAAATGTCACTTGCACTAAATGCTGAGAATCAGCGCAAGCAGATCGCACAAGCAAAAATTATGGATGACTTCACTAATGATTTAATCAAAGAAACTGCTAAACAGGTTGGACAAAACATGGTAGAGTCAGCTAAAGCAAACCAGCGTGGTATTGCTGATGTAGATGTAATGGTAGAGGCAACAAACGTGATCATCAACTCTATTAAAGAGGTTGTTGAGATTGATAAAGAAGGGAATAATACCCGTAAAGAGAACGCCAAGAAGATTGAAAAATCGTTGGTTGACATGGAAGATACTCTACGGTCAGTACTTTCTTAAAAATACTTAGGAGAACTAAAATGATTTTATCTTTTGATGTATGGAATACACTGCTGTCGGCTAACCCTGAGTTTAAAACTGCACGTATTGACGCTATTGTTTCTGAAACAGGTCTACCTAAGATTGCTGTAGCCACAAAGCTGCGTGACACCAAACGTGTACTCGACTTCATTCAAGAAGATACTGGCAAAGCTTTTACATCTTTATTTTGTTGGAAGCTGTTCTTGAAACATGTGAATTATGAAGGAGATATTGATGAAATGGGGAGGACTTTACTGGAAATCTCAAATACTTTGTTTGTAAGGTATCCTCCATCTTTTGATGTTGAGTTGGTAAAGGTAATTCGTAAAATGAAGAAGGGCATGTCACACATTGATGAGATAGTACTAGTGAGCAATACTAACTTCGTACCAGGTAATCTACTTTGGACAACTTGTTTTGAACACCTAGATTTGTTTGATAGTGCATTCTTTTCAGATCAGTGGGGTGTTGGTAAACCAAGTGAAGAAGCTTTCGCTCGTGGTTGGCCTTTAATTTGTGGTCGGAAAGTGATTCATGTAGGGGACACTATTGTCACTGATGGTGCTTGTACAAAGTATGGTGCAGAATTTATCTTGGTAAAAGATCCATCAGACACACTTAAACGCTTGACAGAGTTTACGGTCTAACGTAACCTTGCTGCAACTTAACTACACAGGAATTAAATAATGAATCAAACTACACAATTTGCTGTACACTACTTTGATAATCTTGAAGATATGTCATTTTGTCCAAAAGATTACTCCTTCCTAAAGTTCGGTAGCGACAAAGTGGCTAAAAAGTTTGGGTATGAGTTGGCAGAAGCTTTCTTTCAAGAACATAAAAGTCGATTGGTTGCGGAGCAATTTGTTGTGATCCCTTCTCCGTATAATTATGTTAAGAATGCTGCAACCATTATGTCAGAGCACTTTGTAGACCGTTTAAATCATCTTGTAGTAAGTGCGGGAGGTTTGCATGTAGAATGGAGTACTATTAACCGTAAGATGTCTTACATTAAAGATTATGGCTTCCTGTCAGCAGACGAAAGGAAGAAACTTATTGATGGGGACACTTTTCATGTGAATAAAGGCTATCTGGAAGGTAAAAACCTTATTTTCATTGACGATGTAAACATCACTGGTACACATGAAAGGAAGTTAGAAGAGATTCTGGATGAAAGTCAAGTTTTTAATGATAGATTTTTCTTATATTATGGTAAATTTGTTGATAGTGGTAAAGCTGGCGCTGACATTGAATCTAAAATCAACTTTGCAGGTATTCAAGATTTAGAGGATTTTGTAAAGTTAACCAAGGAACCTAATCACCAAATTATTGTAAGACCTATAAAATTCTTGTTGTCAAGGACTCCAAATAAATTTGAACAGTTTGTAGATTTGGTGGATGAAGAATTCTTATGTAAACTTTATTATGGTGCTATTGCAGAAGGTTATTATAACATTCCTGATTATAAGTTAAACCTGAATTATTTAAATTGGTACATCCAGAAAGAAGAAAACAAATAATTGTCATTTAAAAGAGGAAAAATAATGAACGAACAAGCTCAAGCAATTAAGAAAGTAGTGAAGTATGTAGGACTTGCAATTCTGGCGATTGTAGCTATTATCACTGCATTAAATTCTTACACTGTTGTCCAAGATGGCACAGTCAAGACTCAGACTTTCCTAGGTAAAGTAAACCCAGAGCCTGTTAAACCTGGTTTCCATCTGGTTAACCCGTTTGCAAGCTTTGACACCTTCAGCACCAAAGACATTGCTCTGAAGTTTGATAAGCTGCAAGTGCCAAGCCAGGACAAGTTTAAGTCAAGTGTTGACATGACTGTTATGCTGAAGTTTGATGGCAATAAAGCACCTATCAACCGCATCAATGCAGGCACACAAGACCAAGCCTTAGAAAAATACGTAACTGAGAAACTGCTTTCAACTGTACGTGAGTTTGGTAAGTCAGTGCCAAAAGCACAAGACCTGTTTAATGCCGATATTCAGGCTAAACTACAGACTCAGGTTCAGCAAGAGATTGAAGAGTATGCACGTCCATATGGTTACACAGTAAGTCAGATTTTCCTGCAAGACATCACTCTGCCGGAAGTTATTATGACTCAGGTAACTAACACCAAGATCCGTGAAGAGCAGGTTAACGCAGCTAAAGCAGAACTGGCACGTGTGCAACAGGAAACACAGCAAAGCGTAGCTAAGGCAGTTGCAGACCGTGAATCTCGTGCTAATGAAGCACAGGCTAATGAGCGTGATGCAGATGCTAAGCTTTATGCCGCACAGAAAGAAGCTGAGGCTAACGCCGTACTGCAACGCACAATTACCCCAGAGATGATTCGTTGGAAAGAGCTGGAAGTGTCAATGAAACGTGCTGAGAAATATCAAGGTGGTGTTCCAAGTACAGTAATTGGTGCTGACTACGAAGGTAAACTAATTATGGATACCCGGTCTAAATAAGGAGTTAATATGAATCGAATCGTAATCAATGGTCAGGTTATTAACGGAGATTTAGTTGGTGGCAAATCCATCAATATCTCAAGTAATGGTGATAAGGTCATTATCAACGGCTCTGAAGTCTTCACCACAACAAGCAAAACCATTTACATCACTATTGAAGGAAATGTAGAAGGTAACGTAGAAACTGTCTCTGGAGATGTTGAGGTTTATGGCAACGTTCTGCGAGGTATTTCAACAACTTCTGGGGATGTTGATGTGGACGGTGATGTAGGGGAAGGTGTAAAAACAGTATCTGGTGATGTTTCTGCCAGCTCAATTAAGGGTAATGTTAAAACCGTTTCCGGTGATATCCGAACAAAGTAAAATTGTTTTAAATGAAAGGGGCAGATGCCCCTTTTTGTTTTATAGAGTAAAAGGAGATTTATTTGATCAAGAAGATAACATTGGCGGTATTGTTCGGCCTTATGATGGGAAATGCCCAAGCAAAACCAAAAGAAAGACCAAAGACAGTTCACATATGTACGTCTTCAGACACACCCCAGAATGTTTTAAGCTGTGCCATGTACTTCGAAGCGAGGAGTGAAAAAGAAAAGGGAATGGAGTATGTAGGTAATGTGATCCTTAATCGGAGGAGTCATGATCAATACCCATCTAAAATGAGTAAGGTGGTATACCAAAAGCACCAATTCTCTTATGTTCGTAAGAGGTTGAAAATTCAGGATAAAGACAGTTGGAAGTTAGCTCAAAATGTAGCAAGAAAACTTTTATCAATGTCAGATGAAAAAAGACGCTTAACAGATCCAAGCAAAGGGGCTATATTCTTCACAAGAAAAGATATCAAACGTTCTTGGGCTAAGCATTACCAAAGAACAGCGTCTTATGGCAAACATGTTTTTTATCGGGAGAGAATTAAATGATTTTATTTTATCTACGAAATCGATGGACTGGAGAAGTGGTTACATTTGACTCTGGTTATAATGAAGAAGGTAGTTGGGTAGAGTTGGATTATGGTTATTCAAATCCTTACTTTAACAGAGAAGACATTCTTAAGAAAATTGCTTCAGGTGAAACTAAGAGTACTTGGTCTGTTGAAATTTCCAACTGCATCCAAAAAGATGCAGAAGAGGGTCTTTTAGAGGTTATCGAAGTAGAACTTTAACAAGGGGAAAATAAATGAATAAATTTTGGTGAGGAGTTAAAAGTGAAAAGAAAGGAAATTAAAGAATTCTTAAAGGCTTTTGAATTATGGAAGTCTAAAGGTTCACCTGAGATGATCCCTGTTGTTACGGGCAAAGGCCCTTTTAGTTCTAAATTAACTCTTGCATCTAACTTCAGATTGTTTCATCTTTATGATCCTAAATATGTGAGACTTGCAGAGGAGATTGTTGAATGAAACCAATAGAACCTGGCTGCAAGGCTATGATTATTGGATTAGTTGTCCACACTGAAGATAACTATAAAATTGTAGATGTTGTTGGTAAGGAATGGTATGAGGATGGTGAGGGTTGGCTTTGTGAAGGAGATATAATTTCACAAGAGGGTTTTGTTGGGATCTCCGCTTATAATGAAAGGAATTTAATACGTATTGATGACCCATTAAATGAAGATAACCCATACCAAGTAAAAGATAAGGAGAAAAGTGATGCAACATAAAGTCTTCCTAACTAAATCTGATGTTCAGGATGTTGTTGTAGGGGAACTGATCGGCATAGGTTATCCTTATATCCACAATGTGTACCGTATATCAAATGAAGGTACTTTAAATTTTATTTACCATTTTACTAAATCAAAAGAAGGAGAATCACATGAAAAAACTTATTGCAGCTGTTGCAATCGTCCTGTCAGTGTGTGCTAGTGCTCAAGCACAGAATCTGGATATCAAGAAATGCGACAGTGTAGTTGTCGCTGTAAAGCACCCTGACACCCCAAGCCAAGAGATTATCCAGCTTTCTCCTGTGAAAAAGAAATCTGTAATGATCCTTGACTCAGGTGAGCAATTTCAGGTAGTCTATGAGGGTGGCAGGATCGCTTCACCAGTCTTAACTGAGGTAGCACCAGGTATTAAATCTAACCTTGGTAAGCTTCCGAATGGGGAACAGGCAATGTTCATCAAACGTGATGGTGATTACCAAGTAACAGGTGATGGTGTACGATACCTTCTGTTTAAAGATTGTGTTGACGCAACAAGCCTAATTTGATAAAATCTTAGTACACAAACAAATAAGAGGAATTACTAAATGAAGAAACTGTTTCTGGCAAGTGTGGTTGTAGGTCTCGCTGTCCTTGTAGCAGGTTGTGATGATGAGGATGAACAAAAACGGACTCAGCAAGTGTATTCAGAGCAGCAAGTCCAACAGAATTATGATCAACAACAGCAAGCCCAGCAGGCTCCTGCAGTGATGCAACAGCCTCCACAAACTGTTGTGGTGCAAGGTTCTAATGGTGGTCATTCTGGCCCGTCTATGAGTGATGTTATTGTAGGATCAGCTTTAGGCAGCGTTGCAGGAACTGTAGTGGGCAATCATCTGTCAGGTAATACTGGCAATAATAACAATGGAGGTTATCGTGAAGTCAATCGTACTACAGTCATTAATAACAACACTCGCTCTGGTAGCTATTCTCAGCCTAGCCGTAGCATTGTTAGCAAACCTGTGTCTCGAAGCCTTTCTACAACAAAGTCTGTGAGTACATTTAGCTCCTCTCGACCATCTAGTTCTTATAGTTCACCTTCACGGTCTTACAGTAGCAAGAGTTATAGTCGAAGCAGTAGCAGCTTTCGGTCTAGTTCATCACGTCGTCGATAATTGGAGGATTTCATGTTAAAATCAGGAATGAAGTTAAGATGTTCAGGTCTAGGTGGGAACCCGGATTTTAAACCAGGTACTGTTTACACAGTTATTGAAGTGGTTGATGAAAATGAAAGTCCTTATTTAGTTACAATTCGTGATGATGGTGGATTTTTGTGCCATTGTTTAATTTCACCAACACACCGATGCCCTCATGCAGGGGAGTGGGAAATTATAAGTTGACTTTTACTTGGAGGGATTCTACAATCCCTCTTGTTAAAAGAAATCACATTTTGGAGTTACGATGAGTCATTGTATTGAAGAAGTTGAAGTGTTTTATGTTGAGTTAGTGAACCGTGTGACAGGAGAGCTAATTAGGGATGTATATTGTGGTCAAGATTATGAGCAAGCACAACGAGAAAAGGACAACATGGATCTTATTTGGGATGATGGCTCAACATACACTTCTATCGTTTCTGATTTTGTTGATGAAGACCAAATTTAAGGGGAGACAATGAGTAATATTATTAATGTAGATTTTCTGGCTAAGAAAAAGATTGAATCATTTACAATAACACCTTGGAAATGTATTATTTGTCTTCAAGGTTTTGAATCAGATTCAAGGAATGTAAGTGAAAGCAAGCGAGTTTTTGTTCGGGAAGCGACACGGAAGAAAGAGGCTGAGTATATTTGCAAAGAGTGTTGCTTGGTTATTGCAAAGATTGCAAAAGAGGAGAATTGGTAATATGTTGGTTATTGAAGATTATACAGATCTAAGTAAGGCACCTTTGGATAAGCTTTATAAACTGCGAGATGTTGCAACAGATAACTGTATTGAACAGAAGCGTGAATATCAAGAAGCTCAAGAACGTCTGGTTGAAATTCAGATGGAGATCGCTAATAGAAAAGCACAAGTAAGTTCACTCTAAAGGAGGTTTATTGACGGAAGTTTATTATTCAACCCCGTACCTTTGCGGGGATATTGGCAAGGGTATCAATGACTTTATTGAACTTTTGCCCGAGGACTGTTGGGTCGTGATTCGTGATGCAGATACATTGTTTATGACATCAGACCAGCAAGCTCAAATCCAAAGAATCGTAGAGAGTAACCCACCTTACGATCTAATTGGTTGTCGCACTAATCGCTTACGATCCCCATATCAAGCTGTAGATGGCCTGTTTGAAGAAGATTCAATAATGGTTCATTTAGATCTTGCAAAGAGTCTTGAGAAGGAGTATGATACCGTAATTGAAGACTTACCCGCACCAAATGTTATTGCAGGGATGTTTATGTTATTCAGGAAAAGTTTATGGAAAGAACACCCCTTCCCAGAAAGAACAATCCAGTTTGATATGGTTTACAGTAATCAAATCCGTGAGGCTGGAAAATCCTTAGGTATTGCTCAAGGCATCTACCTATTACACTTATACCGGTATGGTGCCAATGACCCGTTCAAGGCCATAGAGCACTTGATACACTGTCATGAATTCAACGTATAAAGAGGTTTATTATGCAAATTATTGAAAATCCAGTTATTACATCTGATGGATATCTTCATCCAGAATATCCTGACTTTGAAGGAAGAGAGTGGATCACTTTTGATGAATGGAAGGAATGGTTAGATCAAGAAAATCTTGAAGATTCTACTCACCTTTTAGAGTATGAAGATACGCCTTTCAGCGAGGCTTACTTTGAAGGTCAAGCTGTAGAACTGTCAGAGTGGGATATTAATAAGCCAGAAGGGGATGGTTGGTTTCTTGGTGCGATGTTCGACACTGAAGATGGCCCGTATTGTGTTTGGCTAAGAAATAAGGAGTGAAAAATGGAACGAGTATACTTAGATAAAGAAGAGTTTCAAAACTTAGTTAATAACTCTTGTGAAGATGTAACTTTCAACCAAATTACTGAAGTGATTGACAGAGATCCTGAGTTAGAAGGATTGCGAACATTTGAGTTTACTGGCATCCAGTATATTGAGAAAAGAGTCTACGAGGAATAATATGAAGACAGGTATTGGCATTATTTCAACTGGCGACAGAGCAATAAGCTCTAATATAACACAACAGTTAGAGCTTAACTGCTTAGTTAGCATTTATGTGGACAAAGATAGAAAAGGCCCAGGGTATGGCCGGAATCAAGTAATCAAATCGCTATATGATTCAGGTTGTGAACATTTTTTCCTCTTTGATGATGATGTATATCCTTTAAGGAAGAATTGGGATACCCACATAATTAACTTAGCTCAAGAAAACAATTTAGACTTTATTGGTTTCCCTCATGTTTGGGACAGCAAGGCAATAGAACTTGACAGGGGGATGCCTGTTTTTCCGGGTGTAACTGTCCAGTTTGCTTACCTGTCACGTAAATGTGTAGAAACAGTGGGTTATTTTGACTTGCGCTATGGTAAATATGGCCCAGAAGATATCACATATGCTTATCGCGCTCATTTAGCAGGTCTTTGTGGAAAAGGTTCTGCTTGGACAACCCCACTTGAGGTAATAAGTGGTATTTATGTGGAAGACATGTACTCTGGCTTTGAGAAAACAGTGGTTGAATCTGAAGTCAAGAAAGCTGGGATGGAAGCTGGTAAAAAGTATTTAGATGAACTTGTAGCTAACAGTGGCCCAATTTATTTGTCATATGAACAGGAGGTTAATAATGTCAACACCGCTTGAGGATTTCGAAGAACTGAGCAATAAATTGATCCTTGATGTAAGAACAACTACATCTTGTGACTATCATCGAATACTTCTGCCATTTAGCTACTGTGATATTAAACCAAAAGTTCCTGTGTTTATGTTTAATCGTATTGCTTCATATGGATATGACTTTTTATTTGATTTGAAGAAAGATGGTGTTAAGATCGTGATGGATATTGATGACCATTATCAATTAGACCCATCACATCATCTTTACAGTGATTTTCTGCGAAATGGTATGATGCAGCAATTGATTAGTAACCTCAAAATCGCTGATGTGGTGACAGTCACTACACCCCTATTAGCAAGTAAACTGAGACACTTGAATTCAAATATCGTTGTCATTCCAAATGCTTTACCTTTTGACCAAGAGCAATTTGTTCTTTCACCAGATACAGAAAGTAAAAGTCCAATTGTTTGGTGTGGCGGCTCTTCTCACTACAATGACCTGAAAGAAATTCAGGGAACACCTTTAGGTGAAAAGATGACATTTGTTGGTTATAACCCTGAAAGCACAGAATGGAAGAAAATAAATGCTGACCACCCTGACGTAACGTATGAAGGTGAAATCAAACTTCCATTTTATATGCGAGGCTACAATGGGCATAAGTTTGCCATTGCCCCTTTGACAGATTCCGTCTTTAATAGTTGCAAATCTAACCTGAAAATCCTGGAAGCAGGTGCAAAAGGTATCCCAATTATCTGCTCCCGTGTAGAGCCTTACTTCAACAGTGTGGATAAAGAAGTTGTCCTTTATGCAGATAACAAGACAGAGTGGCACTCTCAGATGAGTAAATTGCTAACTTATAAAGACCTGTGCTCTGATCGTGGTGCTGCATTAGCTGAGCACGTCCGCCTACACTACAGTCTGTCAGATGCCAATGAGCTTAGGCGGCAGGTGATTGAATCTTTTTCATAAAATTAAGGAGTTGTATGTTTTACACAATAGATCTCGAACTGTTTGAACCTGATTATGTGACTGTTGAGGTTGAGATCTATTTCTACCCAGCTGACTACAACACTGATGCGTCAGACTGGGATTCCTTTGATTACTGGGAAATATCTAAATGTTCTGTATTTTCAAATGGTAAAGAAATAGATCTTGAATTGGATGACAAATTTCTGTATAGTAAGGTCAAGGAAAGGCTGCGTGAAATTGATTTAATGGATGTTGGAGGATTTTGATAGTTGGAGGTTGGATGTCATCTAGGTTTAAAGAAACAGAAATAACAAGATATGGGATTACAATAGATTTAACACAAGAAGGTCATGTTGGTTGCCCAAAGTGCATTAGTAAAGGTAATGACAATTCACGTAACAACTTGATGGTTTATGGGGTTGACTGCAACGGTGAGCATCTTGGAGGCAAGTGTTTTGCTTGTGGGTATACAATCCCTAGCGTTGAATGGTTACGCGAAAATGGCGACGATGTTTTTGAAGACGAAGAGGAGGAAATAGTGGGGAGTGAGTTTAACCCTGAAGTACATAGTAAACTAAAAGCTGAGAGTGGCACAAACCCAATGGGCTATCGTGGCATTCGAGAGGATATTTCAAAACCCTTTGGTGTTAGATACAAGTATGAAAGAGATAACACCAATGTAATCAAATCTACACTTTACCCTGTGACAAAGAACTATGAAATCTCTGGTTATAAACAACGCATTCACCCAAAAGATTTTACTCAACCAATTGGTGAGACAGGTAAAGATTGTGATCTCTTTGGTCAGTTTAAATTTAAGACTTTCACCAATACACTTTTGATTGTCGGTGGTGAACACGATCAGCTGTCTGCTTATCAGATGTTGCTTGATGCACAGAAAAATAAAAGCTTTGACCCTGTTGCAGTTGTAAGTGGTACAACAGGAGAGTCTTCTTTATTCCGTCAGCTCCAGAACAATTATGATTTCATTAACCAGTTTAAAAAGATTGTAATTTGTATGGACTCAGATGCAGCGGGCAAAGAAGCAATGGAACGTGCTTATGATGTGTTGCCTAAAGGCAAAGTGTTCGTCATGAAGATGCGTCTTAAAGATCCTAATTCTTATATTTACAATAAAGAACGAGCTGAATTAGTTCATCGTGAAAGTGAATTTATCAGTGACTTCTGGAGTGCTAAGCCTTATACTCCAGATGGAGTTAAATCAGCTGCTGATGGATTTGAGGAAATTGATGAGGAGCTTTCCAAAGAGCGAATTACACTTCCTGGCTATATGCACAAGATGCAGGCTATGATGGGTGGGGGTATGATCCAAGGACGTATTGCTAACGTTATTGCAGATACATCTTCTGGTAAATCAACTCATGTTAACAGGATGGTCCACCACTGGATTTTCCATAGCCCTGTGACACCAACTATCGTCAGTCTTGAGGCAACAGCTGCTCAATATATGCTGGAAATGATGTCTATTCACATGGAGATAAACCTTCTCTGGAAGATGACAAGTGAAGAGATTAAAGAGTTCATTAAAACAGAACGTGGTCAACAAATCAAAAACGAGCTGTGTTATAAAGAAAACGGCCAACCAAGATTCTTTATTTTAGATGATCGCGCTGGTAGCATTAAAGATTTGGAAGCAGAGCTTGAAATGTTGTACCGCAAGCATGACAGCCGTTTGTTTGTCATTGACGTTCTTTCAGACCTTCTCCGTGGAAGTAGTGAGCAACATGCAGAAGACCACATGAACTTCCAACGCAACATGGCTAAGAATGGTGTGACTACAGTCAACGTCCAGCACACGCGTAAACCGCCTCAGAACGCTGATGGTAAGCCTCGTAAGGTCACAGAGTATGATACCCTTGGCACTGGTAGTTTCGTTCAGTCAGCTGCTTATAATATCGTTCTCAACCGTGATAAACTATCAGAAGACCTTATTGAGAAGAATACCACTGAAGTTGATCTACCAAAATGTCGTGGTGGTAAAACTGGTTCAGCTGGTAAATGGTATTATGAGTTTGATAAGGCCAAGTGTCACGACTTGGATGACTATTTTTCAGGGAACCGTGCTGCCTAATTGAAGGGTGCATGTCACCCTTTTTAAGGAGGATAAATGAAGCAGATTACTAATTGGAGAAAAGGTACTGTAGTTGACATTGAAACAGATAATCTTTTAGAGGAATTGACTAAATGTCATGTAGTCAGTTTTCAAATGGAGGGTAAATCAGAACCATCTTCAATCAAAGGATCTGATCTCCAACGTATTAAAGATATGCTTAAGTGGCATATTGATAATAAAATCCCTATTGTCGGACATAACTTCATTCTGTTTGATGCACCCGCTCTGGAAAAAGTTACGGGTATGGATGTTTCTGAGTTAATGGTTATTGATACTTTAGCTTTGAGTTGGTATCTTAATACATTCCGTAAACAACATGGCCTTGATAGTTTTCATGATGACTATGGAATTAAAAAGCCAGAGGTTGCTGACTGGCAAAATCTAAGTTACGAAGAGTATAAACATCGTTGTGAAGAGGATGTTAAGATCAACAAAGCACTGTGGGAAGACTTTAAAAACCGTCTTATCACCATGTACACAATGTCAAGTGATATGATCACTGCTGGGTTAGTTGGGGGTAGTCGAGTTTCTCCTGATGAAGAGATTTACATTGATTCTCTTAAGGGGATGACAGCTGACCAGCATATTGAGCGATTCCTGACTTTCCTTATGTTTAAACTTGATACGTACCGTATTCAAGAAAAAGTTGGGATCTTACTTGATAAAGAGTTTCTTGAGAAAGCAGAAGCAGACTTTGGTGAGAAGGTAGAGGTGTTGAAGCAGAAACTTGAAACAGTTATGCCGAAAATTCCAAAATATACAAAGAAAAAGAAACCTGCTAAACCGACCAAACAAAATGGAGATCTAAGTGCAGCTGGACTGGCTTGGGAAGAAGTTAAGGAAAGGTTTAATTCAGGTGAAGTTGATGAATTTGGAACACGGATGGTTTTACTTGGCAAAGATGAGCCTACTTTAATTGTCAATGGAGTTGAAAGGGCCAGACGTGTCGAAGATATTGAAGAGTTCCAAGTGTTCTCTAAATATGAAGAACCTAATGCAAACTCACCTGATCAAATCAAGTCTTTCCTCTACTCTCATGGATGGGTGCCAGAGACATTCAAGGAAATTAAAGACAAGGAAGCCGACCAAAAATGGCAGGAGGAAATGAAGCAATGGAGGGCAATTAAAGGACGTAAACCAAAGAAACCAGAGCGACCTGTAGCCCGTCAAGTGCCTCAGGTGACAATTCCTGGTGATGATGGTAAAGAACTTTGTCCTAGTGTGGAACGACTGGCTGAAGATGTACCAGAAATCAAAGTTTACTCAAACCTGAACTTATATAAACACAGACATGGTGTCGTAAAAGGTCTGTTGAATAATATGGATTCAGAAGGTAGAGTTAAGGCAACATTGAATGGTCTAACAAATACCTTAAGGGTTAAACATAAAAACGTAGTTAACTTAGTTGGTGTTGATAAAATCGGTGGCAAAGAAATCCGTGGCGGTTTTATCTCTGATGAAGGTATGATCCTTTTAGGAAGTGACTTATCAAGTCTTGAAGATCGAACGAAGCACCATTTTATGCTACCGCTTGACCCAGAGTATGTTAGCACAATGATGGAAGATGACTTTGATCCGCACTTACTTATGGCTGTGACTGCTGGATTTATCAGTATGCAAGATATGATTGACTATAAAGCAGGTAATAAAAAACCTCACGTAGCCAAAGGTCGTAAGTTAGGGAAATCTACCAACTATAGCGCTGTATATGGGGCCGGAGCACCTAAGATTGCTCAGACAGCTGGCGTTGATGAAAGTACTGGTAAGCAGTTGCACACAGCTTATTGGGATCTGAACTGGTCGGTGACAGCTATTGCGGATGAACAACAGGTGGTTGAATTTGACCAAGATGACCACAGGTATTCTGGTTGGCATAAACTTTGGTTAATTAACCCAATTAACGGTTTCCTCTATAGCTTACGTGCAAGAAAGGATATTTTCAGTACATTGTGCCAAGGTACAGGTTCTTATTTCTTTGATGTTTGGGTGTCTCATGTATTACGGAGACAGAAAGAAACTTTTGGCCTACAGAAAATTCAGCTACAAATGCATGATGAGATCGCATTCTGTTTTAAAGATACGCCACGTTTAAGGGAAGTCTTCTTTAACATTGTGAAGGAAGCGATTCATGACGTTAACAAAGAGTTCAAACTAAGACGTACTTTAGATAATGATATTCAATTTGGTCACCGTTATAGCGATATTCACTAATTTTATAAGGGAGGGGTCTTTATGTTTTTAGTCTTTTTATTTACACTTAACTTGATAACGATTGTGTTGAGTTACTGTGCTTTTGGCCTGACTTATCTTGGCTTTTTTATTTTCATGCAATTTGTTTTTGGTTACATCATTTACCTAGAAAATAAAGCCAAAAATTAAAATAATTATTGACAGGAGGTTCAAGATTTGCTATTATGAGCCTTCTGGAACTCAACTTAAATTAAAGAGGATACTATGGAAAAGATTGAACGGTATAATGTTTCCGCCAGGGAGCTACGCGGAAATAGTGCAGAAGATTGGTCAAGAATCATTCAGAGACTTGCTAGTGTTGATGTGTGGCCTGAAGGTGAGGAAGGTATTAAATTAGCACTTCAATTAATTGGGATTGAGAAAGAGGAAATTGAAAATGAATAAACAAGTCATTGTACAGCAAAAAGGTGGAGTTGGATTCTTAGGACTTCTGACAATTGCCTTCATTGTTTTAAA